GAAAGTTTTGGCAGGATTAGCAAGCCTTGATCAGCTTGTACTTGATACCGTCAATCTCGACAAGGCGATCTTCGCAAGTATTGGCATTTCGCTTGGCAATCTCGGTGTTATAGTCATGCTCGGTATAGCATTCTCCATCAAGATACCAATATTTGTCACCATTGACATATTCAATGGCAGGGCCGTCAATGCGGTGAAACTTGCCATTTTGATACCAAACTTTGGTACCATTGATATATTCAATGGCAGGGCCGTCAATGCGGTGATACTCGCCATTTTGATACCAAAATTTGTCACCACTGGCACATTCAACGGCAGGGCCGTCAATGCGGTGACAATTGCCATTTTGATACCAACATTTGGTACCATTGGCATACACTCTCACTTCATATGTCTCGAAATTCGCCATCATTGCCTCTTGCTCTTCTATCTGTTATCATTTATTGCCAATCTTGACACAACCTTCCTTTCTGGCATTCCAAATGTCGCCAATAGGATAACGACCATTCTTACCGCGCTTCTCAAGTAGTTCGACTCTGAACGTTTTGACGTTAATCTTGAGAACTTTGGCTCTTGTCTTTTCCCCATTCTCTGTTCCGAAGCGAACGATATCTCCGACATTAATGGTTTTGGCCATCATCCCGATGTAGATATCAATCTCCTCTTTGAGAGATTTGATAATTTCCATCATGTGATTGGCTTCGGCAGGTCTTTCACAAAGAGCGTCAAGCAATCCAGTTGCTCGAATCATCAAAGCCATTTCGTTAGTCATCTTATTCTCCAAACTCGTTCAATCCCTCAACCTCATGCCCTATAGTATCACAAGGCAGTCCACAAGTCAAGGGAAAAGAATTGGCGAGACAAACAAGTTTTGAACTACCTTCCAAGTCAGAACATTAGGACTCGAACCTAAAAAATCACGATCCAGACGTGAGATGTTCCCAATTACATCATGTTCTGATAAATTAAAGTACCTGCCGTTGAAATCGAATCAACTACCTCTAGATTCACAGTCTAGCGTTCAGCCTAATGAACTTGAACAGGCATAAAAATAGATCTTCCTGTTGAATTTGAATCAACCTATCAGGATTCAGAGTCCTGCGCTCTAGCCAACTGAGCTAAGGAAGAACAAAAATGGTGGCCCGTGAAGGGATCGAACCTTCATGGATTTCTCCGGTGGTTTCTAAGACCACTGCGTATACCAAAATTCCACCAACGGGCCATAATTGTCAATAGTGACGCAGGAGAGACTTGAACTCTCAATCCGCTAAAGGCAAGAGATTTTGAGTCTCTCGTGTATTTCCATTTCCACCACTGCGCCTTATATCCCCTACATAGTATCAAATTTGCTTAAATGGCCCCCACATCGCCTTTAAACTGATCATCCCACTATAGAGTATAATAGATGATCTTTCCTTCTCTGCTGTTATGGCCCCAAACACGCCTAACAACGGGTTGTCACTTACGAAACTGCTTCATAACAATACAAAGCGCGCTTGACAACCTTACCCCGATTCAAAGATAACCTTTACTCGTGACGATTTGGTGTAGTTTCATGTGATTCAAGGATTACTCTTGGCCTTTGGGGCAACATCACACAATCAACCAAATGGTCGATAGACAGGATTTTAATCTATTCTTCTATAAGAGCCGTGATGAATGGTTCCAACTAAAGTCATCATCATCTATTCTAGTTGGTATCTTATCTACAATACGAACTTGGGCATCTCACCAAGGGTATTGTTTTTACTTCCTCTCTAGCACTTCTCGCACATGGCCTTGGCTACGCGCCAAGGTGTGCCAATCGGATAACGACCGTTCTTGCCGCGAATCTCAAGAAGCTCCAGATTGTAGGTCTTCTGATTGATCTTGACAACCTTTCCCTTTGTCTTCTCTCCCGTCTTTGTCCCGAAGATGACAGTATCGCCAAGCTCAATGACGTTGGCGGTCATCTCCAAATAGAGATCGATCTCGTTTCGAAGGTCTCGCATACCATCTTCAGTATCAAAAGGATCCTCAAGAATGTCGTTGAACATATCGCGGCACTTGTCAAGGAGAATTCGGTCTGCGCTCATAATGTTACCTCGATCACTCAGTTTTTGTTGCTTCCCTCACCAGGACAAGTACATCATAACCCAAATCGGGCTGGGAGTCAAGGGAAAAGTTTTGTCACATTTACGTTGTTTTGCAGGAATCCAATGGAGAAAGTTTTAGGCTTATCTGGGAATAAAACGATCTGATCATTTAAGATCTTCCACTCAATATAGAACTTCTTACGAGATTTCCCGACGATGACACCTGTAGATTTTCTGCCCGAAAATCTATAGCATATGACCGAACCTATTTTAAGTTCCATTTCCTTTCTCCTTCGTTATTTCCTCAACCTCATGCACTATGGTAACACAAGATCGTCCCACTGTCAAGGGAAAAGAAATATCGGTAAACTGCTTCTAGACATTATGCAGTTCTTCGAGCGGCCAACTCTATATTATCACTTGTCATTCTAGGTTCAGACTGGCTCTCCACGAGCCAAAGGGGAATTGAACCCCAAAAGCAAAAAATACCCAATATGAATGAAGTTGCTGGTGCTGGAATCCAACCAGCTATCTCCTGAAATGTTGCCCCAGGCGGGATGTGGCATTTCCCTAACCAGCAATAAAAATGGGCAGTTAAAGCTTGCCCAGGCATAATCAGCATCTCAAAATTAAAATTAAACTTGCAGTAGCTAACGAAATGGTTCCATAATCCTACCTAAGCCTAGTAATTATTAATGCCTTTATCAAAAGCGCGAAAGGTCAATAGAGTGAAGATTGTTGATCGGAGATCTTTGACCGTAATAACCAATGGGGCTCTTGACCCATTTAACGTCACATGGACGAAGTAGTTTAAGAGGACTTACTTAGGTCTATCTATTACATAGTGAACAATGCATTTTTCGTCAACCTTTATAACCACGACACAAATTGATACTACAAACAATTTCAAACAGTTTTGAGACTTGTTTGAGGTCTAAACTAAACCAAGACTGTCCACAATCTAACCCCTAAATAATAATGCAGGTCAACAGTCGATGATGGGCAGTTTAGCGACAATGCCCAGGTCAGATACTAACCGTTCAGATTGGTGATCTGCTCCGCGACCTCATCCGAGAACTCCGAGATAGCATCGTCAGCGTCGAGAATCTCGACAGGCTCGCCATCGGTGGAATCCGCCTCAAGCTCGACCTCCACGTCAAGGTCGGAATCCGCATCCGTCTCGACGAAGCGATCCAGCGTGCCATCCTTCGAGAACGCCTTAATCGCCAGATCCTTGCCCTTGTTCGCCTTATAGCGACTCTCCAGGCCATCGGGCGTACCGAGGACAGTCACCGAAAGGTCATCCTCGATGAAAAGCAGGGTAAACAGACGATTCCCACCCGCCTCTTCTCGCGACACATCAACAGGAACGCTCGACATGAAGAACCGATCCGCAAAAACCTTGCGACCGAGCGCAACCTTGCGAGCGGCGAAATCCTCCTTATTGAAGAAAGTACCCTCGGCAGTGGTGTGAGCCTCACGAAACGCCTTGACCGAATCAAAACCAGTAAACGTCATAACAGAACCTCCAAAGAACCTAAACGAACATTTCGTGTCGGCAAAGCACCCGCTCCACCAACTTCATGACCCATTCTACATCAAACAGGGCCGCTTGTCAAGGGGAAAAATCAACCGCCTCTTTGACGGCCCCTAACTTCCAAGAACATAGTACCACGAACCTACCGCCCTGTCAAGGAGAAAGTTTTCATCGTTTCAACGACCTTCCCTCACCAGGACAAGTACATCGTACCACAGCCCGAAGGCCCTGTCAACGAAAAAGTTTTCGTCGTTTCAACGGCCTTCCCTCACCAGGACAAGCACATCGTACCACAGCCCGAAGGCCCTGTCAACGAAAAAGTTTAACCGACTTGCTTGACCTTCTCGATCTTGACAGAAAAGATCTCAAGGGTAAAATCCTCTCCACGCCTTAGTCCTGCATCTTTGACAGTATCGAAAATCTTGGCACAATTGAGGTCTTCGGTCCAACCACAATAATTCTGTGCAAGGTAAAGACCATCTTGCCTATTTTGAAGTACAAACATCATTAACTCCTTTGTCTCAACCTTATCCAAGAATGACCCTTCATCCCCAACCTCATGCCCTATAGTACCACAGGATGACGTGGCAGTCAAGGAGAAAATTTAATCACAAAAACGCAGAAAGATTCCCATCCTCAAAGGCTTCGTCTACTCGATCTTCAACACACTCGCAAGGTTCGACAAAGAAAACTGTTTCCTCGTCTTCAAAGATGTTGTCCGATTTCACGGTCAAGGTTCTCTTACACTTGTTACATTTGAACTTCATTCTCTTTCCTCCAAACCTTGACTCAATTCCTCAACCTCATGCCCTATAGTACCACAGGATGACGTGGCAGTCAAGGAGAAAAAATTATCGATTTTTAAAGTAGTCTACTACCCTAATCAGAATAAGGATTAAACTAACAATAGGCCAAGCAAATGGTAAACACAGAAACATAATAAAAAGTGTCAATGCCTTCGTTGGTGTGTCCTCGTCGGTCTTGACAAGATACATGATCCCTGCAATCAAAGCAAAAAAGCATCCAAAGATAAAATAAAACGCCATATTATAACCTCACCTGTTCTCAACTGGTTATGCTACATCATACCACGGCTTGACCGTCAAGTCAAGGGGGAAAAAATTACCATAAAATTACAAAGCTTATCCTTCTTGATTAAGTTGTTTCTTTACTTCTTCCCAAGAGAAGGGATAGAAATCATTTACATCAACTCCCACGTTAAAATGCTTTGGATAGTTATTCTCATTCGAGTTATGAATGTGACCATGGATAACTCGATCACAGTTATGCTGAATTAGCAATTGCATGGTTTTCATCCTTCTTCTCAAAGCTTTGTCTTCGATATCTTGAAGAAGAAATCCCACCTTACGATTGAGTACATCATCTACCGTCATTGTGTGATTATGAGCAGGATAATGATTCAACATGTATCTGTTCTCGAATACGAATGATCTGTATGTCTCGGGAATGCCCATATTGGCCATCTTTCTCAGAGATAGGTCGTGGTTGCCCTTAATCAAAATGATGTGGCCATTTAGCCTGTTTCTGACGATATCAGATAACTCTTCTTGATACCTTGTCCAGCCAAAATCTCCAAGATGATAGATTGTATCTCCATCCTTGACAAGTTCGTTCCACCTTTCAATCATTGTCTCATTCATTTCTTCTAGAGAAGAGAAAGGTCGATTGCATAGTTTTATAATGTTATAGTGGCAAAAATGATTATCCGATGTAAACCAAGTACTTGTCATGATGATATAATAATTACAATGCTAGGGAAAGATCGAACAAAACTTGTTTGATACCAATCTGTCATTTTGTTTTTTATATTTCTGATTTTAACCTTTTTCCTTGAATAGGAAATTGAAATGTCTACCACTAGAAGGATCTCTCCTCCTAAACACAGGATATCTCCTATTTTATATTGAATTGATTTATCTTCTGGTGGCATTTTCTATACAACTTGTGAAAGATAGGTGAGTTTTGGTTCCAACAGATAGTTTTGTCAAAATTGCAAATAAAAAGTAAAACCAAAGGATCCAATGATCATCATGACTCCAAAGATTGCATGGTTCTTTTCTCTATTCATTTCTTTCTCCTAGAAGTCGTATTCGCTCATTTCTTGCTCCATGTGTTCCATCATCTCACAAAATTCTACATAGTCGAGATGATCGTCATCAGCCTTGATGTTGACATTTTCGGCAATAACGACCTTATCGATCCGACGCTCAAGACGACGAACACTCTTTTTGGCAACAACCTTCCCTTTGGGAGAATTAGTATCCCTCCAATCATCCCTACGGTGAACAGCACTAACGTAACTGTGGGAATAATCTCCACACTTACACTTACGATACGCTTCAATGCTAAGAAAATCTTCTGGTTTGGCGTTTTTGACCCAAAGAGGAACCTTTCGGATAGTATTACTCATTCTTTCCTCTCTTGTTCTCGACCGTTTCTAGATACATGATACCACAGGATGACGTGGCAGTCAAGGAGAAAGTTATAGCAAGTCGATTACAATTGATAGAAACTCTTCTTCTTTGATACTTGATGCAACCATAACCCAATGTCTATCATCTATCATTTCAAACTTAAGATCGCTTGCATAAAATTCATCATAATAATAATCAACCCAATCAATCTCGAAAAAGAAATGTCCTTTTACCTTTTTCAATCCATAAACTGTTCCGTATTCTCTTGACTTGTAGTCGTAAATTATTGTTCCGATCACTTTGCTTCGCATTTCATCAAATGTTGTTAACAAATGTGCCACCATTACTTGTCAAGGTCATTAAGGAACTTGACTGCACCAATGAGCTTCTTTGTCCTTTTCAAGATGTGCTCCTTTACAACATCTGTTGCATTCTGAACAGTAACCTCTCCTTTGGCAACAAGGGCCATCATCATAGGGAATTCTGGAGTGTCCTTGTATTTCAATGCAAACTTCTTTCGCTTGTTTGGATCGAACTCGTAGAATACCGTATCGTATATTTTAGATGCAGTAGTGTTGTAATACTGACTGATTTTCTTTTCGATGTCTCGGATATTATCACGAACATCATCATCATTTTCATCAAGCTGGGCAAAGATGTCGTCTACATTCTCGTCAATAATGGCCTGAATGATGTAGTTCTCTTTGTCCATACAATTGGTACGAAGATGGTGTAGTTGAAAATACTGCGCTGTCTTGATCTTTAGGATCTGTCCATCATCAAGAGTAACAACCCATCCTTCAATATTTTCTTCTGTCTTTGCCCTCTCCTTCAGATCCTCTACAGTATAATCAGGATATTCTTCTGCCTCGGCAATGTTGATACCATAAATCTTGTTCACCAATTCAATGTTTCTATACTTTCCGTTCTCACTCCTTTCTTGGAGTAGTACAAGTTTGTGCTCTTTGTATCTCAACACAATCCTGTTAGAAGGTCCAACAAACTCGAACAAGGCAGAACGATTAAGTTTCAAGGATGTGTTAATGAATTCCTGTAGTTTCTCATCATTGTCGTAAATCTCTTGTGCCATACGACTCTGATCGTTGTCAAAACTCATCTTTGTCTTGGCAACGACATTTCCATTAGGAAGTCGAATGAATCGAATAAGACTGCCATCAAACTTATTTTGAACAGAGACAATCTTCTTGTCCTTCACATCTTTAAGAAGATATCCTTCTGTCTCGCCCATATTGAAAAACTTGTGAAGCATGATAAATCGTTTCATGCTACCATCATTCTGTTGGACGAATGTAAGACCTCTCAACTCGTAAGCCTTGATCTCTGGTTTGTCCTTGATCGGACAATTGAAATCTCCGTACGATGCAATACGATAATTGAACATCACAACCTTATATCCTTGCACTTCTACAATCGACATAAAGAAGGAATCGTTGGCTTTCACGATTTCGAGACATTCATTATATGTTGGAATCATTTTTCTCCCCACTTCCTCAATTCTCTCCACTGAGCGTCTTGCCCTTCTTCTCTTTTCCTACAATCTTCAAAGGCTTTGTCTATCTTTTTCTTTTTACGCTTACTCTTTCTCTTGTCGTTCTTTTGGCGCTTCATCTCATAACCTTTTCATTTACTTTCTCATCCTATTGACAGAAATCCTCGTCTCTACCATTAGACTTCTGTGGTAAAGGTACTCATGGTTATCGCAATAACACTTCCATAAAGGATTCTCATTCTTGAGAATCTTATTATCAACCAAGACCTTAATCGAATCTAGTTCGCACTTGCGAAGAAGTTTAAAAGAGTAGACCTTCCTTTTAAAACGATCAGAATTTTCGTCAACATAGGCTTTCCCATCAAATTCAATCCAAGAAACATCTTCAAACCTATCGTAAAACCATCCATTTTTATTAAAGATAGGAGTACAAGGTTTGATGCTTCCTTCATCAAGAAGTTCCTCAACATAATAAAAGTGTCCAAGACAAAAATGTTCTTTAAGGCTTAATCTTTTGTATTGACGCTTCATTTTCTCTCCACTCTTTCGACCGTTTCTAGATACATGATACCACAGGATGACGTGGCAGTCAAGGAAAAAGATTGGCTAAAGGTGCTCCGAAAGGTCTGTTGTTTCATAAATCTCTAGATGGATACTTTCTTTTTCCTTTTCACTTAACGGAGAAATAATAATAAAACCTTTATCAGCAATAGAGTCAATAATGCCCGATCTTGAAACTCCAGATTGATTGCCATATTTTTGCCAAAGAATCGAAACCTCTCCTTCCATATCGCGACTTCCTTCTATAACTACTCCAAACTCCCCACCCTTAAAGTTAGGATCATACAAGATCATTCCGATAATATTTACTTTCATATGATTATCTCCCAACATTTCCTCTTAATTCCTCCAGTGATAGATGTCTCACTATAATCAAAATATGCCCCACAAAGTATCTTATTCCACTTTATTTTATATGAAAGTGTAAAGGAGTTATAACTCACCGCATAGCAATAGTCAGAAACTCCATTATTGTTGTAGTAAAAGATTGTTCCTATTGGATATTTCATTCTTTTTTCTCTTCATCATCCAAATCTTGCCAAACTCTATAGGAATTAGAATCCTCTTCCTCTTCTTGAATATCGTTTTCTTCAACAAATTCTTCAAACTTGTCGTTTACTTCTTTACGAAACAATTTGCCATCTTTGTTATATCTGTCATATCCGAGATAACCTGGGATGTCTGTCCCTGTCTTTAAAGCAATTTTGACAAACTTCTCTGTCACCTTATCTCTTGTTTCTTTTTCGAGTTCTCCACTAACAAAGGAAACTTGAGCAAGATACGCCCATAAACGATTCTGCTTTTTGTTAAGTTCTGCGCTCAAAACAGAGAAGGCACGAGTTGTCTCTTCCGATTGGTCTTGGTGATATCCATTTTGATAAGAAATCCCTCCAGAAATAACGTTAAGAAGTTTCTTCATTTCCTCTGCCTGTTGAATCTCTAGATACAGCTTTTTGACATGATTATTCATTTCTTGAGATGACATCGTATTCTCCAATTTCAACTTTGTTTAAGAAACTTGTTGACGAAATGCAAGTTGTACTAGCTGAGTTATTTTTGTAAAAGCAGAACATCCTGATTCCACTTGAATTCCAAGAATGACAATTCTCGTTCTTGTTGTCTCTGCATGACACATTTCGACAATACAATTTAGGGAACAAAACAACATCTTTTACAACAAAGTACTGTTCTGAGTGGGTATCAAAGAACAACATTCTTTTGTAACTTTTTATTTTTTCTAGTTCATTGTACATATCGTTCTCGATGATGGAGGTTCCCATTCACAAGTACATGATATCACGAGGGAAACGAGTTGTCAAGGTGGAAAGGTTCTCCGAGTCGGGATCGAACCGACGATTTTTCTCTTATAAGGAGAATACTTTGACCAACTAAGTTATCGGAGAATAGTTATTTTATCTAGGACATCGAGATTTAAGATTAACAAGAACTTTTGCAGACAGATTTTTACTTATAGTTCCATCTTTATTTACACATTGGAATTGCTCACGATAAATATCTCCGTTCCCTGTCAAATATCCTTGTGTTTTACAGAATTCCGAGACTACAGAAATTTCGCACCTCTGATATTCTGCATATCGTTCACATGACCTGTTGCATGTTCCGATAAACCAAACTAAGAAGATAAAACTTCCAATTGTGCTCAATGTTCCCAATATTGTTTTAGTTCTCTTTTTCATTTACTTCTCCTAGCAATTTCAATACTATAGTCTTGCTCGGAATATTTGATACCATCAATATACCAAAATTTGTAACTATCAATATATTCAAGAGCAGGGCCGCCAATGCGGTGACACTTGCCATTTTGATACCAACATTTGTCACCATTGACATATTCAATGGCAGGGCCGTCAATGCGGTGATGTTTGCCATTTTGATACCAAGATTTGCCACCATCGGCATATTCGATGGCAGGGCCGTCAATGCGGTGAAGTTTGCCATTTTGATACCATTTAATTGTCTTGTCTGGGATACTAATGGCACATCCGTCAGGCTTTGGAGTATCATAATCGTCATCGTAAATAACGGTGCCATCTACCCAAATTTGATATGGCTTGATCATTATCTTTCTTTATTCATCAAATTGTCATTCAATCGACGCTTGAGCATCTTTGCCGTTGTTGCGGCAATCTGCCCTAACGTATTCTTTGATACAATAATTTCTCCCTCTGCCTCTCGGAGAACATCTTCTTGCATTGCCTTGATAATTTCGCCAGTACGAGTCATATCAATTTCACCCACAATCTTGTCAAGTACGTGAGTGAGCCTCATTTCTGTTACCCACTCATCTGCAATCTTTCTCGCATCTGCAAGAACTTTGAGCTTCTCTTCTTTCTTGAGCATATCCTCAACCGATGGAGGGTTCTTTCTTTCTTGGAAATCGGCATTCTTGAACTTGACAAGCATTCGCTTTCCATTGTTGGTAGCACATTCCCACAATGGTCGAATTACGATCCCTTCACTCTTATGCCCGTGACCCATACCATTACGGATTGCCTGCTGACATTCCTGATTACGCCACTTGATCAACTCTTCAATGTCTGTACTCGACTTGGTAAACCATACGAATTCAAGATTCATGTCGTCTGTCACTAGTTTATGGGCCTTGTCGAAATCGAGCCAATGATCAACAATTTTGACATCAAATGCAATGAACTTGGCCTCCTTGCCATATGAATGCGACATCTTTTGCATACTTCCGCCATACGCTTCGCCATAGATGGTAATCGCTTGCACACCAAGATTGCGGAAATTGGCAAGAAGAGCATCCTGATCAAAAATGTTAATGAAGAGTTGATGACTCATCCCTCCAGAAAAGAACCTCAATTCTTCTTCTCCTAACTCATTGATTTTAAAGGATAAATTTGAACTCGTGCCGTGAATTTTCTCAACTACGTAAACCTCTTTAAAGTCTAAAATCCTTTGTGCCCTCGGCTTCTCAAGATTGTCAATATGCATGTATCCCATGTTGTAACTCCTGTCGATTTGTAATTACATTCTATCACGAACATATTGCCTTGTCAAGGGGGAAGTTTCAAGAGATTCCCAACCTTTCAAACAACAGGCTCCTTAACTGATCTTCGCTCATATATTTCATTTCATCTTCCCAAATGAAAACGATCTTGTGCCCATTGTTTACTGCTTTCTTTGTCTTCTTGAAATCCTTCTTCCAAATATCCCTTGCTTTAACGAATCCTGCTGGGTAATTGACTTCTTGTTCTTTGTTGTATTTCTTTGAGTTAGCGTGCCAGAAATCTCCATTAACTTCGATAATCACGTTAAGAGATTTGATCATGAAATCATAGTGATAATGATTCTTTCCTTTGTTGTATTTAATGACAAAGTTACGTTCATACTGAATTGATTGTGAATCGAGAACTTGAGCTACTCTTGTTTCTAATTTAGAATGTGGTCCTTTACAATTGGTTCGACAAGAATCAGATCTAATACTATTATCTAACCATTTCGTCTTTTGTTCGTCATTTAATGCTGTCCACACTTCTTTTGATTTTAATCCTCTGTGCTCTCTTAGTGTATGTCCGTACTTTTCAATCCATAAAGAATCATCTGCAATTTGTTTCTTTACCTTCTCCGTCTGGAAAATATTATCGACACCATATCTTTCTCTTACTGTTCTGTTCCTCTTCTCGTACCCTTCAGTTCCTTTGGCAAGATTGTGCTCTGCTCCAAAGTTCTTCAGACATGTTGCTTTATATTTATTTCTCGTTTTGTCGAGAAGGGTTGATTGAGAGATGTTCCTCGTTTTGATGTCATAATACTCCAAAAGAAACTTGGTTTGAGTATACCCAATTCCGTGTTCTCTCTTGAAATCTGGTAATGAATAAAACTCCTCAAGGTACAACCTTTTGACAGTTTCTTCGTCAAGTTCTGGAAAGTTGTGTGTCAAAAATGAGTATCTAACTTCTTTGGATTCTGTTATCTCTTTTGGTTTTGATTTGCAATAGAAATGATGACGAGAATCTTTTGGCATCTGCATTTCTTGATTACAAAATGGGCAATAGTTTATTTTCTTCATATAGTAAATAGTACCGAGATAAGAAAAAGTCCATCAACTTGAACTTTTCCAGTAAAATAATTTCAATGTGACAGACATTTTGAAGAGGACAATGCTTTAAATGCTCTGGTAAATCCCTTCAAGTCCAATTCGTAGTTGTGTGTTTCATAGGCACACAAAGGATAATGATACATTACCATCACTGTTATTTGCAATTTAGACCCAGACTTTAGGAAAGGAAGTAGATCGTTGGGAAGGGTATAGTTTCCATATTTGTCGTCTTCTTTAATCTTAACCAAATCTTCTTTTGAAAACTGTTTACCATAATCCCCATCATCTACTGACAAATGAAATTGTTCAACTACGTTATGCTTTGACAAATATAATGTGATTTTATCTTTTCGAACAGATACGCTTGTTAAATTAATATTATGGTCGTCTTCTCCCGCAGAACTCATATAGCAATGATCTCCTTTGTTCACAATCCACTTCCCTGACTGTAAGATTGAATTTTCCTTTTGCCAATCTGCAAAATTGGAATTCGTATTTGATATTGCCAAATAAGTTCCATCATTTTTATATCCATTACATTCTTTTTTAACCTTTGTCGCTACAATCTTTTTATTTGTTTGTACCAATTTAATATTACTAACATGTTTATTTTTTGAAAATCCTCCAAGACACATAAATATCAAAAATAATGATCCTAAAAAAACTAATCCCTTTCCCATGTTGTATTTTCTCCTGTCGATTTGTAAGTATATGATACCACAAGATGGCGTGGCAGTCAAGGGAAAAATTAAACAACGATTCTGATCGTACCGTTATCAATAATTCTTTGAAAATACTCAAAACTATAATTGTATAGATTATTGTCCTCTTTCCACCGAATCCTAACGATGCAATTTTTATCACACTTCTCTTCGATCAAGGCCAATCCGTTATATTTCTTCCCAATAGTTGTATAGAGAAATATTGTTCCTACTTTAAAGTTCATTGTTTTCCCTTATTAAAACTTCGACCTTTAGTGACATCTTGAATTACCTTTTCTTAGATTGCAGATGTTACACATTGGCTGAAGATTATACATTCCGTTCTTTCCACCCTTGCTCTTTGGTCTAATATGATCAACTGTCATAAAGATATCTTTCTTTTCTGTCGAATTGATTATAAGCTTGACAGAATACACGATCTTCTCTTGTGTTGGATTACTCTTAACTAATTCAAAATGTGTCCCTTGTGCTCCACATTCATAACAAGTTGTTCCCTTCTTGACAAACAACCTTAATGGTAGCGTTGCTGTAGATACTTGATGTCCTTCAATTGTGATAAAGGGCTTTTTTTTCTTTTGTGCTCCTCGGACATATGGCATTACTTGATGTAGGTAGATCATTCGTTGTCGTCCTTGGAATAAACGAGTTCAATATTCCAACCAATAGTGTTGATAAGTTCTTGGTTTTGATTAGGATAGACTACCCAATAAAGGTTGTAATTAGAGCTTAAACTCTCTATTAATGATGCTTTAATGATGGTTCCAATCTTAACTTTATCAAGACCGTGTTTGTACAGAGATCTGACAACATCTCCCACTTTAAGTAATTTAGGAGTCATATCTAAAGTCCCCAATTAAGCTTTGTGATTTTTAATCCTACATAAATATCTCTTTCTTTGGGCTCACCTCTTCTATTCCCAAAAAACCTAACTCGATACATTTTTCTATGTTTATCAACTCTAACAATAATGGCATAATATAATATATCAATATTATTGGCAAAGCCGAACCTGATCAGATCGCCTACCTTAAACTTGATTCGTATCACAATATCGATTCCCATCAAAGCTGCCAGTTTCTGCGTGATGAATGTATCCAAAAGGATTGGCAACTACTCGTGTTCCTCCAATTTTGTAATCAATAGGATCGTGCATGTGTCCATGAATCCACAACTTTGGAGCATTATCGCTCAACATCAAGCCTGTCATATCTGTGTAGTAATACCTATTAAGATTCGATGTCTTATAATTCTCGGAGATGCTCAGTGTCGAAGGGGCATGGTGAGAAACAACAATCGTCTCATTGTTTGATAGTTGCTTGATTCTGTCGATTGTGTTTGCATTCTCGTCATATACCCAACTGGTGAATTTGGGAATATACTTAAAATCATTCATCCATCCACGATAAATAGAGTTCAACGGATCGTCAGAAAACCACATGGTATCACCAATAAAAGTTACACCATTGATAGTGACTGGTCGATACTTCTGCAACCAATGAATGCCATCAATTTTGTCAATTTTATTGGCAATCGAATACAACAAAGGCTTATCGATGCTGTAATATTCATGATTACCAAGAACGAAGATGGTGTTCTCAAAGTGTGTCGCGATGCCAGTAATACACATTGGCAACCTATCATGCTCTGCACAGATATCTCCAGCAATTACAACAGTTTCGCCATACGGAAGATACTTGATAAACTGGATTGTCTGTTCACCCGTCATGTGCTCGAAATGTAGATCGCTCATATAATGGATAAGCATGGCAGTTCCTTGATTGGTTATGAGATATTGTAACATGGAAGGTATGGATTGTCAAGAGAAAAGGATGTCAAGAAATGATAATTATAAAGGATTTATCTTCTAGGAAAAATCTATTCAAATCCCTTACAGTATATTTGTATTGAGCGCCTTTTTCCCACGATACAATCACACAATTGGAATAAAGATCAGATACTTCAAAAGCTTTGATAACTACCCCATATTGAGAATTGGTTCTGTAATTACTTTCGTCATAATAGTAAATTACAGAACCAACTTTTAAGTTATATCCTAGTTTTTGTATTGTCATCTTAACTAATTTGGTCTACAAGGTGATCTGACGAACTCATTAATGATTTATTTTTTCTTTCAAGAATTTCGATTCTTTGATAAGCTTCTACCAATAATGAATGTAAATCAAATCCTCGATATAACTCATCATCAATTTTTTGTTCTGCTTTTTGCTTCCTTTCTCTGTTTGATGTCGGGAACATCATGTATTAAGGATCTCTTCAAGTGTTGGAACGTCTGGAAGGATGTTGAACCGTTCCTTTGGTGCTGGGATGTTCTTTTTTCCGTTCTGCACCATTACTCGATATCCATCTGTACGTCGTCGAATCTTGACATTAGCGAAGGGACTCTTCGTCTTTAGTTCGACAAGACGAAGTTCTGCCTTGTCATAGGTGTCGTGCCTACTGTCCTTCTCGAAGTTGCGTACAGTGATCTGATTTGGATTGGTCTTCTTGTTACTCGCCATTGTTGTGATTCTCCTCACGTTGTTTTGTATCGCACCATTTGTATATAGTATCATAACCCATCTTGAACAGGTTGTCAAGATGTTTCTATTGTGCTCTCGAAATTAAAATATACATATCTTGATTCTCTTTGTTCCTACTTTCTTCTTTGTAAACATCAAGATAGTATCTTTTATCAGAGAACCTATAAAATGTCACATAGCAATAGTTTTTTATTTTATTTTGAGCGTAATTTTTTACCTTGCCATCGTGAGAGATGTGTGTCCCGTCAGTCGAAACCATCACAACTATCTCATAATGACTTTCTTCATTAAATTCTCCTTTATTATCTGTTGATATGACAAAGTCGTGTAGTTTTAGTTCTTCGCAACGCATTACTTGCCAATCCTTAAGACCAAAAATGACTCTTCATATGCTGTTCCTCCAACTACAAGATGATCATAATTACACGAATTAACCATACCAATCGAATTTGAAACAATGAAGACAATATTATATTCCCCAGACCCACTGCCAGCACGCGGGGTAAATCCTCGAATATAATATAGAGAACCATCATAAGAATCGCATATAATGTCTCCTATTTTGAACTTCAAATCATTCATATCGATTCAACCTTGAAATAAGAAAGCTTTCTTTTTCTGTTGGAGAGCCTTTTGAGAAATAATTATCGACATTTCCTGTTTTAGTGAAAAGAGTATTGTGATAATAGACAAAGCGAAATCTTACTGAATCAATATCGAGGATGTAACAATAACATTCATGATTGTCATTCCATATTAAATCTCCTACTTTGAACTTCATATCATCCATGTCAATTCAACCTTGAAATGAGAATTGATTCTTTCTCTCTGATGGAGGTATGAGAGAAATTGGAATGTCTAATCTTAGGGAAATAACGACAACAATAGAGAGGAAATCTTCTGTATTCCTTGTCACTGTCAATTTTGAAGATATACCCATAACATTTTATGTCAATGTCCCATATGATATCTCCTACTTTGAATTTTAGATCTTGTTCTGACAAAACACACCATCCTTGTAGGAATAAATAACTCTCTTGATCCCTGCAAACTTCATTACGGCAGCACACATATCGCATGGCTTACTGTTTTTCATAATCCCATCTGCTCTACCAATTCTTACAACATAGATGGTTGCCCCTTCTGTGATGGAACGATCAACATTCAAGATTGCTCCAATCTCTGCATGGATTGTCCCATGTCCATTATCTTTGTACCAAAACCTCTGTGCAAACTTGTTGAACTGATTTCGATTAAAGGAAGTGTTAATTACTTTTCCTCCCTTGACGAGTGCTGCTCCGTGCTTCTGAAATGGATGATCACTCTGTAGTGCAACCCGCTTACAAAGCTCTATGTATGCTCTCTGCTTATTGGAAAGATGCTTTATCTTCATTTTTTGATGTCCTTATTGTTTATTTCCCTTACCAATCAAGAACATCATACCATGGCAGAGACCGATTGTCAATGAGCAATTTTAATTAAAATTTCACCCTCGTGAAGACCTTGACTATCTATGTCAATTTTCTCAGTTTGCACACACCTTGTCTTGACCTTTTTTTCATCTGCAAAGATGACAATATATGTTTCATATGTCTCTTGTTCTTTAGTGTCGAAACTTTCGACATGGAAGCAAATAATATCTCCTACCTTTAACATAATATCTCGATGATTCATGGTTTTACCTGCAAAACCCGATAGGATTACTCTTCTTTGGAGGTTCTGTCTGTTGTGCCGGTTGTTCAACAGATCCTGACAATTCGGTTGTTGGGGCTGATGCCTTTTCTTCTGCAACCGAAAGCTTTGACAAGATGAGGGATAGGTTCACGATTGCAAATTGTCGTAATGTTTGATTCATTGCTTCTTCTCCGAAGTGATAATGTCAACTAACTGCCAATAATCTTCCAAGTCTACTCTTTTTTCTTGCCACTCTTCTAAGTTTATTATGGAGAATATCTTATCCACTTCATCGAACATGCCAACATTAATTAAAAAACTCCTAGCTACATATTTTTTGGAGAGGTCTTCTCCGTACATGCCTAAAATTGTGGTGTAAGTAACTTTTCCACCTATGGTTTTCCAAACGAGGATGTCTCCTACATTTAAGTTTTTGACATCAAACATCTTCATCAACTTTAATCACATAAATAGGATCCCAAACTAATCCAGGAGTAGAACTGTTTTGTCTTTTGGCATAACTGATCAAACGATACTTTTCTTCACAACCTTTTCCAAGGAAGAAGTCGTTTCTATTCGATATAATGTTGGTCTTCCAACGAATAAGTTCTCCAACTTCTGTTATAATTGTATACCCAATACACCTATCTGAACCTCTCCTGTAGATAACGACATCTCCAACTTTAAGAGACTTTATGTCATGAACCAATTGTCTAACTCTTTTATTCATTATTCTTTGGGTCCATATACGTCAATAACTTGCCAAAAATTGGAGGCATAGTCGTTCCACTTTAGTCTTTTGTAGTCTTCAAAGTTTTTATACTAATTTTTGTTTTCTCTTTATTTAAAAATCCACTTCGCTTCTCTCCATAGTTTTTGATTTCTATAACTTCACTTAATGCAAAACGGTCTAGTTCAACTTTAATTACCACAGAGTTGGCGATATTATTACCACTTTTCCAGACAATAATATCGCCAGCCTTGACATTTCCTGCAGATTTCATCTTTCCCTACATATCGTGTGGAATATAAATCTTTACTTCATTGGTATCAAAGAAAGGACGCTCCTTCTGTTCCATTGGTACAATCCACATTCTCTGACATTTTGACGGCCCAGGCTTAGGCGCATACATATCTGTCAAGACGATATGCCCATCAAAGACAAGACCATTGACATAATCTGTAGGAGCGTCAAAATCTGTACCTCCACAACTAACGCGCTTCGGCATCATCTTTTTCCCCTGCTTCCACTCAAAAACCTCATCCGTCTGGACAACATGATCGAAAGGAACTACGGTGAAGTCTGCGTGTTCTGCCAAGCCGTTGAGTTCATTGAAGAACTTGGCAAGCAACAGATCATCAACAGAGCCAGACTGATCAATGCTAACAGCGATCTTTGCCTGTCGCTTGACGACCTTTCCAGGATGGATGTAAGGCGTTCGCCTACTCAATCGCCTTACAGTGCTTCGCCTACTTGTCCTTTGCGACTTCTTGACAAAGTATCGAAGATAGCGAGCCCAATCAACAACGGCAGGACGAATCATATCCATAATGTGCTTCTGGATTTCCTGACTGATATTTCCCCAACCCTGCGAAGACTGTGATACTTCCTGAGTGGACTTCTTCAACATCTCCTTCAGGCGATTTTCTGCCATTTCCTTCAAAGTGCTCCCGTCAGTAACAGGCCCATTACCTTCTTTTCCTTCTCCTTCTCCATTCCCATTTCCTTCTCCCCACTCGCCATGATCGTCCATCTGGCCTTCTTCACCTTCTCCCATCTTGTTCTTCTGCTCTTCGTCTGACATCTCTCGAATCTTGTTGTAGTAGAACTCGGAACTTTGCATAGTTGGGAAGTCCGCAAACGGACCACGCCCAGGAAGAAGCGCAAAATCAGGTAGCTCATTAGGGATGTGGGAGTTGATTGCCATGTCTGTGGCATAATTCCACAACTTGGCAGTATGAGCATCATCCTTCTCTCCTGGCCTGCGAGTTGTAATGTGACCAAGAATGATGTGATAGAATTCGTGCATCAAAACGCCCTTGCGATATCGATCACGAACTTCCTCACTAACCCCTTCTCCCCCAATGTTCTCAAAGAAGTCGGGATTGTATGCCATCTCGAAATAACCATCATTAGTTACTCGTACTCCTGCCGTTGGGATCCCTTTGGTTGCCTTCTTCTCGACCATGCGAGAGAAGACACTAAAAAAGGGCTGGTCCCTAAGTAAAGAGTAAATGCTTTTCTGAAGATCGTAAGCCATGTTCTGCCTCTGTCTCAATTGGTGTACCCTATAATAGCACATCCTACCTGGATGGTCAATGGGAAACTATTCGATGATGAATTTCGGATCGAAAGTTCTCTCGACATAAATTGTATGGCAAATACCGAGGGTAGTTTGAACCCTCATGAGTCGAGAAACATTATGAACAATTTCTTTAAAAGTAAGAGAAGGAGTTTGCAAAAAGCTGTCCATAAATTTGATTGAAAGATCTTTTGTCAAACGAACATATAGTTCTGCAAGATTGACAAACTGCTTGTCTGTCAAGTCTTTTCGGCTCGAAATCTTTAGATCAATAAAATCATTGACAACTTCTTCTTGTTCTTTTAACGAAAGCCCGCTAAGAAATCCAAACTTTTCATTATCCATAGCTTCATGGATTTCCTTTTCATACTTCATCTTGAAAATACTCCTCAATTGGTGTACCCTATAATAGCACATCCTACCTGGATGGTCAATGGAAAATTATTCGATGATGATTTGATAATAGTTATGATACTCGTAAAGACACCTAATAGAATGCCCTACCAAGAATTTGGATTTTCCCCACAAAATCCGCACAGTACGACTGTAATTATCTATCTTATAAACAACACCATATTGTTTATTTGTTTTGTGATAGATGATTGTTCCTACTCTGATGTTTTGTTCCATTTTTTGTTCTCGATGATGAAAATGTGATAGATAACCACCCATCTATCGTGCAAGGCACCTTATATATACCTCGCCCACCCCATACAATAAGGGTAACTTCATTTAATATGATCTCTATTCTCGATGCCAAGGAACTACCATTGACAACATTGTTCCAATTAAAAATCCAACCACCAGACTTGAATATGGTATTGTTTCAATTACTGGGAATACCATAACCAATATCATCAACCCAAATATAAACGCACAAAGACAAATTACCAAAAGTGCGATAACGAAGACAACCTTGTTCAACATTTAATTACCTCCTGAAAGGAGAATCTACAGCAAGTGATACCAGAAATCCCGCCGAGATACTAGAGACCGCAACACTATATGGAAGCGTCTTTACTGCGGGGAATGCATACCACAATAAGGCGATTCCAAAATTGAGAGCAATTAGTGCGATGAAAACTAGTGTAAATGCACACACAACCTTGTTCAACATTTAATTACCTTCTTCTTCTTGATACTTCTTGTCGATATACTTTACCAGAAATGAGAACGAAAGTATTACAAACATTGCTGCTAATATCCATAAAAGTGTCGTAAGTTGTCCAAGCACTCCAAACATTACCGCCAGAAACACAGAAGAAGTCGTTGCTGCTCCTAATAGATATGATAAGATACTTTTCATTTTGTCCTCGGTGATGTTGTCCCTCACTTGGTATACACATCTTACCACGAGTGGAACCAATTGTCAATGGGAAAATGTGTAATGATATCAACGACTTAGAGTACCCTCGGAAGGACTCGAACCTTCAAAAACTGCGATAGAAGCGCAGGGCCTTATCCATTAGACAACGAGGGCATAAGTAAAAATGTTAGGTCGTTTCCTTTATTGCAAACTATTTACTATATAACAACAAAAGGAAAATATAATATGTTAGTAACCTGTCTTCATTGTGGAACCGAATTTGATAAAAGCGATACTGAAATTAGAAAATCCCCCAATCACTTTTGTAACCGTAGTTGTGCTGCCTCCTATAATAACAAAAAATATCCAAAGTGCAAATTAAAAACAATTACATGCACTCATTGCGGGAATCCTGTTGATAGAAAAAACTACAAAGACCAAAGAATCGTATGTTCTTCGTGCAAGTCCAAACAAAAGGAAGAGCTAGACCAAAGAACAATTAGACAAACAAGAAAAAGAGGACCAAACTTACCAAAGAGATATTGTACTCAATGTAACAAAGAAATCTCAAGAGACCCTTCTAGAAATAAGAGCGGAATTTGCATCGATTGTACTCATAATAGCACAAAAGAAAAAACAAAGAACACTCCTATCAAAAAATATAGAGAAACATCATCTGTTAAAGACAAACATCCTTCTTGGGCTCACGCTCATGTCAGGGCCTTTTGTCGATCTTGGAACAAGTCACTTACAAAACAACCTTGTCAAAATTGTGGGTATGATAAACACATCGAATTGTGTCACATCAAGCCAGTTTCTTCATATCCTGACGAGGCCCTTATAAAAGAAGTAAACGATCCTTCAAATTTATTAGTCTTGTGTCGTAATTGTCATTGGGAATTCGATCACGAACTTATCTCTTTAAAAGAAATCCCAAAAAGAATTTAAGGCTGATCCAGTTAGACTCGAACTAACAACCTCTTCATTAACAGTGAAGCTCCCTGCCAATTGGGATATGGATCAGAAAATGCCCGTACAGATGAATGTTGCACTATAATGTTGCCCTTTCCATCTGTACGGGGAAATAGTTACTACTCGCTCTTATCTTCATTCTCCTTCTTGGACTGTTCTCCAAGGAGCACTTCGACGAAGATCTTGTGGGTAAGCCCCTTGCTCGTCTCGGTGTTCATGAACCTCCGAATGTTTCCATCCCCATCCTTCCCGCTGACATCCAAGGTATCCTTGGCCATCAACAAGTCGGTGAGCTTCATTCCGATCTCGGAAGGAAGGCTGACAAAGTACTCGCACAAGTTCTTCATCCGAGCCTCGGGGATGTTACTCTCGAAGACTTTGGCCGCATCCATCTTGTCAATCATCGCCAAGTGATCGTTCAAGAGGAAATCCTTGGTCAACTCGAACTTGCCCCTATCAAGAATATCCTCGAACTTGACAACCGACTTGTACTTTCGGATATGGTCCGAGAAGGACATCGCAGCCTCGAATCCAACAAAGCCGGTGGCGATGTTGACGACACGCACGATATGAGCGTCCTTGTTTTCGAGAACATCGTCAATGAGCCCGTTCAACTTCAGTGCCCTGTCAAGCCGATCCCAAGACCGGCGAGAAGGATACACATTCTTCGGATCATAAGCCCCATTGTGCTCCAAGTGTCCGTTGTTGTGAACGATGAAGTCGTAGATGACAGGACTAATCCGACGATTACCCTTTCCATCATCCTTCGCCCAGTTGAGCCAGTCCTCAACGGTAGGATCGACATCAAACACGGTCCAACGGTCAAGCTCGGCAGGGTCCATGTCATTCACCTGATAGGCGTCGCCATTCTGCCCGCCATTGACTGCTGCAAAGATCATCGTTCCTTTGTGCAACTTTTTGCCATAGATCTTCCGAGAGTCGGCAAGCTCGAACAAGCCCTGCCGTACCTCTGTCGTCGCTCGGTCAACCTCGTCAAGGAAGAGTAGGACAGGCTTCTCACAAGCCTCGACGAGCCAGTCGGGAGCACACCACGCAGTAGTCTTGTACTGGAGGATTGGAGAAAGATCAGGATTGGCATCTGGCATACCAATCAAGTCACCTTCCGTCATTTGTGACGCTCGTCGCTCCACCACAGAGTACGGAGTCATCCCGTCAACCAAAACGACAGGTCGCCCCGTCTCTTCGTCATATGCTGTATCTCGGGCAAACGCATAGACAACCTCAGACTTACCGATTCCGTGAGCACCACGGATAAGTACGGGGAACTCAATCACGTCACGAACGCTTGCATGAAATGCCTTGAAACTAATACCAGCCATTTTTATTCTTCCTTTTCTTTCTTGAACCAATCAACCACAACGAGTCAACACCCTGTCAACCCATCCCCTCAACTTCTAGATACATGATACCATGAGATGAAGATACGTACAACGTAAAATTGCCGGGCATCCAAACCAACATCGCAACATCAAATTCTCAATCATTTTCAACCCCTTCCCTCATTTGGTGTACCCCATTATACCCCATCCTTGCCAGATGGTCAAGGGAAAAATTCCACCACCTAATAAACAACAACAATGAGAAGTAACAGCAACGCTGCAGCTACCATTTTAAACCCCCTCGACTTCTAGATACATTATACATTAGTCTTGAGGAACTTGCAAGGATAATTTTCGACAGACAAAAGCCCCTCTACAATATGAGTTCTCCTTTGCATTTCTGACGAAAACTGCACAGATTCCCACCACTTATAAAGTGTATTTCTTTCTCTCTTCTTGTAATTAAAATATGTTTCAAAATATCTGTCTTCAATCTGAACGATACTTTCCCAATTACTCGGAATTTGAATCTCTACCTGTCTTTCAGACAAAGGCACAATAATTCTTAAAAAATCTGAAGTGCCAAAAAACAAACGAAGTGCAACTCTTCTTATAGATTTATCCTCAAATTTCTTCAAAATGATTGAGTTTACTGATCCCCAACTTCTTGAAGCATCTTTAAATAAGATTTTGCTCCATTCGATATGGGAAATGATATAGTTATCCCTTAAGTTGGGATCTTGATTTGGCCATTGCTTTGTCAATGACACGATTGTCCCCGCTCCAACCCCTTTTTCGATCATCAAACTTTTCATTGCACTTCTTGCTAATCTTTCGTAATCGTGTAAGCCTTTTAGATCTTCTTTTAAAGCCTTACACTTTAGTCTTGTATGTCCTTCTTCTCTGCAATATCCACACCTACGAATTGACAATTCCTTTCTTTGTTCTTCTGAAACGTGTGGGCATTTTGTTTTGTTATGACCTTTCTGACCACAAATACTACATGCCATTATTTATTTTCTCCTTCTTTTTCTCTTCTTGCTTGTATCATATCATGCCATTAAAACACTGTCAATTTCAAATAGCGAACCTTTTCCAATTGTAGACGTACAAGGACATCCTTTAATGGTGCATTCTCTACTCAGCAACCCATGTTTTTTAGGATGAATGATAATAACATGAATGTTGGAATTGGGAAAAGACCGTGCTTCTTCTCGTTTTACAACATAATAATAGTAAGTATGATTAGTTCCTGCAAAGCGATATAAACATCCTTCCTTTACTTTATTAAAGCTCATCCCAACCCATTCTTAGTGTTGTGTTTTCTGTTTTTGTCTTTTCACAAATATCAAAATAATTGACAAATGAATCAATATTATATCGTAACTCTTTATTTAGCTCAATGAATTTGTCAATTGTTTCCAACCTTCCTTTCTCTTTATCTTGAACTAAAATTGTAAGATCCCCACCCATCTTTCTTGCAAGAATATATAAAAAATCATCAACATGAAACCCAACAGTGCCGATCAGATCTTCCCAAAATAACTGAAAAGTTGGAAGATCAAATGAATCATATCCATAAGGAACTGCTGCATTTACAATATTTAGGAAGTCATTGTATTCTCTTTGAATATCTGAAAAGTCAAAGTGTTCCTCTTCTTTCCCTCCTTTTCCTTCTCCAAAGGCATCAACAATTGTATAATCCTTTGACAAAATTGCCCTACAATGATAATGTTGACGAATATTAACTATGTTCATTTGTTACTTATCTTAATTTTGTAGTCATGCTTGGAATAGCGCTTCCCATCAATGTACCAAGATTTGTCACCATTGGCAGATTCAATGGCAGGGCCGTCAATGCGGTGACGCTTGTTATTTTGATACCAAAATTTGGCACCATTGGTATATTCAATGGCAGGGCCGTCAATGCGGTGACACTTGCCATTTTGATACCAATATTTGGTACCATTGGCATGTTCAATGGCAGGGCCGTCAATGCGGTGACACTTGCCATTTTGATACCAAATTTTGGTACCATTGGCACATTCAATGGCAGGGCCGTCAGTGCGGTGAAGTTTGTCATTTTGATACCATTTAATTGTCTTGTCTGGGATACTAATGGCACATCCGTCAGGCTTTGGAATGTCTTTATTGTCATCGTAAATGACGGTGCCATCTACCCAAATTTGATATGGCTTGATCATTTATTTCCTTTCTTTGACATCAAATTTGATTGTATGTTTTTCCATTGTTACTCCTGTAGTATAACAGGTATCGCACGGATTGTCAAACGTTTTCCCTTTGCCATCACATTTGCGACACATTGAAGCTTGGAAGAAAGGTCCATTAGAGTTTACGACAACTCCGCTTCCATTACAATCAGCACAGTCTTTCTTTCCTTCTCCACCTTCACCATTACAATCTTTACAAATTACTCTTAATACGTATTCAACTTCTCCTTCAAACCCTTCTTGAATAGCTTTAACATCTGTCCTTAAATTGATTTTGACATCTTTTTCTGTTGAGGGTTTCCACTCTTTCGGTTTATTGTTTCTCTGAATTCTCTCTCGAAACATTTGCTCTTGGTAGTCATGATACTTCTCAACATTCAGTTGGTTGTCATATTGTTTTCTCTTTTCCTCATCAGACAAGATAGTGTAGGCAACATTGATCTCTTTGAATGTCTCTTCATCTCCGGTATCTTTGTCGGGATGATAGATCTTTGCAAGTCTCTTGTATGAACTTTTGATCTCTTTTTTGGAAGAGTTTTCATTAATCTCTAAAGTGTCATAGTGAGTCATTATTTTTGCCCTTGCTTAAATTAATGATTTTAATATTGTAGTCATGCTCGGAATATTTGATCCCTTCGATGTACCAATATTTGCCACCATTGGCACGTTCAACGGCAGGGCCGTCAATGCGGTGACGCTTGCCATTTTGATACCAATGTTTGTCACCATTGACATATTCAACGGCAGGGCCGTCAATGCGGTGACGCTTGCCATTTTGATACCAAAGTTCGTCACCATTGGCATATTCGCGGGCAGGGCCGTCAATGCGGTGAAGTTTGCCATTTTGAAACCAATATTTGGTACCATTGGCATGTTCAATGGCAGGGCCGTCAATGCGGTGATGTTTGCCATTTTGATACCAAATGATTGTCTTGCTTGGGATACTAATGGCACAACCGTCAGGCTTTGGAATGTCATTATTGTCATCATAAATGACGGTGCCATCTGCCCATATTTGGTAAGACTCAATCATTACAATTTGACCCCTTCTCCCCAAAAGTGAGAACTGCTTCTGTTATTTGTCGTCAATAGACACTGAATTTTGTCCTGATCATTTGGAACCATCTTGTAAAATTGGATTTTTCCATAAGGAAGTTTGCCACCCTTTTTTGGAGTTCCATCCTTCGTTTTTGGAATTTGCTCTTCGTTAAGATATTTTAGTCCTGCTTTGACAATATCTTCCTTTGTGTGCCCTTCTTCAAGAAGGCTATTAAACTCTGGAATATCAAGATTTGCAAGAATTGCCCACTTGCTGTCTTGTAGTCCTTTTACACGGATTATGGAACGAAAGTACCTTCCTGCTTTTTTTGTTTCTTGATCTTTCCCTCTCTTCCTCTTTGGAATTGGGTTAAAAGAACATTTTACTTCATTATTAATCATTTAGTTTCCTTATTTTGATGTTGTAGTCATGCTCGGAATAGCGCTTCCCATCAATGTACCAAGATTTGTCACCATTGACATGTTCAATGGCAGGGCCGTCAATGCGGTGACGCTTGTTATTTTGATACCAAAATTTGGCACCATTGGCAGATTCAATGGCAGGGCCGTCAATGCGGTGACGCTTGTTATTTTGATACCATTCTTTGCCACCATTGGCATATTCGCGGGCAGGGCCGTCAATGCGGTGATATTTGCCATTTTGAAACCAATGTTTGGTACCATTGACATAAATGGCGGCAGGGCCGTCAATGCGGTGAAGTGTGTCATTTTGATACCAATATTTGGCACCATTGGCATGTTCAATGGCAGGGCCGTCAATGCGGTGACACTTGCCATCAATGTACCAAGATTTGTCGCCATTGGCAAATTCAACGGCAGGGCCGTCAATGCGGTGACACTTGTCATTTTGACACCAAGATTTGTCACCATTGGCATGTTCAACGGCAGGGCCGTCAATGCGGTGACGCTTGCCATTTTGATACCAATGTTTGTCACCATTGGCATATTCAATGGCAGGGCCGTCAATGCGGTAAAGTTTGCTATTTTGATACCAAGATTTGTCACCATTGGCATATTCAATGGCAGGGCCGTCAGTGCGGTGAAGTTTGCCATTTTGATACCAAGTGATTGTCTTGTCTGGGATACCAATGGCACAACCGTCAGGCTTTGGAGTATCATGATCGTCATCGTAAATAACGGTGCCATCTGCCCAAATTTGATATAGCTTGATCACTTTCTTAGTGCCTCTTCGTAATAATCTTCATCTTGATATACTCGTGTCTTTCCATCACAAGGAGAATCCCAAATGTCTCCAGTCTTTTTCTTTCTTGTCAATGGCAGATCAAGTTTATCTTCAACTTCGTCGATTCCCTCTTCCGTCAACAAAGAAACAAGTTTGGTGATTTCATTTACATCACGCCTACTTTTCTTGTTATTTCCCTTTTTCCACTTTTTTTGTGCTCCTGCTCTCGAACCTCTAGTTGTAAAAGAATGAACGGCATTCTTTTTTACACTACGACTCATCCTATTCCTCTCTCTGTCATATGATGTTGCAACTCTGTGCCACCGTACACCATCTTCTTTATTAAGACTTAATCTGCCAAGATGAGAACCAACCAATATGTATCCAATTTCGAAATAAGGTGCCGAAGTCTCCATGACAAAATTAATTAGAAAAGGAGTCGTAGAAAAAGTCTTATCATTATTAATGACACGAAATATATCTCCTACCTTGATGTCTTTATACTTCATCTTGATCTATCTCAAAAATAGTTGTAACTTTCTCTACATGATTGAAGGCATAAGATGACCAACATTTTGTAGTACCCTTATCCTTCCCAGACATTATATAGACAATAGTAATAGGGTCATCACTTTCTAAAGGAGACACGTTTCGATTACATGGAGTTTCACAATTTTGTCTTTTGCATAATCCATCCTCATAACGTTCAAGAACAAAGATAAGACTATGCGTGGATGGGTTGTGAAAAAGAGAATCTTGGATCTTAAGAATTGAATGTTTTTTTGGAATAAATGATGACATTTTATTTCGTATCCTGTTCTTTGTCAGATTTCACTTTTGCATAGTAGTCTGATGTCTTAATCTTAAACCAATTTACCCTTTCGTCATCATTGGCATATGCGTAATCAATCCCTTTTGGAGTGCGAATGACATATTTATTTTTATAATATCCTCTCTCTTGTTTGATAACTTCTACAATAAAAAAAGGTCCAAAAAACTTGGTATAAAAGATATCACCAATTGCCACATCTTTGAACTTCATTTTGTAATCAGTTTTCATATTTGACCAAGATTCTCCAATCAGTTTTACTAAGCAACATCTTTAAATGTGTACTTTTTTGTCTTTCATAGGTAGATTATAACCCATTCTGAACGGATGGTCAATGGAAGAATTTGGCAGTTGATGGGATGCCAGCCCAAATTATAGAACCGTTGCAACAGTTTGCAATTCTTGGAATCATAAATCGCTTCATGCTTGTTACCTCCTTTTGTTGTTATAGAATCTTCTTATTGATCAAATACTGAATATGTTTATGATACTTCTTTGGAACATATTTGTGAATATTCTGTCTTACTTTTTGTCTCAAGTGTTTGTACTTTTTTAGAATAACGGAATGATACATCTTATTCTCCATCAGACAATCTTGCCACCAATTTCCATTTACCAATCGAAATACAATTCTCATAAAACATGTAAGGTCCACCAACTCTACCACCACAACGAATTCCTCTTGCATAGCCATCTTTGACAGAAGTTATATAGCAATAATAGGTCTCGCCATTTAAATACGAATATCTAAGGATGTCTCCTTCTTCACAAAAAAGGGTCGCTACTTCATCAGTATTCATGTTACTCTCCAATCGCTTTGCCAAACGATCCCCTTCTCTTTTGAAAAGATAAACAAAATGCGCCAATTTGTTTTTTGGTTTGTTAAGTTTACATAATCGATCAGATCTCTGCGATAAAGAGTCCCTCCTCTGTTTGTCTCATACTGTTCCTCACCACAAACGGAAGAAACCACACATATAGTATTGACAAGATACGTTTTGTGAAAGCTTTTATTAACGTTATACCATAGAATAATATCATCTTTTTGTAATCTTGGAAATTTCATTTTGGGATCCTCGATATTAATGTAAATTCCTCAAGCCATTCGCTAAGAAGGACAGATATTTGATTATCACCCTCATCTAATCTGTTTGAAATTCTTTCTCCAAGTATAGCATTTTTATTAATCATTTTGACAACGAAGTAATATCCACCAAGATAATCATCCCAAATGATGTCATGTAGATTGTAGTGACTGACTTTTTTATTCTTCATCTTTTGTCTCAAAAATAAGAATGAATTCATCAAACCAATCTGTAGGAGGCATCGGTAATCTATATTTTGTCGTTAATGACTGTAGGATAAAATTTCCATATTCATCTTTTTTGACCACGACAAGATGACATCCACTAAGTTGGTCAAAGATGATGTCACCTATTTTGAAGGAATACGTAATTTTCCTCTGCATTTGTTTTTACTCTCCTTTTTCTTTTTATCTGGGAATGTTGCTGCTTTTCCTCGCCATTCTGCCAAAGTTCCACCATCTTTGAAGTGATCCTCTCTAATCTTCCCTTTCAAGACGTTGTATGGGTTATGCTTCTTTTTCTTTTTCATTGTGATAAGTTTTCATCTTGATGTTGTATTTGTGCTCGAAATAACAGACACCTTCAATGTACCAATATTTTTCACCATTGGCATATTCGCGGGCAGGGCCGTCAATGCGGTGATGTTTGCCATTTTGAAACCAATATTTGGTACCATTGATATATTCAATGGCAGGGCCGTCAATGCGGTGATACTCGCCATTTTGATACCAAAATTTGTCACCACTGGCACATTCAACGGCAGGGCCGTCAATGCGGTGATACTTGTTATTTTGATACCAAGCAATTGCCTTGTCTGGGATACCAATGGCACAACCGTCAGGCTTTGGAGTATCATAATCGCCATCATAAATGACGGTGCCATCTGCCCATATTTGGTAAGAATTAAATGCCATTGTTGTAACGCTTTTCAAAATCTTTGATGGTATACCTACTAACATACTGATTATGCAATCCACACTTTGGACACTGCACAAACGCAACACTATGAATTTTTGCAAAGATCATAAAGTTTACGTTACATTCTGGACATTTGCATTCTTCAATTCTTTTATTTAGATCGATTTCTCCCCAAATTGCATAAATTAACGAAAAGATAATCAAACCAATAAGAAAATAACCTAACATTTTAGACCTACCTGTATCAATTTATGTCTTATTATATCTCAAACTGAAAGGGTTGTCAAGGTAGTTCTATTGACGATCTGGGTAGTGTCTGTTAAGTAATCTTGCCGCTCTTGATGTTTTACATTCTTCTTTATATTTGTTGTTATTTCGTTCTTGTTCTATATGTGTCAATGCAATAATAAATACAATAATGAATAATATATCCATATCGTTATACTCCTTATGCTGCTGTTTTTATACGATTTTTATTAGGACGAAAATGAGACCCATTCCAACACTTACAACACCCGAAGCAATCGCTCCCCAAAATCTTGCCTTGTTCTTAACGTCATTTTCTAAAGTAGCATGTTTGGTACACAATACGCTGACACTGGTTGCCAACTTTGTTATCTGATCTTTTACATCTAATGAATTTTCTTTTAATGTTGACAAAGATTCTTTTACAGAACCAATCCATTCATATAATTCTTTTTCATCAAAGTCATGTTCGTTCATATCGCATGTTCATCCTTATTTTGAATGCTTATTCATACGATATAAATAGTTTTGAATTACGTTTCTTCATCACAAGAAAGGTTAGACTTTATCCACACCTTTTTTGTCACTGTCTTCCCATCTACACAATAAATAAACACTTCGTACTTTGAATTGACAATATTCCACGAAGAAGGATTGATCCTAGAAAGTGAACTACAATTTCTAGGGAAAACAACTACACCATCTGCAAAAACAATATACGTACTGTAATCAGGTGTTTTCATTCTCATTCTCCTTTGTCATTGAATCGACAACAATTTGATGTCCTTCCTTTGTGTATTTGATCCCTTCGATGTACCAATATTTGCCACCATTGGCATATTCACAGGCAGGGCCGTCAATGCGGTGATGTTTGCCATTTTGATACCAAAATTTGTCACCATTGGCACGTTCAATGGCAGGGCCGTCAATGCGGTGATGTTTGCCATTTTGAAACCAATGTTTGGTACCATCGGTATAAACGGCGGCAGGACCACCATCTCGATGAAGCTTGTTGTTCTTAAACCATCTCAAAGATTTTGTTGGAATTTCAATGGAACAACCGTCAGGGTATATCGTATCCTGTTTTAAATCATCATCATAAATAACGGTTCCATCTGAGAAGATCTGATACCATTTCATCTTTTGATTATCCTAGTTTGATTTTGCTTAAAATTTTGCCATTTTCCCCGATTACTGTGATTTCTTTTCCGCTTGTTAATGCAATTTTGGTAAACCTTGCATACTTATCAATCTCTTTACTAATCGGAGTTTTACTATGAAGATTAGTCATCGACACATCTTCTTCAATTGTTTCTACATTTTTCGGGTTCACATCAATCGAGCTTAATCTATAGCAACTTTCTCCAGAACAATCGTACGTTGTAATTTTTACTACTCTTGTTAAATTGACCATTATATCTCCTTTTTATTTATATATTTTATTTTTGTCTACGTAAACTAATCTGTTGTGTTTTATCATTACCAAACACTTTCTATAATTTTCCATCCAATTGATCATAATTGCCGTTTGTGGTTCCCCTTCTGTATAAAATTCAAGGCTATTGTCCTTATTTAGAACCAATGTGTTCGCTGGCAGATACACTGTTTCTGGTGGATTTTCTTCTTCTTGTATTGTTATTAAATTCATTTATTTCCCCTTCTTTTCTCCCTTTTGAAATTTTAGCCACCTCTCTTGAACTGTCAAAAGAGGGCCATGATAAAACTTTACCATATATTCTTTTGCTCCACGAGCAGAAACAAGAATAGGATCATTAACTATCTTTACAATCATCCCTGGTTTATTTTTATATCCCAAGCTTGCTGTTGCCCTTGCTTGAACCAAATTACCAACTGCAAATCTAGGAGTCTTCTTTGTTTCTTCAATTACTTTCTTGGCATAAGAATTCTCTGTCAAGCTTCTATATTCCGTGTATGTTGGAACATAATCGATCAGAATCTTAGCTGACAGATCTGTGTGCCATCTTCCCGCAGAATTGTAATGTGCAGCAATTGTAGCGTTTTCTTTTTCTTCGTCTCCATATTCCCATTCATCCATAATAGCGATATTCTCATCACTATATTCTTCTTCCATCTTGATGAACCATTTTTCTTGATTCATCGTTAAGCTCCCTCTATTTGTAACATGATTCTCAAAAGATGTCAATACTTCTTTTGTTTTGTCATCAAGATATTCAAGCTTATCAATAAGAAGTGCATTAATTCGATCTAAATGATTGTTACTGCTGCTGTTATTTTTATTTTTATTTTTCATTTGTTGCTCATCTCAATTTTATAGTCATGCTCGGAATATTCGACACCATCAATATACCAAAATTTGGTACCATTGGCATATTCAACGGCAGGGCCGTCAATGTGGTGATGTTTGCCATTTTGATACCAAAATTTGTCACCATTGGCATATTCAATGGCAGGGCCGTCAATGCGGTGATATTTGCCATTTTGAAACCAAAATTTGGTACCATTGGCATATTCAATGGCAGGGCCGTCAATGCGGTGACACTTGCCATCAATGTACCAAGATTTGTCGCCATTGGCAAATTCAATGGCAGGGCCGTCAAAGCGGTGACGCTTGTTATTTTGATACCATTCTTTGCCACCATTGGCATATTCAATGGCAGGACCATCAGTGCGGTGATACTTGTTATTTTGATACCAAATGATTATCTTCTCTGGGATACTAATGGCACAACCATCAGGTCTTGGAGTATAGTGATCGCGATTATAAATGACGGTGCCATCTGCCCAAATTTGATATGGCTTGATCATTATCCTTCCTTGTTGTTGCAATATTTTTCAAATTGTTCAAATGAGGAAAGGCTGACATGGTTTAACTCGTGATATTTGGGGCAAGAAAGAACCACCATACCGCGAAACCAGTTGTGTATCTTCCACATTCCACCACATTTTGGGCATCTTGTTTTATGGACTTCTTCCTCCAATTTTTCCTCATAATAACGACTTACCAAAATGAGGAATATGATCAGAAAAAGACCCAAACAAGCGAGAAGGAATTGAATCATTTTGGACCTACCTATATCAAGTTATGTCATATTATAATACGAATGGAGGGGATTGTCAAGGACTTTTATTCTACCGTACCTTGAACAACGGAGTCAACAGCATCTTTTAGCTTGTCTAATTCTTTTGAGGCTTCGTTCACTGCTTCTGTTTTGTTGTCAATGAAGTATCTGCTGATATAAACTCCTAACCAATATACTCCATCATAAATTGTTTTAACATCTTTCTCGATTGAGGCAGTATATGATTGGATGTTATTTAAATATTCTTCTTTTTCTCCGAGGTTAAGAACAGCAAACGGTAAATTTCTCTTTACTTCTGCTTTCTTGATCAGCAATTGAGACTTTACAAAAAACTCTTTGGCAATACTTCTGCCAATCTTTTCTTCATATCCCTCTTGTAACAATCTTTCCTGTCTTGGAGGTCGTGATACATCTCTGTCAATCTCGTCATCACTATCCTCGGGCGTAACATTCTGATCAACAAACCTCTCAATTTCTGCAAACAACTTTTCACTTGTCAAATTGATATACTTTTGATTCACCTTTGCGGTTGTTGTTCTTAAAAAGTTTTCTCTTGTAATTGGAAGATAATATGCTTCAATTGCGTTGATATTTCCTTGTGTTCCTGATTTCTCGAAGATGAGGTAATCAATACTTCCCTTCCCACTTGCGAGAATTCCAACTGACAAGTTTGCTGCACTACCTCTAATTGGAGTCTTTGGTTCAATTACTTTTAATGACAAGGGTTCCCCATTTGGTCCGACAATATCAACAATTGTTCTACCTGCCTTTTGAATCCCGTCAATCATGGCAGCAACAAAAGCTTCTGTCAACATGCCAGATGCACCAGCACTAAATTCATTCAATAATGTCATAAATAAATCAATGAACAACAAGTGTGATAACTTTTCTCCAGCACTGGCCCCTGGAATTGGTCCTCTTTGAACAAACTTATTTAAAGCATTGAACTTATTCTTGATGATCTCTTTTGCAGAATCTCCACCTTTTCCAATGTTATCAAGGTACTTCTTAAAGACATCCCTTTCTTTTGTCCCAAGAGTTCCCAACCTTGCCTCTGACCATCCAATAACGGGTAAACGAATACCAAGATCTCCTCCAGACTTTTCAGATTTCCCTTGAACATCTCTATATTCTTCTTTTAACATTGGTTTCCCTAATGTAATTGGGATCCTGTCAAACACCTCGGCAGCATTCATTATATTTTTTATCATTTCTTCAATATTTGCCATACATCTTTACCCTTCAGTTATATACTATATAGTTATATTAATTATTCTTCTATCGCGGCATGATTTGTAATGAGTAATGTAGTTGCTGCACTTGCTGCATTTCTTAATGCATATTTCAATACTTTTGCAGGATCCACAATTCCAATTTCAAACATGTCATCTACAAATTCTTCATTTGCAAAGTCATATCCGCTCGTGTCATCGTTGGTCAACTTGTTAAAAATTTGTCTTTCTGATGTGTCTTTTGTTCTTGCAGCCATGATCTTCAGCGGTTCCATTACTGCATTGTAAACAATTTTGTATCCATACTCTACATCGGAATGGTCATTAATGTCTAAAATCGCTCTTAAATATGTTGTACCACCACCAGGGACAATTCCTTCTTCGATGGCAGATTTTGCAGCTTCTAAGGCATCTTCAATTCTAAATTTCTTCTCTGTCACTTCTACTTCAGTTCTACCACCTACCTTGATGATCCCAACAGCAGCAGACAATTGATTAATTCTGTCTTGAATCCGCTCTGCTTCCTTCATATTATTTGTCTGCTTAATCAATGACTTTAACTTCTCTACCTGTTCTTCGATCTTTCCTTGTTCTCCATTAGCTTCGGCAATGATCGTTTCTGTACTTGAAATCTCAATAGATTTTGCCCTTCCAAGATCCTTCAACTCTACGGCAGATACTTTAAGTCCTGCCAATTTGTTAATAAACGTTGAACCAGTTGCCAATGCAATATCTTCTAGAATTGCTCTTCTTTCTTCTCCGTATCTTGGAGCCTTAATTGCTACATTCTTGATTGTTCCTCGAATATGGTTAATCAATAATGTTGACAACACTTCTTTCCCAAAATCGTTTGCAATAAGAACAATTGACGATTCATCTCTTGCAACAGTCTCTAAAATCTTTGCAATTGATTTGATGTTGTCAATTGATTCATCAGTGACAAGAATGTAAGGATTGTCTAACTTTGCCAAGCCATTCTTTGTGTCTGTAATAAAATCTTTTGCAACATATCCTGAATCGAATCTATACCCTTCAGCAATCTCTAGCGTTGTCTCTAATGATCTGGCCTCTTCAATAGTGATTGCTCCATCTCTACCGATCTGATCGATAGCATCTGCAACAAGATCTCCAATCTTTGAATCGTTGTTTGCAGAAATCCTTGCAATATCTCGAATCTCTTTTAATGAACCAATTGGTTTTGCAAGTTCTGCAATTTGAGTAACGATCTTTTCTACAACTACATCAATCTCCCTCTTTAACTTGTAAGGAGAAATACCAAGAGAGATATATTTTTGTGACTCTTTAAAGATAGCACTAGCCAAGATTGTTGTAGTTGTTGTTCCATCTCCACAAGTGGTATTTGTTTCTTCTGATGCTTGTTTGATGATTGATGCAGCGACATTCTCAAAAGGGTCTTCGTATGTTGTAAATCTTGCAACAGTTACTCCATCTTTCGTAATTAAAGGTTTTTCTCCCTTTGCTTTTAAAATGACAGGACAACCATTTGGACCCAAAGTGCTTGATACAATGCTTGCAATTTGTTCTGCACCCTTAATCAAGGATGCCTTTAACTCTTCTTCTCTTGAATATAGTTTCATTTCTTCCTCTTGTTGTTGTTTTATAGAATTTCGTCAATTAAACCGAACTTTAAAGCAGATTCTGCAGAAATGAACACATTCTTGCCAGAATCAATAAAGTGCTGATATTGTTCTTCGGTTAGTTCGCTATGATCTTTTAGAATCTTAATATATTGTTTTTCTCTGATCTTTGTTTCTCTGATCTCGTCTTCAATTTCTGCAATTGTTCCGTTAAAAGTAGAATAAAGACCGTGGATCATTAAGCGACAATTTGGACCCATCACTCTCTTTGATCCAGCAGCTATTAAACAAACCCCTGCCGAAGACACTTCTCCCACTCCTTTAGTATGAATCTCAACACCTTTCGATCTTAGTTCCATCATTGCGTCATAAATCGCAAGAGCATTTACAAGATCTCCACCTGGAGTTGAAATGTTAAACCTAACAGGTTGTTTATTATCTTCGTCCATTCCAAAATGGTCAAGGGCGTGAATAACTTCTGCCGTCTTTTCAAAATCAATATCGCCATACATCCCAATAATGCGTGCCTCTTCTACAATAATGACAGAAGAATGACATTCCTGTACGTCTTCGAGATTTTCTTGCTCTCGATTGCATCTATAGTTCATTTAAGCCTCTTTTTGTTGTTTTTATTATGTCGAAATAAGAACGAATGTCTTACTTCTTTTGTCGAATAACTCGCTTCTGTTTTGCAGGAGCCTTTCTTTGCATCCCTTTGAGTCGTTTAAATACTCGCTCTGTAACTTCGTTGACAAGTTCATCATCCATTGGAGGCATTTCTTCACTTTCGACAGGAACTTCGGTATCTAGCCCAAGATCGTCTTCTACAGGAAGTTCCTCTCCTAACTCACCTTCTAGTCCCATCTCATCACCACCTTCTACGGAAGCTTCAATACCTAACTCATCCTGAATTACTTGAGCAACTGCTGTAGCTACTGCTGCTGCGATAGCCTCCGCATTAGGGACCGCACTTCCATCCTCAACAGGGACATCGTCAATTGGAGCCATATCTCCACCCTCAACAGGAGCTTCAACAGGAGTGTCCATAGGAGCCTCACCTTCAAGATCGGCCTCGATGTCAATCTCCTCATCTTCTCCTGGGATTACTTCTTCCTCTACAACACCCTCTTCTGGTGCTTCGCCAACGTCAGAACCTTCATCTGCCATCTCTGTCAGGAATGCTCCAGACTTCAAACCAGCTAATCGCATAAACGACTTTGTGGTTGCCTCTGTTAGTAATAGTTTCTTACTCATTGTTGTACTTTCTCCTTTTTAATAGCAGATAAAACTTGCTTTATTGTAATAAATAGTATTCAATATGCAAAAAGACAGAAAGAGATTAACTATTCTCTTCAACATTGTCAAAGAAACTTTTAATATCACCTTCCCCTAAAATCTCATCATCAAGTTCTGCCTGCTTCTCTCTCTTCTTTAAAATCTCTCTTGAGATTTTGGTTTCATCTGGATCCATGTTTCGATTCATTCTTATCAACATTTTGTCTAAGACATCGTTAAAAGATTTATCCCTTGAAATGTAAAGATCAATGCAGTTCCTTACAAATTCACCTCTAGTCATTTTGTCTCTGGAGAGACAAATATCAAATTCTTGTAATTGTCTTTTTTCTACAAAAGTAACGTGGCCCCATCTTACTCTTGATTCTTCTTGTCCAAAACTAAAATCAATTCTTGGTTTGTGTTTGTCCGGTGTTTGAATCCCTTTTTTCATTTTTTTCCTCTGCCTCCTGATAGCAATTTGGGCAAAACAGAGATACTCTTTTTTCTTTGTTGTTAATAAAAACTCGCCATGTCATAGCGTGTTCTCTATTTTGCTTGTCGAAGGGTGTCTTGCAAATTGAACATCCTTCTGGTAATTTATCAAACATTGTTGCTTGCTCTTGCAACTTTTTCTCTGCTGCCTTTCGTTTGATGTTCTTTTCCTTGATTTGTTTCTTTCTTTTAAATTTTCTTAAAATGCTCATATTAATATTTTTCCTCCCATGTTTTTAATACTTCTTTTTGCCACTATGCGAGATAACGATTCCTTCATAACGAGGCGCAAAGTTGAAATAATTTTGAGAAATGATGATCAAGTATTTCCACTGGTGTTCTGGAAAATACATTTTATTAAAAGGAATTCCTATAATCGTTCCAATTGGGTACTTCATGTTATTTTAAATATTGTTCCTTTGTTGTTCGTTTCCCACAGGTCTATATTACAACAAAATCCATAATCAGCGTATGCTTTTCCATCATAACGAATCATTTTTGTAGAGTACGTTCCATCTTTATGTCCAATAATTATGCAAAACTTCCAATAATTTGGTGGGCAATTGATTTCGTGATAACAAAATACTGTTCCAATTGGGTACTTCATGTTCACTCTACAATACAGTACATATTATTATTATTAAATTCTCTTCTTGCCCAATCCTTGTTCATTGTCCCAGATACCCATTCTATATTTTTCCTAATAAAGGCCCAATTTACGTTGCATAAGCAAAATTCCCCACTATCTCTTGTAACAACAATAAGGAATGGCTCATCTTCTTTGGTGTAGGGTTTGTGATAAAATATCGTTCCAATTGAGTACTTCATGCTATTTTAAGTATTATTCCTTTGCAATCTTCTGTCCAACGATTTACACTGTTCACTTCTAAGAGATACTTCGCAGTTGATCCGTTATATCGAATCCACTTTACACTATACGAATTACTTTTATGTCCAATAATTATGCAAAACTTCCAATAAGTTGGTGGGCAATTGATTCCGTGATAACAAAATATCGTTCCAATTGGGTACTTCATACTATCCTCGAATAACGACTTTTAAACGACCTTCCCTCTCCCACCTTTCTAAAGAAGAAGCGCAAATTGTGGCAGAAAACTTTCTACTTTCTGCCAAACGAACCCAAAAAAGACTGTAACTTCCATTCTTGATTTTTGTAATTATACCAAAGTGACGAGATTTTGAATAGGAAATATCCGATGATTTGAGAAAGAATATGTCACCTACTTTAAGTTTCTTCATTTTATAAATGCTTTTCTGAAAGAAATGTTAAATTGTCGTTATAAAGCCATCCTTCCATATCCGAATTGGAACAAAATCCGATTGTCCACTCATTATGGTTCTGCCTTTTGGTAAATCTCCATTTTATATCATAATATCCTCCACTGTCTCCAACAATAATTCCCAAAAACGGACTTGTACCCCTTCCCCTTCCGTTATGGTGAAAGATATCTCCAATGTTTAATAATTTAACGTCCTGTACTTCCAAAACCGCTATCCTTTCTTTCCCTTGTTGGAGTATTCTCGTAAAGGTCGTCATCTAGTGCTTCAATAGGTTCACAAGATACAATTGGAAACAAAATCATTTGAGCAATCTTATCTTTTGGATTGATCTGGATGCTCTTACCACTAATGTTGTGAAGAACTACTCCAATTTCCCCTTCGTATAGGGGATCTACAATTCCTGCTCCAACAATACACCCTTTCTTTAAGGACATACTTGATCTGTTCTGAATCTTTAACACATGCCCTAATGGAACTTCTACCTTAATTCCTGTCTTAAGTAGAACTGTACTATGTGCATCAATATATTTTACCTCTTCTTTCTCGGGGTTATAAAACAGATCGATTCCCGCATCCCCTGGGTGTCCTTTCTCTGGTGTCTTGACTCCTAGTCTCAAACTATAAAACTTAATATACATTAATTCTCCTTTTTATTCTTTCCTTCTTTCCAACCATCCAATACGGGTGTTATGCTCAGTCTTTCTCTTTCCTTTTTTGTTAATTCCTCGCAAACCTCAATTGCCGCGTTGTATCCTGTCTTATAACCAAAAATCCATCCAACGAAACTCAAGAAAATAGCAGTTACAATAAGAATAAGTTCTAGCATATTTAATCCTTCAACGCTGACTGGATATATTGTGTCAATTCTTCTTGAGTTTCTTCGCTTACTTCTCCATCATTATCTTCTCGATACTTATCCTGCTCCATTGACAAAGCTGTCACTGTTGAGATTGCCTCTCGTACTCCTTCTCTCTTTCCTTTGTAGAACCAAAAGATACTACTTGCTGCCAAGATGAACGCTCCAATTGTCATGTCCATTTTTATTCTCCCTGCTAATTAAGCTTGTTGCATTTTTTAATGCATATAAATTGTGAATTTTGCCTTTTAAAGGCCCGTTTATGATTAAGACAACATACAAATCACAGTCACTCAAAACCTCCAAAACCAACCAATATTCTCGATATATCGAGGTATAAAGGAGGTCGTTTACTTTAAACATCGTGTCTTATCCTTTATTGTTTAATACATTATACCCCGATCAGGAATGATTTGCAACATAAAAATGATTATAATTTTTCTTCTCGCTCACAAATTTGCAATGCCATCAATGCCTCTCTCCAATATGGGATCATCATATAATCATACTCATCCCAATTATTGATATCTTTTTCCTTTGCCAAATGACATTCATATGAGTTTGTTAAATTCTTGATGATCTTAAGTAATTGTTTCTTATCCATCTTTACTCTCCATAATCTTTGCCTTCATTTCGAAACAAGCCTCAAATCCTGTGCGAACATTGATCCTTTCAAGATGTGGACATATCTTCCTTTAGATAACCCACTCAAAATAAGAAGAGTATAAGTCTTAACACTGTGTCTACATGTTCCATAAACATAATAGAATATACCTGAGTTTAGTGACCTACGAATATCTCCAATAGAGATGATGTCTTTTCTATATCTCACTCTTTACGCTCCACAATTGGGATAAGACATCTTGCATACATGTTCAAATTTGGCTTAAAAACTGTGTTCTCACCTATACCTTTTCTTGTCCAACAACGCGCTCTAACCTTCCCGCTCTTAAGATGCCCAACAATCACCACATACTCTCGACATTCGGTATGATAGTAAATATCCCCAACTTTATACCCTTCACTTTTCATGTTAGCCTCTTAAAACATTTGCCAAAGTCATCGCAAGAATATCCCCACTTCTTATCGTATTTTAACTTCACCGCATATACTCTATTCAATGCAATCGTATCCGATTTGGGGTTAACGTTCCAACACTTGATCTTTACAATTTCAAACGTATCATCAATACATGTAACAATAAGGTATTGAGATCCTCTTGTTGTTCTTAATGTCTTGATCTCTTTAGGGATTGTCCAACAAAGATGTACTCCATTCTCCTTCTTGGAGATCGAACCTAATGATTGAATCTCTTTATTTTTTAATCTTGTGTCAAGTTCATCTGACATGATCAATTCAATTGGGTACATCCCTGTCAATTCTGACTTCATCGTAATCATATCATCTTGAGAAAAGTCATCTTCATCCTTGAATGCGTCTACTGCCTCCAACATCTTTTTAAGTGACGTTGGTCTTACAAGGATAGTTGATGACCAAAAATGCCTCAAGTGATTGAATCTACTGTCATCTTTATAAAGATCTTTCAATGCTCCAACTCTTGCAAAAGCATCCATCACCTTTTTATTTAGCTTTCCATACCTAATCTCTTTATTGAAAAGTAGTTCTTCGACGGTATTAAACGGCCTGAATTTAAGGATCTCTTCAACTGCAGCATCTCCAACTCCTTTTAAGGAGTTTAGTGGCTGAATCAGTGTTTTTCCGTCCTCAGAGATTTCCCAAACCTTGCCAGAAGTGTTGATATTTACATCTTCAATCTTGAACCCAGCCTTCTTTGCCGACGAAATGGCTTGTTCTTTGTTTGCGGGCTTCTCTCTTTGCAGATAACTTGCAATCCATTCGGCAGGGTAATGAGTCAACAACCAAGAGCATTGGTACGAAATTGCCGAATACATCAAACTGTGAGAAAAGTTGAAACTGTACTTTGAGTGCCCCTCAAACTCTTTCCACATTTTCTCTGCTTCTTTCTTCGTGATTCCCTTTTCAAGACAGCCTGCCAAGAACTTCTTGTAAATTTGTTCCTTCTTCCCTCCAGTCTCCCCCAATCCCTTCTTCATCAACAACTTTCGTAGTTTGTTGCCTTCAGCTAATGACAGGTCTTTCCCAAGCTTATGAGTCAAATTGGCAATATCTTCTTGATAGATAACCAATCCTGCATTGTCTTTAAGAACTTCCTTTGTGATTGGATGTTGATACCCAATAGAGTTAGAGTTCGCCCTGTTCTTAATGAATTTTCTATGTACTCCTGCGATCAGTGGTCCTGGTCTGTGAATTGCAGTAACTGCAGAAACATCTCTCAATCCTTTTGGGTTAACATCCATACAAAACTGTTGGACATTATCTCTGGCAAACTGGAAGATTCCTACAAAATTGCCACCTTGATATACATTATTATATACCATCTTGTCTGAAAAGTCAAGAACGTCTGGATGCAAATTTTTGTTATAATAATCCTGAATGTCTTTGAATTCTGGGTTTGGCATGTTGTAATGCCTTTTGAGAGTATGTTCAATAGCTCCTCTGATCATCCCCAAAGTTTCAAGACCAAGAAGGTCAAACTTCAAGAAACCTAGTGGTTCAAGATGTCTTGCGGAGATTCCTTCTGTCCAAGGGGTTTGCAATGTTCCCTTACTTCTGACTAAAGGCATTTTCTCTGTGATGTTTGACCCAATTACGATCCCTGCTGCGTGCTTGCCAATTGAACGTTTTTGTCCTTCTAATGCCCCCATATGTTTTGACACTTCTGGGTGATTATCAAGGAACTCCCTCAATGATGGGCTGTGCTTCTTTACCTCATCTAGAGTTGGATTGTCAAGAATACCTGCTGTAATTCCTCTTTCTTCTTTAATTGATGATTCTGATTCTTCAAACATTGCTGTAGTTACGATATTAACTTCCTTGTATGGAATTTCGTGATACTTTGAAAGATCTTTAATAAGAGACTTCAACTTTAATGTTGTAAAGTTTGAGATCTGTACTACATCTACTCCATACTTTTCTTTCCACTTCTTCTCGATGATCTCTCTTAACCCTGCACGATCTTCAAAGTCTACATCAATATCAGGAAAACTGTTCCCCTCAATGTCGAGGAATCTTTCAAACTGCATTCCCCACCTAATTGGATCAATCTGTGTGATTTCAAGAAGATAGGCAATCAAACTTCCTCCACAACTCCCTCTTCCAGGACCGACAAGTTGTGTTCTCTTTGCTTCTTCGATAATTTCATTCATCAATAAGAAATACTCTGCAAATCCTCTCTTGATAATTACATCAAGTTCATACTCAAGTCTGCTTGAATACTTGTCATTATCAAGGTTCTTTTCAATCATCGAACTGTAGCACAATTCTTTCAAGTATTCTCCTGCGTCCTTCCCTTCTGGGGATACGAAATCAGGAAACTCTACATCCGTTTTGACCTTAATTACTTCAATCTCATCTGCAATTTCTTTTGTCCTTGTGATCGAATCTTCAATTGTATTATCATCATATGTGTATCCATTCCCATAATTGAGATAGGAATCCCACATTTGTTCCCCATTCTTTGGGTACAATTCCATACCCAACTCTTCAATACTCTCTGGAAGTGGTTCTCCCTTTCCTTTTGATAGCCATGCCAATCTTTTATACATCTCTCTGCTCTGCCATAACTCTGGTTTATGGTAGTGAGCATCCGTTGTTGATACCAATTTGATGTCCAACTTTTGTGCTACCTGAATGATGTATTGATTAATTGTATGTTGATCTTCAAAAGCATTCCACTGCAATTCAAGATAATAATCCTTTCCAAAGATAGACCTGTGCTTCTCTGCGACTTCTGTCATTTCTTTAATGATTTGTTCTTCTTTGTTCTTCTTATCTTTGTACTTGAAATAGACATTTGCCATTCTACTTCCCATACACGCAGAAAGACAGATCAATCCCTCACTATGCTCTTCAAGCATCTTATAATCAATACGAGGATATCTATAGTAATTGTAGTCGCTGTTAGATTGAGAGATCAGTTTGAATAGATTCTTCAAACCTGTCTCGTTTTTTGCTAGCAGAACGAGATGATAACGTCGATTGATGGGATTTCTGCCAACCTTGCCTCTGGTTCGATCATCTTCAATTCCTTTTTCTTCTTTTTTGGTTTTCTTGTTTTTAAGAGATTTCTTATACTCTTGATACTCATCATGCCATTCCTCCAAATCGTCAATAAAATATGCTTCTGTGCCGTAAATAACCTTGAAATCTTGTCCTTGCTCTTGTAGTTTTTGTGAGTATAGGTAGGCAGCAGAAAAGTTAATCATGTTCCCATGATCTGTTAGAGCAATGGCCTTTGCTCCGTTACTAATGGCAAAATCAATATGCTCAACTGGCGAGCCGATAGCATCACCAATACTGTCATTCGTATGTCCGTGTAGGTTTACATAGTTCTTTAATGTCATTTATTTCTCCTCGTAAATTAATTGTAATTGATTTGCAAATCTACTACCAGTTTCAAAAGGAACTGTTCTCCTCTCAACAGAAGAGTAGTAAGTACAAAATCGATGATTTACATTATAACTGTCCTCATAACTGTCCTCGATCTTGATTATTACAACAAATCCTTCACTAACGTATTCGTTTTTATGATAATAGATGTTTCCTACTTTAAAGTTATTCATTATAATCCCTAGCAATCAAGATGCAACTATTTGCAACAGCAGAGCCTTGTTCAAAGTGGGCACTCAAACTGCTTCTTATTGGAAGTAAGATGCACTTATACCTACAAGTCCTTACTTTTATCTTTTGAGCACTCCAAGCCTTATACATCTCAACCTCTTTGACAAGAGCATAACTTCCATAGTACTGTATCCATACGAAATCATTTGTTTTAAAACTGTTCATTATCCACCATAAACAAGGGTTAAGTCTTCTGCAAGTGACCCGTAAATGCTAAACCAATCCCTAAGAGTTTTTGTTCCTTTGTAAAATACGATACTGGTATGAAATCTTACTTCCAGTATGACAATGTATCCGTGATAATAATTATAATAAATGTCACCTACTTTAAACTTCATTATCTATCCTTGAGATGAGAATGCAACGAGAAGCAAATATGCTATAATTTCTAAAAACATGTGTTTTTTTATTCCCAGTTAATTGAAGATATTCAACACGATCCCTTTCCACATCTAATATCAAAATATATCCTTCCCTGCTTCCACAATTCGCAAATGTATGATGAAAAATGTCATATTTTTTAAAAGCTTTCATCTACCCTCGAAATAAAAATGCTATTGTGAGAAAGTTCTCCGAGAACATGAAAAGAGCGCATTGTCAGCCATAGTTTCATAATCGGCACAAATCGACAAAGATCCCCTTCAACCTTTGTAACAAGGTAAAACAATTTCCATCTTGGATAATACCAGATGTCATGTTGGTGAAATTTTTTGTAAGTTTCTTTACCCATGCTAAGATTATAGCACTCTTTGAATGGTTACGCAATGAAAATGTGGATTATTTGTTATTCATTAAGTATCGGACTTCATCTTCGAGATCTTGAAGACTATCTTCGATTTGTATTGCATCGTCACTTTCAAGATGGTGACATTCATATTTGATTTCTTTAATCTGATCGAGGATATCATCTAACGAAATTGATGTTCGTTCTTGAACCGTGATCGCATTAATGAATTCTTTTTGCTCTAAAGAAAGTTCTTCGTATCCTACTGGCATTCCTAAACTTTCTTTCAGACTCGGGCTAATGTTTGAATAGTTGTCATTATTTGTCATTATTTTCTTCCTCCTTGTTGTTCACCTCGTTCCCCCAAGAATCCCATCCTTTCGCCGTCTCTCTGGCAAACAGTTCAATTCTTGGGATATCTCCACATAACTCGATAATATTATCTCTTACAATGATTGGTTTCTTTGAATGTTTAATGTTTACTTCTCTCACATTTTGTCTTACTGAGTGGGATAATACTTTTGGTTTTCCTTTGACCGCAATGAGACAATGTTCTTGTTGTTGTCTTGTGTAGAATCCCATACCAAAATGATCTTTCAACTTCTTTGTCTTCTTGATCCAACTAAAGGCAGTCATAGTCTTTAAAGTAAATCCCCAAGCATCTACTACATCCAACGCCTCTTTTGGCATTGATGCTACCCACCACATAAATAGAAAACAATCATCTTCTGTGATTTCTTTAATTAGTGGTAACTCTTTAATATCTGTAACAGACATAACATCATATTGTGATGATGCTCCAGATATTAAACTCCCTCCAGTTTTCTTATTACCAAAGCTCCAAGGAGGATCTGCATATATGATATTATACTTTTTATTTGCTGTCATCTTTGACCTTCCACTTTTTAACATACTTATTCTTATTTCTTTTTGGCGGTTCTGTCCAATCTTCTTCGTGAGTGATGTTCTCCCAATTTTCATTACTCATCACATCTTTCAAATCATCCCCAGAACCTATAAATGCAGTATACCCTTCCCAAGTAGACACATCATAATAATATCTTACTTTTTCAAAAATTGCAAACTCTTTCTTCCTCACTTTCAACATATCTTCTAGTGTTTGTTCTTCGATAGGCTTTTGAGCCTCTCCAAATACATAATTCCAAAACCTTCCCATTGATTGAACATCAAATCCACATCCTAACAGTTGGTTGTCATAAATTGATTTCCCATCTTTTGTCTCAAAAATGAAGTTACTCTCCTTTCCAAGAACTATCTTTGTTGGATAATTGTGAACTACATTTGGGAATGAAACATAAAAATAGGCTGGTCCGAGTGCTTCTCCAACTGGTCTTGTCAATTTGCGAGCCTCAAACATGCCAGAAATAATTGTCCAATTTAAACTTCCTGCCCTTTTGCTGATATAGTCTTCTGGTTTGAATGAAATATAAAATATTTTTACACCGTTCTTTGTTTTCTCGCCAACATGTTTTCTAATGAAAGGCTGAATATCTTCATCTGCAACAATCCAGATATTCTTTGCTCCCGCTGCCAAACACTCTGTTATGGATCTGTCTATAAGATATTTACCATCTCCAATTGGCATCATACATCCGTGCCAAGGAAATTCGTAATCAAATAGCAAATTTGATACAGGAATGATCCCTGCAACATGATCGTACCCAATACTGTTATTTTTAAGGTCTCGATAAATATTGCGTAAATAGGTGTTTCTTCTCTGTTTAACACTTCGTCTTGAAATACTCATTGATTGATTTTGTTGTCCTCATGTTGTTTTTAAATTTAATGTACTTTGAATTCTCATAAATGTTTTTCGATCTATTCCAAGATTGTCTATCAATTGGAAGAATGTCCATATCTTCAGACTTAATGCCATACACATAATTGATGGCAAATCTTAATCTTCTTGAAATGAAGTGCATTGGGAAATCTTCAATATCTTTATATGCCCCATACACTTTGACAATATTATTGTCAAAAACGTACGCTTTTGTCTCAACATCCCCTTGGATGTTGAACCTGTCAAACTTGCCTTCCTTCAACAAGTCATATGAAGTTCTGACTTCAAATGTATCCACCACTTCGTCATTATTTTTCTGATCTTGTATCCTGATGATCCGATTTGTTAATCCATGAACCTTGTAGTCATCATAAATAAACATTCTATTTGGGGAAAATGTGGTTCTTGTCTTGTTTTTGTAATTAACTTTTATGACATTATTTGTTCCATTTACGAAAACGATTTCAACTCCTGTTCCTGAAAGGTTGGCACCATTTAAACTAAGTTTTAATAATAAATCTTCTTCAGCATCTTCTTCAAGAGGACCAACAATTTCATCTCCTTGTGGAGTTCTGAGTATTCCGTTTTTAAAAGGAATTCCTAAATGTTCCTCAAGTAATTCTGAATATTGAGGAGGCATTCTGTCGAGAAATGTGAATGGCTTATCATTTGTGTAAATCAAAGGAATGTCAGTTAATACAGAATGCATCAACACTCCCATAGTTGAGCCAATACAAACAGAAGGTAACATTACTCTTCTTCTGCCGCGTCATGATCGAACATCGCCACAACAGACCCTTCCAAACAAAAATGAATAGTTTCCCCAAATATCGTCATCTGTTCTAATCCTGAAACGTCAATAATTGCAATCTTGCCATTATCGCCAGACACAACATTATCACACTTATCTCCAGAACTGTCAATGACAAATGTTTGATATCTTTCTTCTTCTTTATCTGGATCTTTTGGAAGATAAATAAGATCAGCTTCTCTTTCGATATCTCCAGTTTCTTTGTATGGCTCCAGTAGGACATATTTTCCAGCAGGCCACAACTTATTGTTAATCATAATTTCTCCTTATTTATTCAATAATTGCGCCAATACTATCCGCAATGATATCCTCAATCTCTTCAATAGTTTCTTCTGATGCTGCCTCATACTGCATATCAATCTTCAGCTTAACTACTCTGATAATCTTGTTTACGAGCTTTACCGGAACGTGTTCTTTAAACTCTGCCTTTAGTTCCTTCTCATCCTCTTGTAGAATCTTCTTTTCTCTACGAATCGCGAATAATCGCTTTGCAAACTCTTCGGTCTTCTCTTTGTTGTAAGTTAGTGTCTTTGCTTCTTTTTTCATTTTATGCCTCCATTTCTCCATCTACTGAAATTGCAAACTCTCCATCTACCCATTCCATATTAATTGTTTCCCAATTGTCGTATAGATGACTTAACGTTTTGGTATCCCTTCTCAACACCGTATGTTTTAGGTGTTCGACAACAATTGTTTTCATCTCTTCCTCTGTTAAATAGAATGTCTTCATGCTAGTTACTCTCGCCATTTTGATCCCCTTTTTGTTTTTATCCTTAATAAATAAGGATAGTGTAATAATTTTCTACTCTTATTCTGGTGAAATTCCAGAATTCTCTTGTAGCTTCCTCAGATTCTTTAATACGGACAAGATCGACATCTTGATCCTTTTTTGAAAAGTCAATTTTCACTATAACACAATTGCATTTAGAAATATCTTCACGCAAGATCGATCCTACTCTTAGTTTGTTAGTATCCATCTTAATAATTAATATCCACTTTTGAAAAGTGACCAACAAGATATGCAAACGTCAAGGTAAAGAATTCTTAGAATTCTATCCGTTTTATACTACGATTGTACTCTTTAATCTTGGCTGCAAATCCTCCACCCGAAAGTCTAACTACAGATAAAACTACAGCAAAATTCTTTCTTTCAGGATCGAGTAAAACATCCCCTACTTTATATTTATTTTTCATACTACCAAGCCTCGTAATAATTGTTAATCGCTTGCCAATGCAGACTATACTGTATCCATCGCTTTACTGTAATATCATATCCTAATACTCTATAATACCCAGAAAAAGAAGCATTATCATTAATAATGATTGCCAAATGATTGCGATTCATCTTATCTTTTAGTAATGTGTGCATTTTTATTCCATCATTAAACATCTTCGATCTCTATCTTGTAATAATATTTTTCTATCCCATATTCTGTAAATAAAAGTTCACTTATGCCCCCATCTTTACGATACTCGTCAACCCAATATTCATCCCACTCAAGAACTCGACCTACAATTATGGCAATGTTTTCACTTTCTCTTTCTCGAAAGATGTCCCCTATTTTGTATTTACCTTCCACATTGCCCTCAATACATAATTGGTGAATAGTAATATTGTAAATTGTCTATAAAAAAGGACCAATTAGGTTTCCCAAGAGCAGAGAGTTCTTTTACATGAGCAATTTTCGAATAAGTACAAGATTCCATTTTATAAACGAAAGCAATTCTTCCACTTGTCTTTTCTCTCAAGATCGAACCCACTCTTACCTTGGTTTTGTCAATCATCAATTGCCAACTTTGTATTCTACAATCCTATCATAAAAATACCAAACATCATCTTGTACAAATTGAAATTTAAAAATGCCATAAGATGAACGGTGTTCTTCAATGAGGTACTTTTTCTGTCTTTCATAAATAACACCAACAACTACTGCAATTCTCCCTGTTTCATTTTCTCTCAAGATATCTCCAACATTTACTGTATCCATTAGTTACCAACTATACGATTTTTTTATAATAATGAAAAACATTTCGCTTTCCAACAAAGAAGATGTCAGTCTTCCCATTTCCATAATACTCTTTGAATTCATAGCTTAATTCATCCTCTCCAATCAAAACAGCATATATGTTTAAATTTTTCTCAATAAAGAGATCACCCACATTTACTGCTTCCGCATTCACAAATAATGCATCCTCCCTCATATCTGAGATTGGTTGATCCACACTCTTCACAGACTCCATTTGCTCCCTCGTTGTCAAGAATATAAGGCTTTAATGCCCTTGCTGCACCCTTATTAAAAGAGTGCAAGCCATCATTATCCATGTTGCCAGTTTCCTTCTGTAACTGCTCAACAATAAACTTCACTGGTACTTTGTGTCTCAAACTCGTCGAAATGATCCTCGCAAAAGCTAAATTAATCCCATTGTCGAACTGATTAACGATGTCTGAAATAACCATCTCATCACAGTCAGTACCATTCTCTTTACAATTCTTTTCTGTCAAAACAAGATCATACTTGTTCCTTACCGTCTTCCTCTCATGCTTTATAATTGTACCAGATTCATAACGCTTTGGCAACCTAATTTTTTTCTGCTCTCCGCCAAACAACTCGAATGGCTTTCCATCATATAACCCAACAAAGAAGATATAAGGCTTACCAGACACGACAGTTTGAAAGATATTACACGGCAACTCCTTTGGCCTGTCGGGAGAAAATCTATCTTGGTTTACATCACTTGCTGTTGTGTTATCAACAAGAACGTTTGCTCTTGAACCATCAACATATACTGTCAATCCCTTTAGGTTGTGCTCATAAGCCTTCTCATAGATGTCACACACAACATCTGATTTGGTTCCTTTTGGAAGATTGATCGTACTTGAAATTTGATGATCAATTCCCTTCTGTAATGCCTCTTGCATCTTGATTCTTTGAGTATAATCAATCTTATCTGAAGTTGTAAAGAACTCTGGGAGATCTTTCTCTTCCTTGATGCCGAAATCTCTCATATACTTTTCGATCAGAGGATGCACGTATTTATGCTCCTTCCAACGAATACCACTATCATCAACAAAGTCTGCTCTAATATCTTTTTCATTTTCGTTTAGTTTACGTCTTCTCGTATAAGAGAATCTAAACATTGGCTCAATACCAGAAGATACCCTTGAGACGATGGCAGAGGTGCCATTTGGGGCACATGTGAGTGAAGCCCCACTTCTCCTGCCATACGTCTTAATCTCTTCAATAACGTCGTTGTCAAGGCTATTAATGAATTTATTGTTCTTCTCCTTCTCCCAATTCCAAATTGGGAATGGTCCTCTTTCTTTAGCAAGTCTCGTACTTTCACTATAGGCAGTGTTTTTGAAGCTGTTCATCATATGTTCTACGAAATCAATGGCTTCTTGACTATCATATTTGAGAGTCAGTTTAGCAAGCATGTCTGCCAAACCAAAGACACCCAGTCCTGTTCTTCTACCTTTCAGTGCCGTATCTCGTAAGCGAATAAAGACATCTTTTACATCTTGTTCACTTGCATGATTGATGATCTTGTTAAGCTTTTCTACCTCAAGGTCGATAAGATCATCTGACAGTCTTGTTGCAACTCTGATAGTTCTTTCGAACGATGTCATGTCGAATACTGCATCTTTGACACTAAAGGCATTAAGAACAAAGTTAACAAGATTGATAGCAATTAAGCGACAACTATCGTCAGGAGATAAGGATAATTCTCCACATGGATTTAAACCAACATGATTAAATCCATCATCCTTATAGCATTGTAGAGGATTATCTTCAAGAATACGATCCCAAAATGAAACTCCAGGTTCGCCTGTTGTTGTCGCAGTCTCTCCAATTAACTTAAACAAACTCCTGGCATTAACTGTCTTATAAACTTTACCATCGAATACAAGATCAAACATTTTGTCTGCAAAAACGGCATTCATGAATTTGTCTGATAGTTTAACAGTAATATTGGCACCTGTCACTTTTGACAGATCTGTCTTCATTGTGATGAACTTCTCAATATCTGGGTGAGAAACATCCATTGTAAGCATCAACGCTGATCGTCTACCATTCTGCCCAATCATGTTTGTTACATACGAATAGAAATCTGCAAAACTCCAAGCACCAGTTGTAGTTCCTGCCGAGTTATTTACCCTCTCTCCTTCTGGCCTTAATGTTGAAATGTCTGTTCCAACGCCACATCTGTTCTTGTATAGGTTTGCCAAGTCTCTCGAAGTATTGATGATCCCAGATACACTATCTTTTGGAGGAGCAACAACCACACAGTTTGACAAACTCATCAAACTCGTATTGTTCCCAATTCCATACATTGGAGAACCTTGAGGAACAATTGAATTGAAATCCTTAAAGTAACTATAGATCTCTTCTTCTGTCAAAGGATTTGAATAATTCTGTTCAATTCTCGCAAACTCTTTGGCAAGTCTTCGGTGCATGTTGTCAGGAGTTGATTCTACAAGGTTGCTATCATTATCCCTTAATGCATATTTATTAATCCATGATTCTGTCGCTAAAATATCTCCTTCATAATACTCTAATGTTTTATTATATACTTCTTCTTGATTCATATATTTTCTCCCTTTTCATATTTAATCAAAACCTTAACTTCTTTACGTAGAATATATCTGTGGATTCTGCCTTTTAAGTCCCACACTCTACAGTACATCACTTGATGGCGTAAAGCCCCATTTTGTTCTGTAGTGTTTATTCCATAAAACTGTTTAGCGTATCCGACAGATTCGCTGTAAGCAATAACAAAATCGCCCCTATTCATGATAATTTTGCCAATTCTTTCATTTCATCATTGAATGCCAGAAAGGCAAGGTGTCTTTTATTTCTGGTCTTAATTTCAAATCTGTCTTGAATAAAGTTCCCATCATCCAAGGTAAACGTGGGTTGATGAATAATCCTTTCCCCTCTGTTGTCAGAGATTGTTAAACTTGATAACTGATCGTTTAGGTATGTTACCATTACTACATACTTCTTCTCTTCAAATGTTTCGATCTCGATTCTATATTTTGTAAGATTTTCTAACTCTTGTTCGTCCCATATCAAATCTTCACTCTCAATATAATTTGCAATATGTTTAATTGCTTCTTCTAATTCTCTTTTAATCATTTTGCTCTCCTTTTGTGTCAAACCAAATCGTCATATTATAAGTGTCTGAAACAACTATCTCTGTATTTGATGGGAAGAGCTGTCTTACTTTGTAAGTAGTCCCATAATACTCTGAGCTATATTTCTCAACTATGACTCCGTGCCAAGACCAATAGGACGAAGTTGAAACTCTCTTAACAAAATCTCCTACATTATACAGTGATCTCATTTGTCCTCCAAGATGTTCCAATATGAAAGACTTTCTCTACATCCCAAATTATATATTTTCTTACTCCCAATACGTTTACAACAATAATTTACATGATGCCAATCATTGGTATTACTTATCTCTGTGATAATTCCATACCATTTTAAAGAATTGTATTCTGCAACAATAAAATCTCCGATCTTTGGTTTGTCAATCATCCTTATCCTCCAAGATGTTCCAATATTCAAAATTGTGAAACGCAAGATATATATTCTTCACTCGACTTTCCCCGAGAATCCTAACTCTCAAAAGATCGCATTCCCTATCTACCACAATTCCGTATTGCAAATGTGGGTTTTCATCTTCATACTGATCATACCCACTTATGACAATAAAATCTCCAGTCTTTAATAGATATTTGTTTTCCATACATACATTATAATATATTTATAACAAAAGGTCAAGGAGAATTTATCCACTTGGCTTTTGTTAATTCATCAAATCTAATATTCTCAATTTTCTTTTCACCAAATACTCTAACTTCACAATACCATTCTTCCTTTATCTTTACAATAATCCCATATTGATATTGTTTGACTACGTTGTCAGGGGTCTCCTCTTTTTCTTCTACTGTAGTAAACTTTTCGTCATTTAAGAATGTTTCGTCTACTCCAGACATTCTAAGCAAATCTTCAAGAATCATCTTATCAATTTCTTCTGCAAGTTGACGAGACATATCACTTACAACTTTTTCATATGCATCCAATATCTTTTCAAATTTGACAATATCACCTACTTTGAAATTAACTGCCATTCTTTGCTCTTCCTTCTTTGAATTTTCTATACTTCTCTAGCAAAGCTACTTTTTCTTCTTCTTCGCTCTTCTTGTTGATGTCTTTAATTGACTTATCAATCTTATCAAGAACCTTCAATTTGACAAGAGATGTATCAATTTCCATATCGTAGACAATCGAATCAACACCAAATCTGTTCTTTGCAATGAACATCTTCCCACTATTTGATGCTCTGTCTTCAATAGTTCTTGAAATAGTGACAATCAAGTCGGCAGGGAAACACTTGTTATATGCCTCGCTAATACTGTCCATTGTAATGACTTCGGCATTTAATCCTCCACGATTTGTCTGTGAACAGGTATAAAGAGTACACTCGTTCTCCCCTGCAATACCTCGCAACTCTTCATAAATCTCTTCTAGTTCGTGTCTTTTCTCTCCACCATTTCTATTCCCCATTGGCTTGATTCGATCTGCATAATCTACAATAATTAAATCAATTTTAACTCCTCTTTGCTTAACCTTTTCAAGATGATTACGTAAAGTATTAAGAGTTGCACTCATTGGAGGGTAATATTTTGTCAGCAACTTTCCCTTATATTTCTTTTTTACCTCCTCAAATACAAGATCCTTAAATGTCTTCAAATCGTTAAGAGGAACTCCTGAAAAAAAACTGTCGAATCTCAAATCGACAACTTCCTCTGACAATTCTAATGTATAATAAATTACATTCTTCCCATCTTGAAGTGCTGTTGCGGCCAAGTGAACCATCGCCATTGAGTTATGACTTAAAATGCCATTAGTATATAAGCAATGTACTTCTTCTACCTGAAAGTCGTACAGGATGTGTTCTTCTTCGTGATCTTTTATTTCTTTTATTCTCGAAAGGCCAGAAATTGTTTCAACAAGACTCCCGACACTTAAATTCTTCATATGAACGTAATTATATGTAGTCAAAGTTTCTGAACAAGCGATATCTTCCATTGTCAAATCTTCCGCTCGGACGTGAACATATCCTCCTTGATCTTTTGCAACTAAACCTTTTCTTAAGTTAATTTTAAGTTTACACATTACTCGATGTTCATACGATCCTCTCAAACTCATACCATTTTCAAGAAAGATCTCTCTACTTGCTAATTTTGGAGAATTATAAAACGCTTCAATCTTTCGATATCCATTGAGAGTTCTTACACTAATATCGACAAAGTCATTCTTAATTGTATTATCTTCTTCAATTTTGATATCAAGTTTTTTGAATAATTCACCAATTTGGATTGTTTCTAACTTGTTGGTATTGTTCCATTTAATGTCAACATTTGTATCGTAAAATTGACATTTTCCGCCCCCACTGGTCGAAATTACCACTCCCATTTCGCCCTTACCAAGGCCACCTTGAGTAATCTTGTCAACTTCTTCCCAACCAGTAGGGATCTCTTTTCTCATCTTATCTTCGTATCTCTTCTCGAAATCGATGATGAGATCTTGACCCAGATTGTTATCGACACCTAACTTTAGAGCATCATTAACAATCTTCTTAATCTTATCATACGATGCCTCATTGGCCTCTTCAATCAACGGAACAGATTGTAAAATAGCTGCCTTTAACTTCTGCCCCTTGGCAAAGTCAATAGCTTTCTCTTTTGTATATTCTGCCCCCTCAATCTCTACAGATAACTTAATTTTGGCATAGAATCCCCTAACCTGTTCTTGAACAAGTTCAATTTCTTTATCCAACTCTGTTCTCAATAGAACTTCAATAATTTTATATGTTGGGTGAGTCTTGTATTTATGTCGATAGTCAAAAATGAGATGAATAAATGTTCTTAGATATTCATACTCAAAAAAACTATACTCTAACAACTCCCCAAATTGATCCGCAAAGGCCCTGTCAAGTAACAGCAAGTGTACTACATTCTCTTGAAAGCCCTTCCCAAATCTTGAAAATGTTTCATTATTTGTCATATATGTTTTTCCTTATTAATGTTAGTCTTCTACTAATGATTCTGTATCTACATAATTTAAATTACCATCACCATCAAATGTAAAACACGCCTCTGCATCTGCCTTTGTAAACACAACATAAACAGAATCATATCTTGTAGTTGTTGTATATTTAATTTCTGCCCATTCTAGCATATCGATAAATTGCTCAAAATGTGTCATATTGTCCTTTTGTTAACAAGTTGTGTTCATAAAGGCTTATCTTTTTTTCAATTACCCAACCCTTATAATTTCCAACTCTTTTTATCTCTTGTAAATTAACTTTATCTTTCCAACTCTTTACGTTCTTGTTTATTCCATCATCTCCGTAAAAAAAATCTCTCATTCCTTTTGTCCCTATAATCGTATACAAATTCCCCAAAGGATCTAGAACATAATAAACTAACTTTAATTTTTCTGATGCTTTGTCTGTAGTTTCTTTTGTATGTTTTTTTCCAAAAAAGTGATTGTTTTTCCCTCGACAACTTTCTCTAAACTCTTCGCTTCTGGGCTTTCTAAGTTTTTCGAGAGTCGCTTCCGAATGCCAGGGTTTTCCGTTATTTCTCTTCGTCTCTGTTGCTCGTTCCCTTTGCTCCTTTGTCTGTGGAGTTGCCCGAGCTTTTTTCAAATTTTCACTAGAAATCTTTATATTTTCTGGCCTTCTTGAGTTTTTTGAAATCTTTTCTTTCGTCTCTTCGCTGTGTCGTCTACCTGTTGCTTTCTTCCTAAGATTTTCGATTGCTTCTGGATGTTCTTTGTAATGCTTCTTTAATGATTCACTAATTTTTTTCCTGCATTCATCCTCTTTGAGGGGATCTCGATTTCTCTTTTCATTTGGATGATTTTTGTAGTAATTTTTGGTTGCTTGACTTAATTTCTCTCTTGTTTCTTTAGAAACTTCATATGCTTTTCCTCCACCACCTTCGAGGTTACACAAATTCCCTAACCCATATTTTTCAATCTCTTCCTTTTCTCTGTCATACACGGTCTGTTCATCCAAACATTCAAACTCCTTTTTATATTCAACATCCTCATATCCTTCATTTAATATTTTCTTAATTTTTGAATATAGTTTAGCATTTGTCCCGTTTGGGTACTGTCCTCTCTTCACAGCATTGATATGGTGCCTCATTCTATTTCCGCTTCCCTTCCCAACGTAAAATACAGTTTCGTCTCTTGGGTCGATCAATAAATAAACATAATATTCCATTTTCTCTTCCTCCCTTATACCATTAAGTAGTAACGAAGATGGGAATCTTTACACCATTTTGTTTATTTTTTTCAAAAATTCAACTTTTTCAGAACCTTTTAAGTTATTTTCTTTATTGATGGCAGAACTGAATGTTTCTGCCATGATGTGTGACTGTAACACGCTTCTCAAAATCTCAATTTCTTGTGCAGAGAAAGTAGTTGCATTTAGATTATAATCTTCAAACGCACTCAAAGCAATTGGAACCCATTCTTTAACAATTTCGTAAATTACTTTTGCATACTCTCGAATTTCAATTTGGGCATGTTCGTCAAGTCTTTGACTCAAAAAATTGAATATATTACGAAGATTCATGCTCCAATAGAATTCTGTATAAATAGAGGTCGGGAGTACCACTCTCGAAATCTCTCTTGAAACTCCGCTTTCCAATAAAGCTTCGTACGCTTTTGCCGAATCGTTAACGCTTTTTTGTATTAATTCAACACTTTGCTTTTGAATTTCTTCCTCAAGGGGTTTCTCGCTACCTTGTTTATTTAAAACTCCTTGCCCAAAAATACGACTCTCTTCGGGAATGAAAAAGTTGCTTTCCAATTTTGAATATCTCCCAGAGATTTCGTTTCGAGAACTTGCCCGATAAGTATAAAATTGTCTTGCAACAAAAATCGGCATCTTCATGTGCAACTTTATTTGACACATTTCGAAAGGAGACCAATGAGAATTTCTCATTAAGTATCGAATAAGCTTTTCGTCCGAAGATTTGTTTTTCAACTTCCCTCCGCTGTAGGAAACTCGTGCAGATTGACAGATGGAGCGATCATCCCCCATCGTGTCAATTAGCTGCACAAATCCCTTATCTAATACTTTAACTTCTTTATACTCGCTCATAAATTACCAGCGAGCCTCTTTGCCTCTTGTATCCACATGAACAAACAGATTATGCTCATCAAGATAGACAGATAATCCACCCTTCAAAATGTCTCCATTTGTCTGCATGACGTTGATCGTATCATACAGTCTGTTCAAGTCTTCTTGCTTCTCTTCGAGGGTAGTATCCTCTGTCCAATCGTTAGGACGAATGTCTGCCGCTCTTGCCCGAACATGCTGACTTGTCGTTTCCCCTCCTACACTCGTATTATAGGTTAAGGTACGAAACCCACTAAGTACTGTCAATCCTCCACCCCATTCATCTCGAATGAATTGTAAGGTCAATGCCAATGTTCGGATCTCTGCTTTGATGTCTCGTCCTTCTGTGATTACCTTTGTTCCATCTTTGCAATCAAATTCATGCATTGAAAAATTACGTGTTAGTTGCATTATTGTCTCCTTAATTCTTGTAAAATTCGTCTAATTTCTTCTTACTTGTTCTCTTCGCGATCATAAACTTTTTGAACTCTTCATACTGTCTGTATGACATAAACTCTCGAAGAGCTTCCATACTGTAAAATAGTTTCAAGTCAAGATTTGCAGAAGGACTTCCATCAATTGGGGCCTTTTCTTCTTTCATGAAAAGAAATAACTGATCACGATCCCAATCGTCTGGGTATTCTTCCAAAATCGGGAATCTTGCTGCACCTTTTGCAAATTTGAACTTACGGCTTGGCTCTTCGAGAGTTGTCATGATTATACCCGATGCTTGTTAATCCATTCCCATTCGGATGATGTATGGACCTCTACGGTCAGTAGAGTAGTGTGCATTACTTCTGCCTGTACTTTAAATGTTGCAATTGCATATTCATATGCAAGCTCTTTTGTTGGACGCACGGTGTCAAATAGAGTATTCGAAGAAACCCAAGTATCATCTCCCCCAGTTGCGAATCGTCCACGACAGACAAACCCTCTTGGTGTTACCGGATCACTGTGAGTTGTCACTTGCGCATAAGGAACGTTGATAACGTCTTGATGCAATCCTCCATTGACATCTCTGCCTGAAGCATCTTGTTCGTATGACCAACTACCTTCTGGTTCAAGATCTTCATTGACATCATCTTCTTCGATTTCATTTTCTTCAATCTGCTTTTCGACATTAAGTTCAATTAGTACACCATCATCATCGAAAGTAAAAAGAACAATATCTCCCTCATCGCTCTCCACACGAAGAGTCTTATCGTATGGCCCATTCCGAAATAGTCCAGAAGGGGCACCATAATTGTCAAACATATCCTTAGCCGTTTTTAGATCATTCATTTTTTTCTCCTTTTGTTGTTATAGTTATTTGATCTTACCAGTTATATCCATTAGTATTGTCTTTGGCCCATTCCCAACCCTTCTTTGTAAAGGCTTCAACCAACATGATGGAGGACGTTGCATCTGCTACCTCATGAAATTCAACCTTGGCATTAGTGATGGCCTGATTTGTAGTGTCAGCAAATTCATCAACAACGATAAATGTACGATCATTTTCACTGTCTTTAACAGAAATGAGCTTGACACGGACTACAAACCCACCTTCACGGACTTCCAAATCTTCACCATGAACAGGTTCTGACTCGTCATCAAACTCGTCATCGTCGTACTCATCTTCATCGTCGTCAATATCACTATCGTCCCAAAGTCCAGGCCAAAGACCTTCAACTTCATCCTCATCCTCTGCCGAACAAGAATAAGCATTGACAAACTTTTCTTCCTCATCAAAGTAAAAAGATACCTCTCGCGTAAAATCATCAGTGTCAATAGTAATTCCTCGGTCTCCGTATGTATATTTAAAGCAAATGTTAAGCTTCTTACACATATTCATCATTGTCTGCATGTCTGTAATGTTCATTTTATTTTCTCCTTTTGTTTGTTTATCGTACTTTTCGTTTCTGAGTTTCTTCTCTAAGCTTAAGCCTCATTGCCTTGATAAATTCCTGCTTAATCTTTTCCCCAAGCTCTTCGTAGGCATAGTCTGCACCACGACTACCCATAGACTGAGCAACTTCTCTCATTGGCAACTTAATCTCAAGAATACGATACTCTTGTCGATCCTTTGTGTCAATAAAACTATGTTCTCCAATCACAACTTCAAGATATCTTGCTTCCCTTAGTTTCTTATCAGCCATTATTTTTCCTCCAAATGTTAATTACTTGCTTCTTTGTCAAATCTAACTTATCCCCTGCCTTTAGGCCATACAGATCTGGTTGAAATAAGGTATCATCAATTGCTACTTTTAACTGATCTCCCTTTCTGTATGTAACCTTGCCCCAAACTCGTTCTGGGATCTTTTCTTTCTTATTGAAGATTGCAATCTCTACAATCACATTCTTCTTGATTTCAGTCATAATTGGAGGTTTATCATCATCAGACTTTGCCACCATTTTATCTTTTCTTTCAAGAATTACATAAGACATCAGGTTCTATCTCCAACAACAACTTGGATTGACATCCTCTTCTTCAAAGGACATTCTTCTGGAATATCATTCTTAAAGTATCTTGCCGCATTAATGGCTGTCTTGCTTACTCCACAAAAATCTTGCACCCTATCTCTCAAGGGGCACTTACTACAAGTTGTTACTGTGATTACTCCATTGTCATTCACTTCCCATCGATTTGCCATCTCAATCCTCCAATTGCGAATCTCTTACAATTCGTCTCATGTGTTTAAATAACCCTACAAGATTCAAGTCCATGAATCCATCTTCTCCCATCATCCTTTGAAACTTTTGTTCGTGAAGTTCCATCTTTTGCTCTTCGAGAGTAAGTCTTACTTTGTCCTTGTCATTAATAGTCATCATTGGAGATGATAGCTGCATCATCTTATAGTTTCTTTCAATGATGTCTTTACCTTCAAGGATATCGTTATAGATCTTTAATTTGCTCTCTTCTTTGTCAATCATGTCAGAACAGTAATCGTAAATATCGCTCATATAGATATCACGATCTTCATGAAGAAATGGAACCTTCTTTGTCAAAGTCTTAAAACCAACACCACGAACTCCATGTAAATTATCTGATGCATCACCAATGATTGCCCTGGCCAATGCCATATTCCTTGGATGTACCTTATACTGCTCAATTATGTTCCCTACATTTAATAGTTCATTTTGAGTAGGTCTCATCAACAATGTTGAACCATTGCAAAGTTGCATGAAATCCTTATCCGAGGACACAATAATCTTACCATATTCTTCCAGACTTGTCAAGGATGAAATGTACGAAATAACATCATCTGCTTCGGTCTCCGGGAACATAAATTGATGGATTGGAAGGTGTGATAAAAACTCTACAAATCTGTCCATCTGCCAATACTTGTTCTCTCTAAGGTCTTCCTCTGACATCCCCTCTGTCTCATAATTTCGACGAATGGGTTTTCTACCCTCCTTGTACTCCTTCATGATAGTACGACGCTTCTTTGACCCTCCTGGGCCGTCATAGACAGCTACTATCATATCTGGCTTAACCTTGTCACAAAGGAATTGTAACGACTTCAATGTCCCTACAATTCCCCCAATTGGATGTCCTGTCGTTGAACTGATATTTGGTACCACAATATATGACTTTAAAAATGCCATAGTTGTATCCCAAACGATAATTCTTTTCTTTCTAATTGTCATATAAAATTTCCTCTTCTCTGTTCTCAAAAATGAGTATACAATTTTCTCGTATATATTCTAAATCATATGTAAATGTTAAATATTGTAGTGAAGAATATACCAGAAAACGAGAATACATCACCTCTCTGTACGTTCTGTCTTCCAAAATTGTCACATATTCTTCATATTCTTTATCATACCAGATACTGTGTTTTCTAATCTTCATGGTGCTCTCCACTGTATCCGATAATTGGTCTAGTTTTATCTTCCCAGACAAGGTGAAATGCCTCGTTAAATCCCCAAAGACTTATTGAAATCATCTTTTTGTCACTAAAGTAGACTACTTTCATCCATCTACTTGCACTATCTTCATGATAAGAATCGAGATATGCATATTCTCCACAATCATCATCATACCAAATACTATATTGTCGAAGATTCATTGCTTTACAACCCAAGTAATGTACTTTTCATTCGATTTAAACCAATACTTGTGTTCTGTAAATGTTTTATCTTTTAATTTTCCATTCAACACTGTCATTTCCACTGTTGACGAAGAGATAATCTTTGTTACAACTTCCCATCTCTTAAGTGTTCCTTCATGAAAATAGTAAACGTCCCCTACTTTAATATTCATTGCTTTACAATCCAAGTGATTTCATTTTTATTTTCTTCATACCAACTCTCAGTCTCAAGGATAAACCTATTCTTTTGGATTCCACCTTTTGCCACAAATCCGACACAATACGAGTCATTTACGTCCTTATCTATCTTTGTTATAATTTCTACAACATCATTATAACGGTAAATGTCACCTACTTTCATATTCATTTTATCCTATAATATGGACTAATAACGGCACAATGCGGTCGTGCTTATACCAAGCTAAGTCTTCTGTGAATGTTCTTCCTCCTTCTGTCCCGTTCAGAGCCATTACAAGATAATGAGTCTTTCGAATTTCAAGTATCATTTCGTATCGTTTATACTCTTTATAGTAATAAATTGTACCAAATTTAAGTTCCATATCTGCACCAAATCCAAGTTCCTTTACTATTACATGTGTTTGAGATGACAAGGAATCTCGTTTTACATTTTGAACATCTTAGTTCTTCAATGTTTTCAATACCCTGTCTCTTCCTTCTCCATCTTGTATACCATTTTACCTTATCCGTAATAGAATTGCAAGAACAAATTGGACAGATTTTAAAATGTTGACCATCCTCTTCATACAATTTGCCATACCACCAAACTCTTGGAGATACGTTAATTAATTTACATGGAGGAATAAACTCATCATTACTCATCGTCAAAAGAACCGTAGTAACAGTTACTATCTTCTTGGTGTTTTGTTTCATTGTCAACACCACACACAATCTTCCACTCATCACTTCTTGAGGTTACTGTTGCATACGGACATTCCCTCGAACACCAAAAAGCACTATCATACCATACTGGATTGGGTTTCTTATCCAATTTTAAACACAATGCTTCAATTGCATTCTCCAAATTCTTGATATACTCTTCTGTTTCTCTTTCGATATCCAACATTTTATTCTCCTCTATTCATCTTTTATAGGAATACCATTATTGTTGCCTTCGACATCATAAAAGTCTGACGCCTTCCCCGTCTTGTGAGCAAACTTGTAAATCAATTCCTCATCAAGAAGTTCAACTACACGATTATAGAATTTCTCTTCTTTTAATTTTTCAATCCACTCTGATTGCCTCCACTTCCCACTATTTGTTCCGTCAGCATAATCAAGAGTATTCCACGCTCCTGGATGAAAATGTTCTGATGATCGAATAGCTTCGAACCAAGATTCTTCATCCTGCACTGCAAGTTTGTCTCCACCCCAAAGGATCTTGAAGATCGCTTGTCTCCATTGAGTACCAAATCTTGACTTAATGATTGTAGCTTTTACTTCCGATCCGATCCTAAACCCATTATCATCTTCTACGAATGAAGATTTAGCAGCCCTACCTTCTAACCAGATTCTCAAAGAATAGGCATAAGTTAACGACTTTCCTCCTGGTGTGAAATATTTTTCTTTAATTGTTGCATATTTCATATTAATCGAAGAATCAATGTTGATCTTCAACTGATTAAGAACTAACAATGTCGATTCGTGATTCGCAATTGGAATCAATAGCTTTCGCAATCCTTTAGACATAACTCGGGCTTTGACTGCAACATCTTCGGCAGGATTGAAAGTCCCTGTCATATCTGAATTTGTTGGTGTTTGTGCTAAAGAATCAAAAACAAACAATGTTCGATTAGGAGACGATCCCAATACATCTTCAATAGTTTCAAGAACAAATTCGCAAGATGTTGCTTGAACATACACAAGCTTTTCCAAATCACATCCAATTTGTTCAAGAAAATCGGGATCAATTGCAGATTCTGAATCGAAATAAATCACATCCATCCCTTGTTCAAGAGCGTTTGCTGCAATTTGCGCTGCCATGTAAGATTTGCCAACAGATTCTAATCCTGCCAATTCTACAATCTTGCCAATTGGGATCCCTCCCACTCTTCCAGATGCAATGACATTATCTAACCATTTACTTCCTGTTGGAATCCATCCCTTTACTTCTGTTGGGTTTTCGTCTTTATCGAGGTTGAAGGCAACATTCATTCCTGCCTTCTTATTGATCATCTTTCGAATGTCAAAAGCAGTTGACACTTTTACTGCCTCTTTCTTCTTCTTTGCCATTTATTATTCTCCCTTCTTGTTAATAATAGCACTTGTGGAGGGATAGGCTTAAACTATACTATCCCTCCACATTATTTATCCAATCTTATGTGTTCTTATACTTCATCCAATTCTGCAAACTTGCGGTCAATCTCGTCTGCTTCCGGGTCTGATGATGGCTGATCTTCTCCTTTTGGAGTTTGTGTAGCATTCTTCTCAACAGGAGGGGCATCATTTAGCCCAAGAGACTCGTCAAGCTTCTCTTGGATCTCGTCTCTTGTCAGTCTTCGCATTTGTTCCATAATATTGGGAATCGAAGACATAATGCCCTGCACCTCTTCTGCAGTCTCTGCCAACTTGCTTGGCATTCGTCGAGGGTCGATGACAGTATCAGGATACAACTTTCCTTCTGCCGTTGCATGAAACACTGTCAAGTCTGTCCCCGTCTCTGAGTCTGTAAGATCTCCATAGTCAGGGTTTGTGAACTTACGAGTAAGTTCTGCCGCAACTGTCTTACTATATGACCAAATTCGAGGACCATCCTCTTCCTTTCCTCTTACTAGTACTGGAGAATACCAACGCTGATTGGCGAACATCTTAATAGCCTGTCGCTTCATTGTCTCATCACCAGTTTCCTTGCTCTTCTGGAACAGTTCTGTTGCCCAATCGCATACAGGACAATCCTCCCCAAAATTCTTTCGAGGACAAAGGAATGATGCAATTGTCTTTCCATTCTTTGTCAAATAATGAAGATGATAAGTCTCCCAAGCATCGCCATTAACCTCCAACATTCGGAACACTTGTGGTTCCTTTGTAACCTTTGCAAAAAGATTATCTTTCTTGTCCTCGCCGGAACCTCCAGCTTTGAAACTCTTGGCACGATCTGCCATCTTACCTAAATTAACTCCCATCTTGAACCTCCTTTTATACCTTTGTCAGTTTGTATGTGACGCCTTCAATTGTCACAGTTTGTCCTTCACATGAAGGATTTAATTTTTTGTTATAGTCTTCTTCTGTGTATTTTAGACCTTCAATATACCATTTTTTCCTGCCATCGGTGTAAATGGCAGCAGGGCCGTCAATGCGATGACACTTGCCATTTTGATACCAAAATTTGGCACCGTCAGCGTCTTTGATGGCAGGACCATCATTGCGGTGATAAACACCATCTTCGTTATACCAAATAGTGGTACCCTTGTCGTTGATCGTTACTCTATACACTTCCATTACTTGGATTCTCCTTCTGTCAAATTAAATCTACTTTCACTAATTTCCAAATCTTCGACATCTCCAATTGCAGCCTTCCAATTGAAAATACGAAAACCATCTGCATCAAGATCATAAACCAATTCCAATCCTTCTCCTAATGTTCGCTTCTTGCCAGTCCCTTTGACAAGTCCTTCCATTACCAACGTTGGCATGTCAGAAAGACGAACAAAGAACATGTCCCTATTTTCCCCATTCTTCTTCTTAAATGTTCCACGATACGCCTTCATAGCAGCCTCCTTGATTGTTATAATACATTATACCCTAAGTTCCCCAAATAGTCAAGTCCTTTCTTTTAATTTTTGTTCTCGCTCCTTGAAATACCTGTCCCTTAATAAGGCTGAATGTGAGAACTGAAAGCTTGAACGAAACAATAACTACGTTCATAATCTGTGGAATATATACCATACGTTGTTTTGATCTTTCCATTATTTGACTGCTCCTTCATGTTGTCTTGGATAGTTGATAGCAACTCCCCATCTTCTTTTAAAATGCTCTCAGGTACAGCATAATAATATCTCTTTTCTCTGATATTGTCAATAGGAAAATATAACAGATCTTTCTTTTCTTCAATGTCAAATGTACCAAACGTTGACATCCTTGCCGTCTTATAGACAGGACTCATATTGCCCATGAGAGGGGCTGTGTTGGTGTATACGTTGATCATATGGTAAGGGTAGGCTATCGCATCATTAATCTTACTTGTGTAGCCAATAATGGGCATATTGCCTAAAATGTGTGCCAACTGTCCTACAGATATAATTGACATATCTGTTATTAATCCTGATCTAGCAAACTCTTGTAAAATATGGAATGTCGCCCTATCTTGTTTTAATGCAACTTCATCTGTTATGTTTAATATGTTTGGCTTAATGTACAATACCTTTAATGACTTTTCCTTTACCTTTTCCATCAATGCCAAGGTCATTCCAGAAATGTATGATCCTCCTGTTACGATGAATGTCAATTCTTCATCCTTGTCGTTACACAATACCCCCATATTGAAATCAGATGCACTTGTCTCATATTCTTCTGGTGTTTGATTTCCTACTTCCATTATCTCTTTTAAATTATATTCTGGATATTGTGATAATTTTTTTGCCAACGCTATCGACTTTTCCCCTAGTGATATGATTTTCATATATTTATTTTCTCCATTTCTCCAAAGTTTTTTCCCATCTCAAGGGTTGATAGTATCTTCCCATATCTCGTATCTTCGAATATTCTCTTTATCTCTCGGACAAGCGATCTGTCTTCTCTATGTAGGTCGATTGCTACATTATCGTGTACCATAAATGACACAAAACTCTTCTTTCCTTTTAGTAGCTTTCTAATCTCGTATACTTGCTCAAGAAACATATCGGATGCTGTGCTTTGAATGATATAGCTCAAAGCGTGATGGTCATCTGCCTTAATCTTTCTTCTAAAGTCTGTATATACTATACCATCGCGATAGTATTTGTCAAGGATTTTCTTTTTATCGTATGCAAACCCAAAATCTTGCACTTCAACGTGTTCTTCTCTTTCACTTCCATATAACCAAGCAAATGTCATCTTCTTTACTTCTGTTCTTGTCTTATCTTTCTTTAATATTTGCCTATTGTGCTCGTGAATATCAATGCTTGGTTGCTTCTCACCATTTAGACCCAACAAAACGCGCAATTCTGCTGCATTATAATCAAGATTGACGAACATGTCATTGTGAGGAACAATTACAACTCTATCTTCCTTCTTAATATTAAGAATTGGAAATGATTTACTATTAATCCCCAATCTGCCAGTTTTAGATGTAAATGGATTATAAGAAAGCACTCCTGATGGGCATTTGTTATAATTAATCATCTTTGCCATTCTCTTATCAATATTTAATGGCCTAATATCTGTGATTATCTTTATAATCTTCAACATATGATTGTAATTTTCTGGTTTATCGTAGGTATCGAATACATATTTGCATATTAGATCTTTAATTCTTGCATATTCTCTTACAACTTTATCCGGCACAAGATCATAGAAACAATACTTATCCAAGTTGATCTTTGAAGTGGCAAAAGATCTATAGTATGCTTTCAATTTATTGTTGATTTGTTTGAATTCTTCTTTTAACCCTTCTGGACATACTTGTGATGGTGTTTTACCTTCAGCATATAATTGTGCATATTCGATTGGTAGGTCTTCGAGATATGGGTAATAATTCCATGTATCTGTAATAATTGGCTTATCTACTTCTTCTAATTCGTAGAATGTTCCTTCAACACAGATACGCTTACAGTTGTAGTTTTTGTCATCTAATACTTGAAAAAGGGACACAACTTCTCCTTATGATATTATGTAATCTCTGTATTAATATACCACAAGGATCTTTGTATGTCAACGTGTTTCTTTAGAGTGAGTGCTTTTGATTTGATTTTTTTCTTTTCTTTATCGGAATAGTCATTTTGTGCTTCGATGAATTTGATATCAAGATAGGTGTTAAACCAATAGTCGTCATTGTACTTTCTTGATACAACTCCAACTTCTCTTTGTCTTTGACAACATGTTCTCTCTTCAATGATGAAGTCTCCCTTCTCTCTTAAGAAGTCTTTATACGATTCTTCAATCATTTTTTGAAGTGTTGTTAACTCATCTCGATATACAATATTATAATATACTTCAAATATATTGTCAAGGGTAATCTCGTATGTGTCCATATATCTTTGCATCTTTGGAGAATTTAATTGTGCTACCAATCTCCAAGGGACATTCTTGTCAACTGCAAATCCAAACCTTTGCGCTTCGTTCTTATAAAAGCTGAACATATTGTCTTTAATGTATTTATTGTACTTCGCGTTGTCATCATCGTATGTCCCTTCTCCAATTTCGATAATGAGACCATTTGTTCTTTGAAAGAACATGTTTGATGTCAAAAATAAAGATTGAGTGATAGGAAGCATTTTACCATTAAGCATAAAAGATTTCAACAATTCCTTTACATAGTCGTTAAACGTTACAATCTTCTTATCATCTACAGAATCGAAAAGTGGTTTCTTGAAGACTCCTGTGAAATAATTTTCATATGTTGCATCCAAGCCTATCCATCCTACTTTTGGAGTAATGTTCGTAAAGATACTTTTCTTGTCAAATGTTTTGTTATTTGATGCTCGTTCCATACTGGATTGGAATTCTTTAAAAGCATCTGCAACAAAATTTAATACTTGTATCTTATCTATGTTGACAAGATATTCCTCTTTTAATTTAATAGAATTCCCTTCCTTGTCAAGTAAACCGTAGTATTTATTTTCTTCCCAAAGATCAATAGTCCTGATATTTCTGACAAGTATGTTGTCTTTGTAATACTTTCTTTGTTTAAAGAGATCTGAAGATACAAGTTCATTACTTGCCTTTGGTAATTCGATCTTGCCTTTCTTATTTTTTCTTAATGTATTTGATGTTAAAATCATTTTTATTTTGGCAACCCATCTTAGTCCAGACCTGGGTCTGAAACTGGGTATCCTCCATTAGCTAGGGATTATCTAACACTTCAGCACCATTCTCAGAAGTTAGGGCTTGAATACGGGATCTTTTCAAGTCTGCACCCGTTTGCCAAACTCCTTTTAGTGTAGTTTCATATCTATCTCTTGATAGATTATTTGCAACATCAATCACCATGTAATATCCGCCAATCCCTAGTGTATCGAGATGTTCAGAAGGAACCCCCAATACTGTAGGATCTACATAAATATATTGTCCTGGTCTAAAGATTGGTAAACCATACAATACAACATCTGCATCATATTTGTCCCTTAATTGGTGAGCATCTAATGTTCCTTCCGATTCCACTCTGGCCTCTGGAAGATATTGTTGTGTTGTTTTTTGGAACGTTACCTTCTTTAAAAATCCAGTATCTTGTGCCAATCTGAAGTGGTGAATTCCTTTGTCTTCATCTTCTTTCTCGTTTCCCCACAAAGTATCTGAGGCTATACTGTTAACATAGAGAACAATGTATGTCCATCTGTGTTCAAGGGCTTCTGCATCATTACTCTCCGAGACATCTTCATCAAACTTTGCAATTTTCATCATTGAAATGTCAATTTCGTTGGTATCTGTTGGGATATATTGCCCCCATCCTCCATAGTGCTTACGTCCAGGAACTACAATGTGCTCCAATCCTACAGTTACAAGGTTATCATTGGGCTTGTCAGACACACATTCAGAGCCCAATATTGGCTTAATCATTGTTGTAACGACATCTCTGATTAGTGTTTTCAAATAGTATTTTTGCTTTTCTCTTGCGACAACATACTCAAAGAACCACGTCTCAAGTAGTCCAAGGCTAATTGGCAAATATGCCAAACTTACACTTTTAGTAATACCGTCAATTGGATTTTCATAACTTAACGTTCCCAAGAAAAATCGTACCTTTTTTTCTTTTGGATTATACGAACTAAAGCAAAGATCAAGAAAGTCTCCAAAATAAACAAACGGGATTTCAACAGCATCTTTTCCAACTTTCATTCTGTTATTTACAAATTCTTTGACATTACTGGCATCTACTTTTTTTGCTTCATTCTTCATCTTGTTATTAAGAAGAAAGTGAGCTTCGTTTCCCGTTTTCCCTGTTACAATCTGCTTAACCTCGACATTATTATCATTAATTTTTAATACCTTTTTTAGTTCATCATCCTTATCGTCGTCATCTTTGTTTTTATAGATATCGAGGACAACAGGATCACTTACAATTGCTTTGTAAATCTTGTTAGATGAATACAATCTTCTTAAAAATGCAGAATATACCTCTCCTTTATATTTTTTTCTTTCCTTGTCAATTTCGTTTTGAATTGCTGATAAAATTTCATCAATAGATTTAAAATAAAGATTTTTTCCCGTCCTTCTCAAAAGTCCAAAAGAAATGGGAATTCTTTCAACTAATTTTGCAAAGTTTCTGATTTCAATGTCTTTATGAGTTCTTACACTAACAGAGGTCGTATTCGGAGTATCGTTGTAGGATGGCTTAGATGAAAGAGACTCTCCAGAAAAGACTACATTCTCAATCTTTATCTTTTGTTGTTGTAGGTGTTTTTGCAATTCTTTTGCCGCTTCGAAAATGTCAAAAAGCTCTTCGAAATCTTTATGTGCTTCCATAATTGCAACATCTGATAGATTTAGAACGTCAGCATCTTGACTTACCAAAGCTCCTTCAATCGCTGCCTGATACTCTGCATCAATTTCTACCGTTCCATCTTCTTTGTATACAATGTTGTGACTGATTAGTCCAAGGAACATTTCCATATTCAACTTTTTTAATGTTTCTTTAAGCTTTGGGCTATCGTCAAACAGTTCTTTTAAAATTGGTCCTGTTGGCAAGTTCCATCCAACAACCAATCTAACCCTGTGATGGAATGTCCCAGACTGTGTTAAGAGAGCGTTCTTTGTCGCAACAGTTTGTGTACCATACATAATCAGATCTGCAAAACTATGCTCCAAGTCTTCTTTCATCTTTCTTACTTCAAAGACATCTTGCATTGATGCAAAATAATATTTAATCTTGCATTTAATCATCTTGTTTGTCTCTGCCATGTTAGTTCCATAGAAATCAAAACTAATATCTTTAATACCTGATCCTTCTACTCTTCCCTTTCTGTCTTGAAGAATCTTATCAACAGAATAGGGGTCTACATGATCAGGAAAGGCTACTTCAAAAGGAACGGTCTTGCCAGTAGAATTGTGTTTGACTACATAAAGACGAATCTTTGGAACTAAAGATGCCATCTGTGCTGGGGTAATCTCGTTAATAACAGAATTCATATTCTTCTTTGATACCATTTCATTAATGAGAAGTTGAATATTCCCTGTTAAAACTGAGAGGTTGTTAAATTTCCCCTTTACAATTGCTGCTTTTTGCTCGTCTTCAGTCTTTCCTTCATAAGTTCCCCAAGCTTCTCTGTTGAAATCACTTCTATCTTGGAAGATCTCTGGTGCATTCATTAACACGCATTGAGGTTGTAGTCTTTTCTTCTCTAATTTCTTTGGTGTTCCCATCTCGTTATCCTATCGTAAGTAATGTTATTATCCTATCTAGAGGATAAGGAATGTTTATCTGCTCTCCTAATTGAACGTGGAACTCTGTTGGTTTTTGATTGTAAAATGCAATAACCCACCACACCTTGGGATCTCCATAGTGTTCTGCTGCCAATTTCCAATAACTATCGCCAGATGTCCATATGTGCTGAACTGTTGTTATGTCTCTCAACTGTTCTCTTGATGGATATGACAATTCTGGTGTGTTATATTGGTTGATATGTTTTACATTTCTTTTATCGAAATAAGAACGATACTGTTCTGCATTGTTCCTCATCTTTTGTCTGTTATCGTATCTTGTTCTTGTCATGTTGTACCTCGTATTGTTAACTTAAATTTAAACTCATAGCGTTTCCGTTAGCATCAAGAATTGCCTCCTCTGCACTCTCGAAGATTGCCTCCTCTGCAACATTCTCCTCAATCGTTGGCAAAGTGTTGTCAACAATCATTGAAGAATTATCTTTCAATGATACTACATCTTTTGAATTCAAACCATATGGAAAGTTTCCCTTATCTCTTTTGGCACCGTCTTTCGAATCCCATCCCAATTTGTGAGTGTGAGCAACTGTCAATGTAAAGCTCAAGTTAATCTTTTGAGGGAAGGCAGAGTTGCCATTGTCATTTGTCATAAAGAATCCAGATTCAACATCAGGATCATATTTAAATCCTTTAACTGTCCCTAATAATCCTCCGCGATGAGCATCTTTGGCAGATGGCTTGTCTGAATCACAGATCAGGTTGAGAAATTTGATCTTAAACAAAGGAGGAGCTACCATTCTTCCTACTCCACCATTCTTTCCTTCGTAGACTGGGTATAGCATTGAAAACAATGCCTCACAAGATTTGAGATTTTCTTTTGCCTCTTTGACATCTGCAGCAATAACATCCCATCCCAATGATAAAACTCTTTTTGTTCCTTTAAATGTCTGGATTGGATCCATTCTCCCAAAGACTTCTTCTTGGTTCCAATCTGATTCATAGTTATCTTCGTATTGAGTTAGCCAAGACATAAACTTAATTTGCCTTCCTGTTGATACGTGATATAACCACACATAAGCATTGTTTGCATTTGCGACTTGTTTTGGTCCGTTTATATATGCCATTTTCTATATCCTATTTTTATCTCGCCAATGTCAAGTTGGTGTCATTTAACAATTCTTTTACATTCTCAACAATAACCTCTCCGAGAACTCGATCATCAATCTTCAACACAACTTTCTTCCCAGATGAGCCCGATGTTGTGTCATTCTTCCCAGATGAGCCCGATGTTGTGTCATTACTACCACCTCCATCAAGTGCCTTTGTCAAACCATTCAGTGCTTTTGCCAAATTGTTCATTGATTCTGCATTCTTTGCTTCTTGCATAACTGTCGTCATACTGTCAAATACTTCAACAATCTTTGTACTTGAATCTCCAATTGCTCTTGTATTGGTTAACGCAGAATCGAATGCATACAACTTATCCATAGGTAATTCATCAAGAACGCTGCCCATTCCTTTGATTCCATCAACAACCCCTGAAAAGCTTGCCCCTGATAAATTGCCAATGCTTGTGAATAGGTTTGCAAAACTGTTAATTAGATATCCAATACTTCCAACAATCAAGCCTACACTAAATGCAACAATTGCCAAAGATGCTCCAAACAACGCAACTCCTGGAGATGCCATCTTTCCTGCCACACCAAGAGAAATTAATCCAGGCGCTGCAGTTGCCCCTGCCAATCCAAGAAGCTTGATTGTTCCTGCCGCAAGTGCTGTTTTTGCTCCGAACGTCATTAAAACAATGCCAAGAACTGCCAAAACTGCTCCAAACCATTTCATGCCCTTTGACACGTTCAACAATCCATCGACCATCCAGGAAAGAAGTGATACAATTGGCTCAACAAGTACTGCAAGTTGATATCCAAGCAACTTTACTTTTTGTAAAAATGATGTTGCATCCTTTGCTGCATCTGCCAATTGCTCTTGAGTTACTGCCAAAGCTTTCATCCCAGAAACTGCCTTTCGATATTCGCTAAATGATTGTCCAAATAATTTGTTTGCAACAGTCATGTCTTTAATTCCTGCAGCATTCATAATTGCCAATCTGTTATACTTGTCTAGCGAGTCCCACGATTTGTTTGTCAAATCAAGAGACTGTCTCAACATTGAAATTCTCTTCTCTTCTGATGCATTAACGAGATCGATTGCATTCAACAAAGGTCCACCCAAAACTGCATTCAATTGTCCTGCCACTTCTGCAGCACCTTTAAATGTGTCAAATTGCCCCACAATTGCCAACAAGTTTTGCATTTCAATTCCTGTTGCTTTAAATATTCGTTGCAATCCTTCAAATACTTTTTGTCCTTTATCCCCGTGTGCTGCCATCATACTCATTGCTGATGCAAAGTCGCTTGTCATCTTCCCCATTGAGATATTAAGTTCTTTTGCCAATCCTGCAACTTGCCTAATTGTCAATTCTGCTGCACTTTCTGTCATGTAAAAAGCTTTGACAAGATCATCCAACATCTTCGGAGCATTCGATACTCCCAATTTTGTTAGTGCTCCAACAGTTTTGACAAGAGATATTTGCGTTTCATCGCTTACTTCTGTAAATGTTCTCATCTCTGTGTATAGTTTTGCAAAAGCTTCTGAAGTTTCTCCCATCGACATCCCAACATCTAAGTTCGCATAATACGATTCTGTCATTACTGATGTGTAGTCTTCCATCGCACCAGTTGTTGCAAAGAATCTTTCTCTTGCAGAAAACAGTTCTGCTACTAATCCCGCTGTTGATACTTTAACTTTGCTTAAAATTGATGCTCCAATATTCCCGGCAGTGTAAATTTCACCCATCGATTTCAAAAGGTGTTTAGAAGTATATCCAAGCTTTTTCATTTCTACGATCTGACCAGTAAGAGAATTCTTAAATGCATCTGAAGATACCAATGTGTATCTTAAGGCGATGCTTTTTAAAACTTTGTCAAATCCTCCTAAAGCTTGTTCTGTCTTTTTTGATTGTTCTTCCTTTTCTTTGTCTACTTCTACTTCTAATCTTAGTAGTTTTATTCTTTCTTTTTGAACTTGGATTGCCGACTCTTGCGCTTTAACTGAGGTTTTTTGTGTTTCGATGTTTTCAAGAGCAATGTCTAATAAATCCTGCTTTAAACCAATCTCTTCCTCTGTTAATTCAATTTCTCCAGATTGGGCATCAAGAATTTCTTTATTCAAAACTTCAGCTTGCAGTCTAACCCTAACCATATCTTCCATGACCTTGGTTCTCTCTTTCCCGAGTTTGATTATTTCTCTTGTTGCTGCAATCTCTTCAGAGTAGTTCTTATCCGCCATTGTCTTACAGTTTCCTTATTTAAAGGGCCACTTTAATTTTGTTTCTTGCTCAAATTTGCGTACTGCATCTTCAAGCTTATATTTGTTATTCAAAGTCGCCTGATTGTCAAGGCCATACCTTTTGTATGCTTCCATATATCTCTTTTCCCCTGCCAGAGCATTAGAAAAAGCTTGAATTTCTGATTGCGTTCCTTTGACTGTTCCTGATAAGGAAGATTTACCAAACATTCCTCCAAGGATATGTTCTATCCAAGCTCCCAAAACATCAAGCCACTCATTTAACAATTGCTTATCATCTGTTGTGTTTCTTTTTGCCATTCCGAGATCGATGATTGGAGGGTTCTTCTTGTTCATGATATAATTATCCCTATTATTAAATGTTGTACACTATAATTAGATTGGATTGTTATTTATTATCTTCTTTGGCTTCTTTCTCTTTTTCAAGTTGAGTATTTAGACGCTCAACAAACCACTTACGTAATCCGATTGGCAAGTTGTAAGCTTCAATGAAACTCCAACCACCATGATATTTTAAGAAAAAGAACTGTTCGTAGATGTTCTCTTGATACTTATCGCTTAGGCCAAAAAAAGTCAGCAGATAGCTGCACCTCGACTTCATTGACTGCATCACATTCTGGGCATACGATTTCTCTCTTCATGTCGATATTTGGCACTACCTTAGCATATGCTGCTCTTAAATATCTAGAATCTGATGCTGGGAGTACGTCCAAAAGCTGATCAATTAAAAATGAATCCCTATTCTCTGCTACCGATACGATGATCAGTTTTAACATATCTGTCAATGGTGCTTCTGGAAGGTTATTCTTCTTTTTTCCTTTGGCCATTCTTGCTAACTTTTTTTCTTCCTTTCCTGTGATCAATCTCGTTTCAATATCAACATCTAGTTTTGGAATGTGGATGATGAATGTATTATTCTCTGTTTTCGAAATATCATAATCTTCGTAGTCATTCCCTTCATAAATTTCAAGGTCTCCTAACTCAAAAGAGTTATCAAAAGTTTCTCCACAAGAAGGACAAACAGCAGAACCCTCATAAACTGAACCGTATGCTGCGATTCTTGCTGCAACAATAATGGCATTCTTATCGCCAATCAAAAGAGTTTCTGCGTTAACAGACTTGTCCATTAAAATGTTTTGAACAAATCTATCAATTACAACACCTTTCTTGATTAATGCCTTTGATGTTAACAGATCTTCATCCTTTGCTGTCATCTCTCTGATTTCTACTTGATTTTGATTATGAAAGGGATGTCCCTCCGTGTAATGTCTCCCTCTGGATGGAAGGTCAACAAATGTAGTAGGAACTACAAATGAGAATGGTGCTGGTTTGCTTTCTTGATTTTGCGACATTGCAGACATAGCAGACATTGCTATGTCGTGTGGAACCGTCTTCATGCGTTCCTCGTTTCGTCTACTGTTTGACATTTATACCTCTTTTGTTTGTTTTGATTAGTTAAGTGGACTTGTCATATTGGCCAAAGAGTGATCGCCTGCAGTTCGAAGAGTCGCCCAGTCATATTTTAATACAAGTTCAATCTTTACAAGATCTTCTGAATCGTAGGAAAGCTTTCCAAACTTGCATTCTTTAATCCATGCATTGTGAAGTTCCCACTCTTCTACTTTAGTGTCTCCAGATCCGTATTGGGCAATAGTGATTGACCCAACCGCATTTGTTGCTTCTTTCTTTGAAATGGTTTGAACATTAATTTGACCGCGACTATCGATCAGAGAAGGAGGGACTCTATATCCTGCTTTCTCCAACATTGCAACTAACTGAACTGTCTGATCTGTATCGACTGGATCTACAATTGTTAATGATACGTCATCCCACTTGATATGCCCTGGATAATTGAACTTGTAATTCAAAAATCCGTGCTCAGTTTCTCCAATTGCAAACCCTGGCTTGTTTACTTCTGTTGCGACCCAACTTTCAATACCTGTCGAGGCATCTCCTGGAAAGTTAATTAGCCATCTAAAAGCTCTCTTTGGTTCAACTACTTTATTTCTTTCTCCGCTCCAAAAACCGCCCATTTAATTATTCTCCTTTTATACAATAAATAGATGCTTTATCTTATTTATTTTCTTAGTCTGCGAATGATGCTCCAGAGTTTGTTACAACAAAATCAACTGCAATGAACTCTACTGCATAGGCAGGTTTCAACAATACCTTTGCATACATGATGTTTCTATCAACAAGGTCTTCGGTAGTTGTTGACTTGTCAAGGATTACTTTGTAATCTGCCAAACCGAAGTCTGCCTTTACACCGCTCAACATTGCCTCAACTGGTCCTCGGAATCGTGCCCAAGTCTTCTCCAAGTTTGGCTCGAACAGAACACTTGTTGCAATACGAGATACTTCCTTCTTAACGTATAGAAGCATTCTTCGAACATTAATTCTGTCAAGTGCTGAAGGTGTTCTTTGCAAGGTCTTTTGACCCATGATTACAATTCCTTCTCCTGCGAACTTGGCAATAGGGTTAATGTTGTTTTCATATAGATTATCTCTATCTGCAACATATACTCGATCTCGAACTTGCAGTACCTTAAAGCCAGATGAACCGTCATCCAATCCACCTCTGTTAAATCCTGCAGGGGCAAACCAAACTGCTCCATCCTTCTCTGTGTCACTTGATGCAAATGTTCCAAGTGCAACAATTGAAGGTGGTACCCAAAGATTGACATTCCCATTAAGATGGTCAGAAATCATTACCCAAGGGTAGTAAGAACTTCCATAACTTGTATTGATGTTTCTATCTTTCACATCGTCAACAGTATCTTTAACACTACCGATACGAGTATCTTCGTTATCTGTAGTTTCTGTTTCTGGAGTATATTCGTATGGCAGGTCAACAATTGCCAAAGCGTCCGCCCTTGTCTCACAAGTATCCAAGACTTGATCGGTCAATGATGCGTTTGTTAAGCCAGGAACGGTCAATACATTGTATTCAACAACCTCGGCATCTTCAACAATTCTAATCGCTCTCTTGATTGTGTTAAAAGAATAACTTGTTAGTTCGGTCTTCCCTGACAATAGTGTGTTGTTCACCAATGGCTCTCGCTCTGTGATGTCAAGACCGTCAAACCCACCATAGAGAACTGTAGTAAATCTATTCAATCCTGTGGTGTTGTTCAAGAAGTTTGACCATCCACTAATGGCTGTTACTGATCTTTCTGCTGCTCGGCTACCAGAAGTATAATCATAATTTGCAGATACAGACCCTGACGCAATATCGTCAAGAGTGAAGTACCAAGACTGCTCTGTAAAGGTAGAATCAATTGGACTTCCTGGATTTGCCCCGTCTGCGGGAAGTGATCTTACAAGATCAACAACACTTCCTTCAAATGCTGTCAAGCTTCCGCTCTTAAGAAGATCGACTCCAAAGTGCATATCTTCCTTCAAGGTGCCACCATAAGGGTGGTTTGACTCAACAAGCGGAATTGAAGGGAACTGCAAGCTTGATGTAAAATCTGTTGCAAAAGAACTTGAGAATTCGTTTGTTCCCTCTTCCCAGTTTACCAAATCTTTATAAATCGAACCACTACCAACAACCAACGTATCTGGGGTCACAACAGCTTCTGTAATGACTGTATCTTTAATCTTTTCTGGGCCGTACACACCGAATGGTAAAAATACCTTATTGGCACGACCAGATGCAACAACCGTATCTACTTCAACCCTTACCAACCTTGATTTATTTTCAAAAGTTCCCTTCTCTAACAGAACATTTCGTGTTGAATCCCATTCGTAATATTGATCTCCAATCTTCTTTGCAATATAGTTATCTGCAGCAGGGTTAAGACTACAGTTTGAATAACGCTCAACGATGTTCTTTTTACTGTCCAAGTCCCTAATGTCTCTGATTTGAATGGTAAAAGTACCATAATCACCAGTTACCTTTGCTGCTTTAATGTCTTGAATTGTAACTTTATAATTTCTCTGATCGTGCTCTCCAGAATCTAGAGTGTGCAATCTAAACAACTTTTGCATCGCGGAAGGAACGAATGATGTAGCTGTTCCAACATCCTGGGAGAAGAACCAACCAGTCTTCGCAACTTGACGAGACATATTGTAATTTGACTTCTCTACAGTTCCTGCCGAATCTTCTAATCCTACAATCATTCCCCAATATTCACCAGTACCAATAATTTCTTTTGCAGCTCTTTCGTAAGTTTCGCCTAACCAGTAGGTTTTTTGATCTGCCGCCAGCGTGACAGAAGTATTTGTCAATGTTGGATCCATGTTAAACTTGTCACGGACAGTATCCATATCAAAAGTAATCTTCTTTGCATCTAGCAATGTAGACCCAGATGACATTACTACAGTAAGTGCTTGATTTGCCGACTCGAAAAGTAGTGCATTACTCGCAGTCGTTTCGGTAATTGCCCCAGCGATTGTCCCAGACAACATGATTCCACCACTCATTTCGTTTGGGAAGTACCAAGTTGCAGCCAAAGCTCCAGTAATATTTGTTGCAGAACTTGAAGATGGGAAAACAAAGAGACCATATGCTCCACCATAGTTCTCTTCTGTAATCTGCCCAGCATTCCAGCCAGCCTCTCCAATGTCGCTTGTTGCATCATCATTCTGCTCACCCAACAAACGAACAACAGTGATAGGCACATTTGAATTTTTTAACCATGAATATGCAGCATATCCGCCATATGTTGGACTAGTATAGGTACCATCTCGCCAAGCATCCCCAGATGATAATCCAGGATCTGGCAATCCAAATGTCTGCTCAAGCTTGTCAGTATCTTCAATAAGAACTGGCTGCATTGAAGGGCCTTTCTTAAATCGACCAATTACTAGTGGCCCAATTTCATCCCCTACATTTGGAAGTTGTGAATTATCAATTTCGTTTAGGAAAACTCCTGGTGATACAAATTTAAATTGCTTTACTGACATGTTGATAGATCTCCTTTATTCAAACATACTACGACTTTTATATTAAATAGTTCTTAAAAATGTAAAGTTGTTTTTATACTATGAATTTAGGGTGATATAGTCTTGTTCTTCTTGGGTTAGTGCTCTTTCTCTTGGGATCTTTACTTCTACGATAGATTCTCTTCTTACAATCTTTGGTTGTTCTTCATTTTTGTCCTCGGAATAGATGTATCCTAAGACCTTAACTGTAATCTTTGTGATATACTTTCTTTCTTCATTTCCCATTGAATCGACGTTGTTAGATTGTGCAAAATCTTCTTGAATAAATGCCTCGTATCTGTGATTCTCATTCTCGAAGGTAATGTAGTTAATTCCTCCAGGCTTTGTTATAAATGGAGACATCAATGTATTCATCTGTTGTTGGTATTCTGTTCTCAATGTTACTTCATAATTGATGTCAATATAAACTGGCATTGGGATTGTGATAGTTTCATATACCATCTTGTTGGTAATCTTTGGGAAGTTCTCTTGTCCTGTCTTTCTCTTTGAAAGTGTATTTGTGTAATTGGCAGTCTTGTCTTGTTTTAATCTTCTTGTTATCGAGATGCTACCACCCTTGAGATCCCCTACTGGTGGTACGTTTGCCCATGCAGATCCTTTACTGTTTGGATTTTTGTTTATACTCTTTCTCTCAATAGTAATTGCAGGGAAGATCAATGCTCCAGTGTCGTCAAACCTCTCCTTGTCATCTTTGGATTGGAATGATCGTTCTGCTCCTACCCAAAATACGGGAGACTTCTTCCATCCGGTATTGGTATCACAAAACAGATCAAGGTCTTTGTCAACCCAGTTGAAAAATCCTTCATCAATTGTTTCCAAGGTTGATGCTTGGAATGGTATTGTTGAATTATCGTTTGCCATTATTCGTCATGCCCTTGAAATAATCCTTTTCTTGCCTTGATACACATCGCTTCAATTTCTACTTGGTGTTCAATATGACCAAAGACGGGAGTAGGTTCGTTTAATTCTGTGATCTCAAAATAGCTATCTCCGTACTTTACAAAATCTCCAACTGTCACATTCAAATCTTGATCTGTTGTCAACCTTCTATGATGAAAATGTATTTTAATTGATGGTCTCTTATCAATACCTAATTCTGTCGTCTCTGTTTTGTATCCTTCCCATGCAATTACTGCATATACTCTAATAGCTGGAAGGAATGTTTTTGTTATTGCTTCTCCATATAGTGAATGGTAGTTTGTCAACTCTCTTGAGATAGGGTAATAGAATACTTCTGTACCCATTACTCTTTCTATAAGCTCATTTCCTACTTGATGAGTTAAATCTCTTTCCTTGTCCCCTGCGAATAGGGCTGGTGGGCGGTTTGGGGGTTGTTGCCATTCGTTTGTCATTATTTACTTTCTCTCTTTCCCTTCTCGAATAACTAACTTCTTGATCATTTCTTTTGCCTCGTCAAGTTCAAGTCGATTGAATCTTGAATGATCGTCATCTCTGCCTCTATTGTTAACAACTTCAACACCCTTATCGTCAAGGTCCATCATGTTGAATCTTCGTTTACCATCCTTATCTTCTGGGGATGGTCCAACCTTTGTAATAATTAATCTTTCTGCTGGTAGTCCTTTAATGACTTGTGCCTTACCAATCTTGACATTGAATCTGGTTTGCTCTCGGTTTTGTGCAATAATGATGCCATGCTCATCTTCCCTTCTTTGGAAAGAAACGGTTACTTCATCTCCTACTTTTGGAGTAGTTGATTGAACATTCTCCAATTCTTCTTTTACAAGATCGTTAATAAATTTTCGAGCTTCATCTAAATCTAACATATTGAATCTCCTTTCTTTTGTTTCTTTGTCTCGGGTACTTGTTGTATTGCCACCATCAAAATCTAACATATCAAATCTTGATTGGGTGTCATCTCTTTGATCTGTTTTCTCTTTCTTCTTGTCGAGGATCTTTGTAATCTTTGATTTGGCAACTTGCTTCGTTCCACCTTTCACTCCAACGGTGTAGGTATCATTGTCATGAATTGTCTGGATCTTGCCAATAGTTGCAATACCAAAGGAGTCCTTGAATTCAACGCGATCACCTTGTTTAGGGGCTAGCTCTTTACTTGCAAGAGAAGCTCTGTATCTATCTACAACATTTTCCAATTCTCTTTCAAAATCATCTTCTATTCCTGGCCGAAGAGTTGTCGAAGAAGGATTAGATATGCTTACAACACTTTCTCTTGATATACGCATATTTTCTTCATGATTTGCGACATCAACCACAATCATCCCATCACTGCCTATTCCAATAACTCTCCCAATATAGGTATCTCCAGATACATCAAATTCAATTATACTTCCTTGACGAACCCTTCCTTGGGCCATTTCTGAAGATGTCCCCGTTTCAAGACGAAGTTCTGAGCCGTCAACCCACGTCCCCGTTGGAGTTGTATCCCTTTCTTGTTGGCTTCTTGGAATACCAATCCAATAACTGTCAGTACCATAACCCCGTTCTCCTTCAACTCTTCCAATTACTCCGTATATCCGAGGATCAACTCTACCTGTCCACAAGAATGATACATTATCTCCTACTTCAAACTTTCCAATTCGTTCTATGGTCTCCCAACGACGACCATACTTTCTGCGAAGTAATCTAATTAATCTTGTTGAAGTACTGACTCCAAGTTCCTCCAAAACTATATGAATATCTCTAACCTCGATATTTGGATTTAAGATCGCCAAAGCTTGTACTTTGCCTAGTTTACTTTTTGCCAAATCTTTCAGTGTAGAACTTGGAGTATTTGAATTTGCGGCAACTGCCATTTTCACTGCAGGTCTAATGTTTTTTGACAGCTCTATCAACTCGTCAGGTGATGTGTTTGGATCTTTGGCCTTTCTTAAATTTTCTTTCCAATTTTTAATAATGCCCTCATCAAGTTCAAGTCTACCAAATCTTGTTCCATCATCATCTTTATTTTTTTCTGTCTCGGGTTCATCATCAAAATCCATCATTGACATTCGGACTTCTTCATCTGACTTGGCAGATTTTGGCATATTCGCCTTTGCTTGCAATACTTTGATTCTATCCAATGTCACACCTTTTAGGATATGGTCTGGTCCTATTTGAATGCTGTACTTGTCGCCATGCTTTGCAATAATGTGTCCTTCTTTGTCTCCCATCATTGATTTGACAGATACACGATCTCCGGTTTGTAGGACTTGGGTTGGGATTGGTGGTTTTTTATTTACTAATGTAATTTCATTTCTTCTTACCTCTGCACTTCTTCCTCTAGAAAGAGATATAGTATAAATAGCGTTATCATTGTAAGTATTGTAGGTATCACTAATCACGCCTCGTTCTTTCTCTTGTCTCGTTCCAACTTGTGTAGTGTATTCCACTTCATCCCCTACTTGGAATTCTTCTGTTGGCAGTCTTTCGAGATCTTCTCTTTCTATCCTGCCGGATGCAGAAATTTCCCTTACCTTTCTCAAGTCGCTAAAAGGTCTGTTACTTAACATTTCTCTATTTGGCTCTTGAATAAATGCCCTATCTCCTCGAATATCGTCAATTGTTCCTCTTATTGTTCTTTGTCTTCTGTGATCATAATAAGATACTGCATCCCCTACTTGGAATTCTTCTCCCAAACGTTCTGTGAATTCTTCACTTAATCTTTGGGCATCTTGTGTTGTGTAATCTTCTTTCGAAAGCTCTACTCTCAACTCTTCCAACATATCGTCTGACATCTTGTTGCTTCGGATAATAGAAACTAAAGTATCAACGTTTGGAGTCTTCATTGCCAAATTCCACAGCAAATTCATATCTGTAGCTCGATTATTCAAAATCATCCAATCTGTCATTTCTTCTTCATCATATTCATCATCCAAAAAGCGCATCAATTCATCAGAATACATGTCTGAAATGGTGATATCTTCTCCATAACGACCTTTCCCAGTGGTTGCCTCTCTAAGAAACTTTTGATGTTCATTTAAAATTAGATTTTTGATTGTTTCTTTATTCATATTTTTTTATCCTCGGAAGATGAAGAGAGGGATCTTTTCATTTACCTTTAATGTGTTATCCATAATTGTGGCATCACGCTCTGCCAATTTGGCATACGTCAATTCATCAAGGATTGTTTTTAGTTCTTCTCGTAACTTCTCTTGTTCATCTTTGGCTTGTGTCAATAGTTCTGACGCATTCAATGTTACGTTACCATTAGGGAATGGGATACCAGATGTGAACTTTCCTCTAACTTGTCCTAACGTTTCCTTAATCAAGGCCAACCCAAACCTTCTGATCCACTGTTTACCAATAGAGTTAATACTTTCGTAAGGTACATTTTCAAAAGGAATGGTGTTCATGTTGTTTACCCCAGTAACCCCAGTTGGATTGTTTGGGTCTTCATCCCAAGCATCTCCATCAACCATGAATTCGACCCAGAAGTTGTGAGGATCTGCAAATGTAGGAGCAGGGAAAATTCTCAACTTGTTATTTCTTACCTGAAATGAGTAGTGAGATGTTCTTGTATATAGGTGATCTTCAAATGCTCCTGCCTGCATCTTGTTCTGCCAAGCTGGGATAACCTGGAATGAGCTATCATCTGCCCACTGCCCATAGTTCTGCAAGTTACCTACGACATTGAGTCCACCATAATAACCATAGAATCTCCACATACTATGGGGAGTCTTGTAAAACACTCTTTTAATGAGAACCCTATTGTTTCCTACTGCTCCAGAGTGTTCAACTGATGTACTAATGATCTCTTGTAGGTCATAATCTTGCTGGTGTTCTTTGATCACGAAAGATGCAGAATAGACGGGTTCTGAGCCTCCAATAGCCATTGCAGATCCTACAGCATCAGATACCTTTCTTGAATAGGCATATCCAAATTTAGGGTACATTGATTCAACATTCTGTGCTCCATCGATAATGTTCCCATCCTGATCGAAAGAACCCGTTGTCGAACCTAATACATCACCTAATACGTTTTTGGCTTGATGGATGTTGATTAGATATGAATATTCAAGACAAGCTTCTTCATATGCTGAATACACATTATCTTCTGTAATCTCAAGATCAAGAACGTCTCCTCCTAATCTTCGATACACATATGTTACTTGATCTGCTGCTCCAGAAAGGAATGCAGTTGATTGATAGATACCAAATGGCAAGGCTGCAAGGACACTTCCTTCGCTTCCTGTCTCTGGTAGTACTGTGCTGCTTATTTGAGAAGCAGGAGAAAATTCAGGATATGACATAGATACACTTCTCCATAACTATTATGATACACTCTAAATAGTTAAAGAAAGCGTTAATTATTGTTTGTCAAACTTCTTGAGGTGTTCTTTGAGGATGTTGATTTCTTCTTTCATTTTAATTATCCTCCTGAATCTTTGTTAATCCATCTGCTTCATCCTTGTCGTTTCGAACTTCAACAAATACTGGAAGGAATAGACTGTACGTCTCTCTGTTGGACTTTGTTTCAATAAGTTCGTTATATTCAACTTCGATAATCTTACCTGTATACTGATCGAAGTCAAAGTCTTCAATGGCTTGCAATCCTTTTGCAATATTATTTGTATCAATTGGTTCAAGCCCTCTTTGAGATCTTGCAAATCCTGTTCCTACATTGACCTTCAACTTTTTGTCTGATGATTCGAGGATTAGACTACCAATACCATTTTCAAATGTTGATCCACTCTTTCCCTTCTCCCATCCAATACATCTTAAATCTGTATCTCTCTTGGCCTTACCTTTGATTTGTTCTCGACATGTTCCATCTTTGAAAAATGATGTCTTGTTCTTTAGAACCGATCCTTCCTTTCCTTCTTTAATGTATGCTCTTGTTGTCTTTCTGAATTCTTCTTCGTCTTGGACATCTTGCGATTCAACAGGGAGAATTGATCCATTATTCATCCAGTGCTTGCACAATTCCTTTACCTTTTCAAACCTATCCTCGTATGCCATATTGTATTCGCCATTAATCCAATCTTCATATGGAATCATATCCCACACCTTCATAACGATGTTCGTATCAATATGATACAAATCAAGATTTAAAGCTGCAATCTTTTCATCCAACTTTTCTCTTTGTCTGATTGTTGTGGCTTCTTGGTATTTCTTTGCAATTGATTCTCTTGTCTGTTCTGACTTGATTAATTTATTGATCTTGCCGTTTCCTACCTTTCTCTCGGCAATCTTCCCATCAACCAAGTACAACATCTCCCCAATAAGAACCTGTTCTTCGGTCATTCCTAGAACAGAATTTACAATATTGTTTACCGCGAATACTGTGCCATTCCTTGTTATAAAATCAACTTCCTTGTCGTGAACAACAATATTACAGAATGCTCCATCCATTTTCTCTTGACAAATGGCGGGATATTTGATTTTGGCAAGGTGCTTATCATCACTAGAACATCTCATATATGGGATTGTTGGAATGAAATTCTTGCCAAACACTTTATTTGCAGTCTTGGCAGAGAATCCAGATTTAAGATCTTTGAGAATTACGTCATAGTATACATTTGCATCTTCTCGGGTTAACCCAAGCATCTGACCATGTACATATTCAATTGCAGCATGTCCTGTGATCTTTCGTTCATGAAGTTTGTACAAATCTTCGATAGCTTCTCCAAGCGTAATTTGAGGATTAATCATACTATAATCTTCTGGGATCGTCTTCTCTGTCATGTAATACCGATAATGCGGGTTTAGGGCATGATAGATAACTTGCTTTAACAATTCGTTATCTTTATTCTTTTTAAGAATTGCAAGTTTTTCGTTCTTCTTTGATGTCGCCTTGATCTCTTTTAGAATGTCGTATACCTTTGTCATTTACCTCTCCTCTCATGTTGTTTATATTATAGTATGATATAAGATACTTGTCAAGGAGAATCGTTCGAAAATCAAGGAGAAAGTGGCAGTTCATACAAATTATTCCCACAACCAAAGATCTTGAATACACCATTATCTTCTGCAACTTGTTTCTCTGTTTTGCCATCTTGTGCTCTGAATTTGAATCTATTGTAGCGTGAGATGCCATCGGTATACCAATAACTTAACTTTGTTTCGTTTAGGAATGTAAATCCGTTCTTCTCATATACATTGCCATTGCCGTGAGACAAGTCTGCATATGTAATAACTTTTTCATAACCATTGTCCTTTGCCCATTTGATTGCTGCCTTGAGAAGTTTTGAAAATCCACCTTGGACTGTTGTATCGATCTTTGTTGTGAACCTTGCAACCTCAACTGATCCTTTATATTTTCTGTGTGCAGGCTTTCTTAGCGTAATTCCTGCAACAACCTGATCGTTATATTCCAAGAAAAATCCTTTAGTTGCTTGAACATGCCCTAATAAATGATTATCATTAAAAAACTTATCCATTAGTTTGTTTTTCTCTTGCTCGATGATCTTGCACTTTCTTGCTGCAACCTTTGTCTTGTTAAGTCCTAACTTGTTTTTGATCATTGATTTAACAACATCTTGCTTCTGTTCCCAATCATCTGAAAACACGTGGAATAGAAAGATGCCCTTATCCTTGCAAGCCTTTGATTTATCTGAATGGTATGATTTCTCTTTATTTAATTCACTATGCCAATACAATCCGTTATATTCGATGGCAACCTTTTTTGATGGAATGTAAATATCAATCTCTTTTGGAGCAATGATCTTTCTGCTGTTTCTTACAACATCGAGTCCAAGAGATTCTACCCATTCGGCAACTTCGTTCTCCGGCTTTGAAGACGGATTACACTTCCAACATAAAGTCCCTTCGTCAAGTTGTTGTAGCGTTCTTTTAGTAATATCTCCACACTTTGCACATTCTACTTTCAGTTTCTTTTGTAATTTTCTTGAGCCATATTCTTCATATTTTGTTAAAACTTTAAACGTGTCGCACTTATTCAGTACTCTTTTTTCAAATACTTCCTTCTTCATCGTTAAGGTGTTTGAAATTTTGCCTTTTGTCTCTTCAGACGTAGAACGATCTCTACAATTCCCGCATATTGAACTATGATCTCTTAGATAATTTAAAGATGTCGTCAATTCCTCTTCGCACTTGTTACATTTTACTTTAATGTTCTTTTCGTTCTGGCTAATATAATCCTCATACCTATTGTTCAAATCTTCTACATTTCTTAAAGAACAATATTCCTTTAATCTTTCTTCGAAAACGTCAAGAGAAAGTTTCGCTCCTCTTCCTCCCCTCTTTCCTCCTTTTGTTTCTGCAATGTTCTTGTGTTCTTTGCAATATTGTTTAAATTCAAAAGATACATAACGAGGCTCATTGTTACATAGCAAACATTTTGGTTGCTCTCCCTTTAAGATATATTGAATTGTATAATCCTTTGATTTCAAGTGGTGAACCATTTGAAGATGAGTTGCCAATGCTCTTTTACTTTTCTTTTCCTTTCCACAAATTAAACATGTCTCCATTTCTTTCTCCTTCTTTAATGCTATATACTAATTAGCACCCTTTTTTACAAAAGACAAGATAAAAGACAAAAAAAGGGGCACCCAAATCAATGAGTACCCCTTTTTACTTTACGTTATGACAGGGTTACGTTATCCCATCAAATCCCTCACGATGAGAATGCCATACATGTCTGGTCTAACCATCTTCTTGGCATATCGAGTCATGACACCCTTACGAGGCACGAAGTCTTCGATACCAAAGATAGTAGGAGTAACCTGTAGTGGAACATAAGGTGAGTATACATAACCACTCTCAAGGAATGATCCACCCTTACGACCGACTAGAACAACATTACGTGGGAAGTAAGGATCAACGTAGATATCCCACTTCTTGTTAATTGCTCCACTCTTGAATACACCAGCGGTACCCTTGGCCTCGTCACCAGTAACGGTTGCACGGAAACCAGAAGTCATCTCCAACACATTGGCAAGCTCTGGGCCGCAAACTAGGAAGTTTGCACCACCACGAAGCACCTTGCGTTGAATCTGTGCGCTAATGTCGTTCACTGTCTCAAGCATGGTCTCGTACCATTGAGAAACAGTACCAGTGAAGTCACCCTGTTCGAGAACATTGATAAGCTCACCAGTCAAACGGTCAACAAAGCGTCCAGGTCGGCGTGACCAGTAATAAGTACCGGCAGTTGCACCCTTGACTAGATCGTTCAAGATTTCCTGATCGATTTCAAGAGCAATCTGTTCAGACAGAATACTTGTCAACTCTACTTCAGCATCAAGGTTGTGATAGGCGTTTAGATCCTGTCCCAATTCTGGGGTCCACTTTGCCTTCAACTTCTTAGTCATTGCAGTAATTGCAGTGCTATCAATCTTGATGTCAATTTCAGGAATCTCTGTCTCGTTTTCCAAAGGCCATAGTGTAGTACCCTTGATTGCTCCAAGACCAGTTCCTTCCTCAAAGTTGTCAGCGTATGCGTAACTGAATGTAACAGAACCAGTCAATGCGCCAGAAAGCTCATTTGTTGATTCACTACCAGTTGCCACAAGTGCGACAGCAATGTAATGTCCGTCAGCCTGATCGTGGTCGATGAAGTAATTGGTATGTCGTCTTACCATACTACCAGAACCATAAGGAGCATGGAATGCCACAAGGTTCTTGAAGTTCATCTTTCCAGTACCAGTTTCAATAGAACTGGTTGGGAAGATACCAAATGCAACGTTAAGACCGATCATATCTGGGTCATAACCTACCATAGCATCAAGAGTTTCGAATTTTGGTGTAGTGTTCAAGCTAGTTGCATCACCATCACCAATTGCGCCACTAAGAACTGTAGTCGTTGATAATGCTACCGTACCGGTTGCGGCAGAATATGCGTTGTTAAGTGAATAGAATCCCTTTTCAAGGTTCCACAACTCATCACCATATCCACCAACACCACCTTCAATATTGACACCGTCGATGATACCTGCACCTACTCGATCCTGACCATAGATTGATTCACCAGCAAGAGCACCAGCCATAAGCTTAGTATCTGTAAAGGTGAAGTCTAGGAAGAAGATCAGTCCTGATGGAAGGCTCATTGGCTGAACTGATACTAGTTCATTTGCAATAAGTCCACCAAACACTCGACGTACAATAGGGAATGCTACGGAAGCAAAACCTTCTACGTCACCAGCAGCCATCGTTGAAGCTTCTCGAAGAAGTTCCTTTGTTTGGTTCTCTAGAAGCAATGCCATACCCTTACGAGAATGATCATCACCGATTCCCTCTAGAAGACCTGTCTTTTCCCACTTGTCCAAAAGGGCTTGCCCTTCCTGCTCTAGGTTACGTTGTACAACGCCTTGAGCTAAACTGTCCATAATAGTACCCATTTTCACGTTCCTCCTTGTTTGTTTATCTAGCCTGTTTGATTCCTGCAAGAACCTGCATTCTTTGTAATTCTGGGTTCTTACTCTCATCAAGTGTTTTCTGTCCTTTATTTCTCCCGGCAGATAGGATTACTTGCGATGAACCTCGATTAACTGCCTCATTCAGTGAATTTGGAGACTTCTTATTTTTAGAAATTTCTCTCACTGCATTTTGAAGTGTTTCAAAGATGATCTTCGCTTCCTCTACAGAACTCGTCTTCCCAATAGCTTCGACAATTCTTGTCTTTTGTCGCTCATTCAAGGAGGCACTATTCAAAACTTTGTTCGTATATAGTAGTTTTGCATTATGAGTGTTTACCTCATTTAGCTTATTCTTAATTTTATTTGCTACTTCTAGCAAACCATTGTATTTCTTTGAAATTGTTTTATTACTCTCGTACAATTCGCTATAGTTCTTTTTAAGTTCTTTCAACTCTTCTTTAACTCTGGTATCTTGTAGTCTTGCCAATTCAATTCTTTCGTTGTCTTTGTAGTCTGCTCTATTTGCCCTCTGATTGCCAGATGATACAGATTCAACATCCACCTTCAACATCTCATTAATCTCTTCTTCTGTCATAATGTCTTCGGGACCGTTGATGTCCATAATAACGTCGCTAGTAGATAATCCACCGCCAAGCTCGTCATCAGGAGTAGGAACAGGATCGATAGTATCAGTTGAAGTGATGTTGTCTTCTAGGCTTTCGTCCAAATCTTTAAATTCTCTATCGATATCTCTTTTCAGATCCCTTCTTCGACTTCTCCCGAAGTCTCTCTTCTCAGTTCTTTTTGAATTTGGACCAAATACAACTTCATTACCGCTTACATCAATCTCATTTCCAATCTTCCCTCTTTTTCTCTTAATAGTGTAGTCTGATGGGTCATCCTTCGCAAAAGGAGGAAGCTTTCTTACTGTTCTACTTTCTTCCATCTCTTCCCCCAACATCTCTTTCAATGTTTCCATCACATCTTCTCGAAGATAATCCTCATCACTATATTCCATTTCATCTTCATCATCGATTAGTTCATCTGCCATCGTTTCTCTATCATGCATATCCGAAATGTCTGCTGGTTCTTCTTCTGCCATATCTACAAGATCTGTAAAACTGATTTCAATTTCTTCATCTTCATCGGGACATGCACAAAGTTTTTCGCCAACAGTTGCTGCAGATGGAATAGAATTAACAAAATCGTTAGGCTCTGCTGGTCCCAAATCATCTTCACTTCCAAAATCAAGAGCGTTCATCTCTTCTTCTGGATCTTCCTCGTTAAGAAGATTTTCAACAATACTTTTCAATTCTGTAGTATGTCGCTCTAAAAGCATACCTTCAGCATTCTTTTCCATTGCTTTTCTTAATTCGTTTGCATCAATAATTGACTGGTCAAGCATTGTTGACATATTGCATTTCTCCCATTATCTTACAATAAATAGTATCAAATAATTAAATTTACTTTAAGGTCTTAATTCCAAGCCCCAATATCTTGAAGATGCTTACAACGTCTCTTCTTTGCGTGTCTTGCAACTGATGGCTTTTTGTATTGCATCCTCTCTTTATAATCTTCTAAGATACCTTCTCTTTTTACTTTCTTTGAAAAGCGTTTGAGCATTCTTTCAATCGGTTCGTCTCGCCACTTCTTGACAATCTCTACATTCACATTTCTCTTCTTGTTCTCGATCCTTCTCATTTTTTACCTCTTTGTTAGTTAGTTGTTATTTATCTGCATCCATGTGCATGTTCCACTTCTTTCCGACATGCTTGAATAACCCATCAATTGATACTCCTGCATCACTAGGATCCATCCCTGCCAATGGGCCTTTAACATTTTGTGCCCCTGGTGTTCCTGCCAAATCTCCCAATCCTGATTTGCCGACCTTCTTTACTTCGGTAATTGGAGTATTCTCCGGTCCCAAATCAAGACTGTCATAAGCGTCAATTCCAATCTGCTCTTGAATTTGGCTTCTCATTCTGCTCAATTTTTCGATTGCTGGTTGGTTTGGTGTTTCTGAAATTGTTGGTGGTCGCATCTGAACAGGGTTCCCATCCGGTGTTGCAATCGGATTTGAATATGGAGGTATAGTTTGGGCAGGTTGCGAGACCTCTTTGATCAATTGAATTAAGAACCCTTCATTAATAATCATATCTTGAATGCATTCTTTAATGATTGGCTTTAATACTTTTTTTAATTCATTCTTTTTCATCTTTATCCTCTATGTTATGGGTAATGCCTATATCCAAAGGCTCTTACTTCAAATTCTGTCAATCCTGTTAAATCATCGTTTACTGTGCTTACAATTCTATCTCTTGTTCCTCGGCCAAGCCTTACTCCACCAGGAACATAGTCTGACAGTGGCAGGAGGATTGTTTGTGCATCTGCAGTTCCTGTCCAGTTTGATAGCTCCCAAGCCGTAGTTCCATCACCATATGGCATAAACAAACCAGATCGTGCAATAATTTGCCCACCAGTCTTTGCCTTCTCAAGAAGGTATGTAACCTCTCCAGACTCTTGTGTATACAAGTCCCAACCAGTTCCTAACGCAGAAATGTTACCAAAAGCACTATGAACAATGGCAGTATCTGCAATAAGAATTGTTACCCTTGTAATATAAATATCATAATCTTGACTTGCTTCGATATAAAACTCTTGAGATGTTCCTGATCCGTCAACATTCATGCTGGTAGTTCCAGAGTCTGCTCCTGTACTGCCAACAATCTTGTTAAAGAAACGGTATCGATTCTCTGTACCATTAGGGAGAATGTCAGGGATAATTTGAGAAACAGATAGTGCATTATATTTGGATATTTCTGTAATATATTTTCTGCCACCTCCTGTTACTTGTGTTTTAATCATAATTTATTAAACCGTATTTTCTTGTCCTTGATAGTATCCGAGAACACTAAGAGCAAAATACCCATCATCACTCACATCAACAGAAAGAGTAACAGAGTTTCCATAATCTAAACTCACAGCACCACCCAGCTCAACCGAAATGCGACCAACTCCTGTCGATTCTTTAAATAGGCCGGGGGTAGTCGTTGTTTGCCCAGAAAACCCATCGCTTCCACTACCATTCCAATAATATACATCTCCAAGAGCTACATTACTTTTCCCCAAATTAAGGTTAACAAACGCTCCTTGTGATGCACTGACTTCTGGGACGCTTTCATTAAAATGCCAAGTGGCCGTCATAGTTGCAGCAGCATTAGAAGAGCCACTAAGAACGTAATTAAGAAAAAAACTATCAACATGAAAAAAGTTACCTGGATCGTTGTTTTGGAACCAAAATACTTTTCTAAAATTGTTTGGGTAATTGCTGGCAGAGATTTCTGTCAAAGGGGTTCCTAGCCCAAAAGAATTTCCATTATGAGAAGCAAAAGAAAGAAGAGGTTCTGCGACAGACCTTGCAACCAAGTGATTGTATCTATTTACTTTCACTCTCTTCCCCGTTCCTGTTCCATCTTCAATAAAAGTCATTTTTTGATCTCCACTATTTGCCTGCCATAAAGAAACTCACTCTTGCATAGGCAGTTCCTGCAGTATGATTTGTTGTTAAGCTAATTGTTAACTCATTATTTAATCCAAGAATTACAGAACCTTCTTTATTGAATGTTTGCATTGACCCGTTGGCATCTGGATACCATCTGTCATATTCTAAGAATGTCCCTGTTAGTGTTGGGTTGTTATCGTACGCTTCGACAAGGGCAGCATTCCCACTTGTAAAATTAACATTAACAGGAGTTACTATCGTACCGCCACTAGCATATGTTACTCCATTTCCAAATTGGAAATATGTATTTGGACTTCCAAAGTCACCACCAGAAGCTCCAACAACTTCTAATCGTATATATGTTACAACCAAAAATCTATTTGGGTCTACATTTTTAATGTGCAAAATTCTATAGGTATTATTATTTAATGCTGCAAAATCTCCAATAATTTGAAATGCTTGCCCATAAAAAAGGCTGGCATGATGCTGCATAGTATGAGTTTCTGCTCTCGCTTGTAGTTGATTCTCGTTTGTAACTCCCGCAAAATACCCTTGCCCTTTCCCATCTTCCAATTGCATTACAATAATTCTCCTATCTTATACAAGGTCTGTGTCTGAATGGATTCTTTCATCTGTGATTAAAGAGAGATGAACATTCATCACTCTCATCTCTTTTAAGATGGCCTCTAGCAATTCCTTCTCACTCATCGAAGAAACTTCAAGCCCATATGCAGAATTAACAGATGCAGTATTTGTCCCGTCAGAAATACCAATAACATCACCGTCAGCAATATCTACTGATCCTGTCAATTCTATGTCTTTTGCCGGATAGTCAAATCCTGCCATTGTTTTCTATGCCCCGCTTCCAGTATATGCAAGATTAGTTGAATCTAAAGATCCTTCTGCATCGTTAATGTTTGTCAACCCAGCAATGACAGTTGCTTCACCAACAGATCCTGTATTGCTCAATAAAAAAATTGATGTTAACTTCCATTCTGCAGTGTAGCTTGTGTCTGGAGCTAGTACAAAATAGTTGTAACTTCCTGACGTTCCTGTTGATGTCACTCCAACTCTCAAATCATCTGATGCATGATCGTTTTTAATTGTTACAAACCTTGTAACATATGGAAATTCGAGTTCCAACGGATCTTCTGTATCTGCAGGAATTACCAATGAAGATGTAATATATGGCAATGCTGATACCAAATATGGTGCTGTATTGTGAATTGAATTTTTTCTAAAATATCCTTCTGGGCCTGTTGACATGTTTAGTGCTCCTTTCTTCTAAATAGTATCTTAATTTAAGATTTGGTTATACAAATCTTCAAGTCTATTATTACTATTCGCTCTCAGATATCTACCTTCTCTGATCTCTTGAATTTGTTTGACCGAAACGTCTTGCATCATAAATGCCCCGTCAGTACTTGGGTCTGTTACTAAATCAAAACAGATCAGTTGAAGATCATCTTCTACAATCAATGCATCGCTTTCTTTCCTTAAAGATCCTAGTGCTCTCGAAGAGATCCCCAACATTCCGCCAGACTCAACAATGGCTTGGGCATCTTTGCCCATTCTTGTGTTCATTAAAAGAACAACACCCATTACATCGTCACCATCCCACCAAGTCCTCAACACTCTATGAGATGCATTCTTTGCCTCTACGATAGCTTCTGATGGATGATCAAGTTCTCCATAAGCTCTGTTCTCACTTACAAGCTTTTGATATACTTGCATTTCTCTTTCAAGTAAAGGTTTCTTATAAATTCTGCCATTAGCATTTTTCTTGTTGGCAGTCTGCATCTTCCCTGTCAATAAAGTGAACCCTTCGTTTTTATAGCTCTGTTCACTCTCATTCAGGAGCCCAATACCGCATCTGCCATCTGGGCACATTTCGTAAAATTCTCTTAATAGATATTGTTTGTTTTCTTTAATTATCATCTTGGCTATTATCCTTAATTAGTTGAAAGTGGGATTTTTGAAAGCGAGGATTTTTGCATCCACCAATCAGGGCCTCCTTTCTCTTCATCTTCTTTTGCTCTTTTTAAAGTATAATTATATTCTTCCGTTCCTTCTTTGATTTTGTATAATTGGCCTACTTTATAGGAAGTATACCCTCTCATGTTCCCAGAATACCAATTTGTCCAATCAACTTCTGGATGTCCCGCATCGAGAGACGTGACTCTTCCAGTGTAGATTTTTGAATTTAGACCAATCGTATCACCATAAGAATCTCTTGCGACAAGGTCTCCAACATTAAAACTTGATACTCGTTCATATGGAGACTCTTGCTTTTCCTTTTCTGGTTCGCTTTTTCTGATTAATTTTAAATCTGATAGTGGGACGTATCGAATTGCATTCTGCCAATACTTTCCGGCATTATGCCATATTACAATTGCCATCTCTTTTCCTGTCGTGCTTGATGTAAATATCTTTTCGACATCTCCTCTTGGATGGATATCTTTTTTAACTGATGGTCTGGCTCTTCTCTTTTGAGTATCTTGTTTAAGTGTTTTTAAATATACAGTAATTGTTTTGAGATACTCTACAAGATCTCCAACTTCAATAGTTCCTGTATCAGATTCTGGTTGAGGATCTTTCAATACCCCTTGTTCTCTTGCTAAATCTTGCCATCGACCTTCTTCCAAGATCTTCTTGACAACTTTTCTTAATGTTTCTTTATTAATTGTTTTCATGCAATAGTTCCCTTGATTATGATCTAAATAGTTGTTCTTTAATCTTTGTTTATTTCTTTGAAACTCGAAAACCCTTATCCGAGAAGGATGTGACAAGGATATATGATGTACCAGAAGAAACACAAGCAAGAAGGAAATTGACAAAATAAGGAACTGATAGTGTCAATTGAGTTGGTAATACAAAAGACATTGCCAACCCTACCCAAAAGCCCACACACATTGAACACCTAAATGGTGATTTTGCTTTCTTGATTAAAGGAATCTTATTCCAAACCTTTTCTAAAAGGGTTCTTACCCCTTCAAAGATTGACCCTTGAGTTAAGATTAGTGTTATACCATAACAGGTCAGAATGAATGTTGTCATTTTATTTCTCCTTATTCTCGTATAGGTCCAAATCTCCTTCCTCTTCATATGAAGGTGGCATGTTTTCATATTTAACCATCAATGCTTCTAGTGCTCCTACAACACCTTGCTCATCAACCCTGCCACTCGTAATCATTGCCTGAATGACATTGTCAATTTCACCTTCAAGAATTGTACTTTCATAGTTTCCCATCTCTTTCAAGATAGCCTCTTTAATTAACTTCTGTAAATTTGACATATTTGTTGTATTCCTTTTGATTAACATAATTAGATTGCTGAATGGGTTATTCTTCCTTCCAAGCTTTATAATTTACGATGTCACATACCGTTCTTTTATCTATTCCGTATTCTTCTGCTAACTTGATTTGTGTTGGGTGATTTTTCTTTTTATACTTCTCGCGCATTTCGACTACCAGTTCCCAAGTCAACTTGTTCCCTTTGTTTTTGTGTTTTGGTGGAGTATAGTTTTCATCATACCAACGTTCGTTTCTAATAATGAGAGCAATTAACGAATTTGAAACTTCATATAATTCTGCCAACTCTTTAATCGAATGTTTTCTTTCAATAGAATATAAATTTCTTATCTCATGTACCTTCTCCCACGTTAGTTTGTGACCACAACCATACTCTGGCTTTTCAATCCTTTCTTCTCCTTCGATTATCCAGTATTTGTAATTAACAATTTCGCAAACCGTTGCTCCATCAATCCCGTGCTCTTTTGCAATATCTGTTTGTTTATGTTTTCCTGTTGCATATTTTATTCTTATTTCTTTTACCTTCTCTTCCGTCAATTTTTGAGCTTGGTTGTGAGTTGGAGGAGTATAGTTTTTGTCTATCCATCTCTTATTATTGATAACTTTAGAAATTGCGAAACAAGACACATCATACTCTTCTGCCAGAAAATCTCTCTTGAAATCACCTGTTAGGTATTTTTCCCTTATTTCTCCAACTTCTCCCCACGTTAGTTTTGCTTGAGAATTGTCTTCTCCACATTTTGCCATTTGTGGGCACCTTAATCCCTTATTCCATGCTGTCCTATTTAAATAAGAATCTTTTATCTTTTGTTTGTTTTCTTCTGACATTGGCCCTCTTGGTCCTAATTTCACTCCCCTCCTTATTTCGCTCATTTTGCGTTTCGTTTCTTCTGATAGTTTCTTCCCTTTATTAAATTCTCTCAACTTTATTTTCGTCTCTTCAGAACAAGGAATCCCCAGTGTACTTCCCGCCGTTGGACTGATGTTGAATCCGAATTCCCTATCATAAACTTTAAAAATATCAAGATAGCTTTGTTCTTTTTTAATTAAGTTTTGAGATTCCTTTACTTCTTCAATAAGTAAGAATTTAAATTCTTCTTCGCCATATTTGTTCCAAGATCTTTGTAAATGAGTCGAGTGGTGTTCTCCCCTTTTCAACTGTCTCTTGTGCCCTGCCCATCTTTTTCGAATATTAGATGAACTTCCTACGTATGATTTGCCTGTTTTTGTATTTAAAATTTGATAGATACCACAATTGAACTTCATAGATTTCTCCTTTTGCCTATACTATAAATAGTTTGCAAAATAGGAAAGGGAAGAGTTTTACACTCAATTTGGAAGATTTATTTATTTTTTTGTTGTTCTTTTAGAAGTCGCAATCTTTTGGCACGGTCTTTAATTCGTTGTTCGTACACTTTGTACATGGTAGACATCCCATAAGGCCGTAATGACGGGCGAATACTCCCTTTCGACACGTTTTGTGGAATTTCTCCCAGCGACGTACTATCTTCCTCGTCAGGATTTGTAAAGAAGTTATCAAGGTCTTCAAGGTATTCGTCTTCAAAGTCCATTCCAATACTATCTTCTTCAATAAACTTTGCAATCGTGAATACAATTATTTGAATTGCATCAACTTCACTCGCCGTTTCTGGGTATGCTGCCTCAATTGAAGAATACACATTCCCACCTTGAATACTGTCTCCAACAATTACTCCGTGCTTTGCAAGATACTTAAATAATCTATCTTGTGTTGCATAGATTAACTCTCCCATCTCTTCCTTTGGGAATGCCATAATCTTATTTGTCTTTGGAATGATTGCAATATCAATATACTTATGATCAAAGATGATCAAGTTTCCATCCAAAGTTCTTCTAATATTTAATGATGCCTTGGCTTGAAGAAACTTTTTCTTCTCGGGAGAATTGTCATCTTCGTTTGCTTCTGCTCCAATCTTGAATACAATATCATCTGCCATTGTTTATTTGTCCTTTAACATTTCAAGTACCAATTCTTGTACTTGCATTACTTTCCTAATTAGTTCAATGTCAACCTTTCCTTTGCGATGAGACTCTAACAATTCAATAACTTGTTTTGATTTTGGTTCATCTGACTTTTCAAGATGAGCTTTCAATCTTGTAATCTCTTCATTAATGTAAATTTTGAAATCAACTCCTCCATCTGTATCTGAAAATACAAACTTATTAAGTAGTTTCTTTTGTTCATCTAACAGTTCTTTACCGTATGTCTTATTAAAGTTATTGATGAATGTCTTCATTGTTAACTGATCAAGAGGTTTTAATTCTTTTTCCTTCTTCTCAAGCATCGTCATCTCTTCGATAACTTTGTTTTCAAGAAGGATCTTTTCCTTTGGATCTCGGGTATGGAACATTTGATATACCGTTGCAATAGATTTGTAATTAGGAACAAATACAGAATACGCTTGTTTTGTTAAGGCTCTATTGATTTGGGAAATTAATCTACTTTGCTCAGAGAAGATCATCTTTTGATTAATCATTGAGTGTTGCTTCAATGCCTCCTCTAACATCCTCTCTGCCAATTCTTTATCTAATTCTTTTGACAAGATAACACTTTGATAAAGTTTTAGTTCTGCATTCAGAATTGTCTTCTTGTTAAAAAACTCTCTTAGTAGAGATAATGTTTTCTTTTTCTTTGTCTGATCTTTGTCGAGGATTGCCTTTGAAAGGTTTTTTACCAATACCTCATAAAGTAGTGCTGTGTTTCTTTTCTTATTGTGGTGATTTGCCATTTTTATTTTCTCCTTGTTGTTGTCAAATCTTATTTTGTCAAAGCCATATATAATATTCGTGATCTAAGCTTCTCTTGATTTAAAAGGTCTTGCCTTACACGGTCTACAACCTCTTTTGATGCCGATAATTCCATAAGTTCTTGTCTATGGACCATATATAAGCTAAGCCCATTTGATTCTTTGTCTTTCTCTGCAATTTCATACATCTCTTTTTTAAGCGGAAATGATTTGAAATCAGATGTTCCAATAGCTTTGTTTCCACCTTGTCCAAAAATTTTAACACTCTCTTCGCTAAAGTTAATCTTGTAATCAATCGAAACCTCTTGACCTTTTGGAAACTGTTCATTAATAATCTTTATTTTATATTCAAATCTAACCCAAATATCACCCCCAAATTCACTTGAATGCATTGCAGTTGTATAATATTCATTTCCTGTATAAGGAGTTGCTTCGAAATTTGAAGGATCTAATGATTCTGGATTATTCTTAATGATTGAATATGCGTTTGTGTTCTTCAAATTTTGCTTTTTCTTACGAGGTTCTTTGTTATCAATAATGTCAACAAGCCTCAAGCTGCCAAGAGCAAAGAAGACTGCCTGTTCCGGCTCATTCTCGTGAATTGTTCCTGTATCATAATCCACAACACCATCAACGCCAAGCAATACAAATAACTTTCTCCATTGTCGTGGATTGCCAGCAATAACTCTCAAAATATTCCACAATACACCTGTTCTCTCTTCTTTGTAAGAGCCGTCCACAAGTTCTTGGAACATCTCTGACCATACAAAAAATTCTTTTCCACTTGGATGATGGCCATATTTATCATAAAAATCTTGGTAGTCAGTCTTAAACGTTCGCAGGATGTTGTAGTGTTCTCCATCTTCTATGAAGTTGTGAGTTCCTGCCATCCCGTACATTTTAATTTTATTCTGCCTTATAGCTCCAGCAATAACAAGATCTATGATTTCTTCAATCCATACATAGAAGTTTTCTTCTGGCATGTCTTCTTCTTTGATTTCCCAAACTTTAGCATCATCTTTTGTCTCAAAAATAACCATATATTTTCTTTCACTAGCAAAAGGGATCTCGTCCTCTTCAAAATCTTGTACAAACTGATCGTTAAGAAAATAAGAATAAACCCCAAGTGGAGTTTCATACTTCGATCTAATATGTATTCCTAACTTTTTAATCTCAGAAAATTGAACAAAATATCGATCTTCTTTGGCATATTTTTTCAAGATTTGTAAGGTATCATTAATCTTGACACCCTCCTTCTTGTATCTTGTAATCTCATTAACGATCATTGATTTACTTTTCTCCTACAGCTTTTGCTACATTTTCTGTAATAACTGAAGATTCTTTTGTCTTTAGACTTTCAACAAGGAATTCGATTTCCCTCTGTGTCTGCATTAGTTTTCTTTCTTCTTGCTCAAAGATTCCCTTCGATAGAGACTTGAGATCTCCATATCCTTTGTGAGTATTTCTTGGGGTATTACTTCCCAACTCTGACGCATACTGCCCCTTCATGTGACGTTTGCGTGCTCCCATACTCCGCTTATCAGAAGCAACTGGTTTGTACTTTTTACCCTTACTGCCAGGAGTTACATATCCCTCGTCATCATCTCTCTTTGCAGGGGCTGCTAACAAGACATCTTCATCTCCACCATCTCCACCACCATCATCAAGTGGTAGCTCGTCCATATCTTCCCCACCTTCGAGATCTTCTAACTCTGCCTCTCCTCCCATACCTTCTTCATCTTCAAATCCACCACCAAATGCTCCTCCACCTCCACCAAAGTCTTCGAGACCACCATCACCTTCGCCCTCATCTTCTGCAGCAACTGCCAAAGCTGCCTCAAATTTGCGGTCATAGAACATCTCTCTTTGGTTTCGTAAGAACTCTTCATCAGACATTCCAAATAGATGCTCGGAAATCCATCGCTTGCTGAAATATCCTTCTACTGCTGCAGAAGCTACGTCGAACTTTGTTCTCCAATATTCAAGCTCTTGTAGTTCTGCAATCTTTGATGGATTATTCAAAGATAAAGTAAAAGAGATCAGGTCTGATCCTCTGTACCCCAAAGTGTATAAGTGAATGATACCAATTTTTTCCAACTCTGAAATGATTGCTCTTTGCAGTCTTTGAATTGTTCTACTAAATCTAATATCTTTTTGTGCTAATGTTGTCTTGTCTTCTTCTGCTCCTTCTCCTCGGAACAAGTACGATTGAGGAACTTTAAGTGCTGCAAACAACTTGTCTTTAAGATATTTTACATCATCAATATCTCCAGTATATTGTCCACCAGGAATTGATTCAATACGAGTTTGTGAAGTTCCACCTCTAACAGGGATGAAGTAATCTTCTTCAATCGAAAATGGATTGTATCTTAAGTCTACTCTCCCAGTGCTAGAGTCAATCAATTGGTTTCTCTTCATCTCTGTAATCGTCTTTTGAACAAACTGCTCAGTTTCTTGTGGGGGAATGTTCCCAACATCAATATAAAATGCCTTTCTTTCTGGTGATCGTACAATACGATATGCCATCATTGCATCCTCAAGAAGGATTACTTGTCTCCAGATTCTTCTTGCTCCTTCCAAAACACTGGACCCGTAGGGCACAAACTTTTCATTTCCAACATTGCGGAAGTGAGCAATCTGCCAATTTTCAAACGTCATCCCTGCACTATTCCATTGGTATTGGATATAACTTGGGTTTGTTTTGTCTTCTCCCTCCAGCCTTTCAATCTCAGATGATGGTAAACCAATTACAGATTGAATACCAATGTCTTCATCGATATCCAAATATAAGAAAAAATCACCATACTTACAAAATGCTCTTGCCCATTGATATAGGTTAAAGTCTACATTTAATACATCATAATATAATGCTTGAAGAATTGATTTGATCTCTCCATTACTTGAGTTAATTGTCAACATCTTTCTCAATGCAGATGATGTTGTAATCTCGTCTGCATACATGTCCAAGGCGCTGTTATGAATAATGACTCCGCTACACGCGAAGTTGTGATATACATCGGTTGTAAGATCATACACATCTTCGATGCCCATCTTTTCAACAGAAACTACTTTATGATTTTCATAAACATAATTTTCTTTATAATCTTTCCAACTATCAAATCCTTTCGTCATCAACCTTCTTAAAACAAATTGACGCTTCCGTGCCTTAGTTTTAAATTCTCCAAGATCCACGTCTTTTAAGAAATCTTCAAAATCCTCATACTGCGCTCCAGAAGTTAAAATGAATTCGGTATTAATTGCTTTATTAAATCTCCCATTCTTATCTCCATAATTAACGCTCTTTTTATAATACTCTGGATCCTCTTGATACTTTTTTTTCATCACTTCTGAATGGTGTTCCTTCTTCCAGATAGCCCAGTCTTCATTGTCCCACAAATCTTTCATGTGTTTTGAACTTCTCTCTGAAGCTCTTTCAACAAACTCTTCATCCTTCCACATTTCCAAGTTCATTTTTGTCCTTCTTTGAGACATCACTTCTTTCCCAATATCAGACTTCATCCACTTTCTCATCCCGAAAAGCATCTTCTCCTTTTCTTCTTTAGTTGCAACTTCCCAAATTGCCTTCATTTTTTTTGAGATCTTTCTTCTTGCTTCTGGAGTGTGTTCTAACCATCCAATTAGATTTTTGTTCCAAGCTGCCTTTCCCTTATTAGCTTTTGAAACGGCATCTCTAATTTTATTTCTTCTTTCTTCCTCGAAGAACTCGTACCAGTCTCTTCCATGAATTGCTGCATGTTCTTTGGCAGAAACGACTTGCAGATTATCAGGATTGCTATTGCTCTTGTTGTGATCGACGTGATGAACAACTTCGACAGGGTATTCTCCAAGCTTTCTTCCAAGAATTGTCTTCTCAGCAACAAAACGATATTCTCTCTGCCAACCATCATTAATTGTATAAACAGAAGGATATCCCTTGTCTCGTTTTACATATTTGCGATAAAATGGCATAAGAGGTTGTTCCTCTTTCAAATCTTTTGCCTCTACCCAATTACCGTCTCTTGTTAAAAACTTGTGATCACTAGTACACCGAATACTTTCCCCAGAATCCAATGTAACCTTGTAGACTTGATCTGTCTTTGTATAACGAACGCTATGAGCATTTCCGACCGTCAAGCATCCTTTAGATTCGTCATAAGCGTACACAGAGAAGTTTTCCCCATTTGGGTACATCTCCAACAACCGTTCTATTGTGAAGTCCCCAGAAGGGGTGTTTATGACTGAATCTTTCGTAATACAGTTAATAATTGGCTCGTATTCCATCTGGTCAAAGTCAATGTATCTTTCTGACCTGACTTGGTTAGCAATCATGTTTGCATTTAGGTGATCGAATGGATTGTGTTGTGATCTTTTAAATTGCTGCCCACTGGCAGAGCGGAACTTTGAACCGTACTTGTCAAGGAATCTTCTCTTCCCTTGTACTGGTAGTTGACTTCGATATACTACCAATGGTCCTGATAGTAATCTTGTTAAGTTCTTATATAATTTTGTATCTGGATTTCTTGGGTTTGGATTTTTAAGACCTTTCATTCTGACTCCTTGCTGTTATAGCTAATTAGTTTTATTTTCTTTGTTCTCGAATATTCCTTATCCACTATATAGCCATCGATATTCTCTAACGTGCTCTTGATGATCGTAATTAGTCATAGTTCCACGCCCTTTCATCCCTGGAATTGTTGAATCCAGTTCCATTCCTTGTCTAGAGATTGCTCCAAGGAATGCTTTTTGATACTCTACATCTCGTAATGATGTGGCAAATACAACATCTTTGACCCAACACGCAATTGCACATGCCATTATGAGGTCATCATTTCTCTTTCTTTGTGCTTGAGGTTTACCATCCTTCCAAACAAAAGTTGTCATTTCGTACACAATCCTTTTCGAATATAATGTCAACATCTTGTTTCTTACATACTCTTCCATCTTGCTAATAACAAGTGGACGAGACTTCCATGAAGTAGAAAATCCTGGAATAGCATTTTCAACAGATGCCGCCCTTAATGGAGAAACATATTCTCCACTACCCTTCATTGAATAATAAATATTAGAATATTCCATTTCAATAAGTTTTCTCAATACTCCGTCACCATAGGTGTTATTCTCTACAACTACAGTACAAAGATTATACATTGTTCCCCAAGTATAAATCAATTCTCCATACGTATCGGTTGGGAGCTTTCCTCGATACTCTGCAACACATTCCATCGTCGATAAATCAAATATAAGAAATGTTGAATGATCTTGCCCATCACCTCTTGCAACGTCTACCGACATCAGATATTGAACACTAACTTGCGGATCTCTCCAAATCCAAACGTTCCTATCAAATCCTGCCCTTGTTATTGGTTCTTTAATTGCGTTCCTTATTCTCTCGATGTGATCTGTTTCAAACACCGTATCTCCAGATGCATTGAAACTACACAAGTGCTCTTGAGCAAGTTGTCTCTTGCTCATGTCTGCCGATTCTTTCTTTAACCATTCATCGTCGTGATCTGGATGAACCCACCACATTAACTCAATCGGATTAAAATCAGATTCATCCTCATCATTTACTGCCTTTTCATATGTCTCATAAAACCAACCTGCTGCGCCATTCGGGGTTGATAGAGCAATACATGCCCCACCAAGAGTAAGAGTAGGTCTCAACCCTGTCCACAACTCTTCAAGACCCTCTACGTGAGCAGCCTCATCAATGATCAGTAAAGACAAAGCTTCTGAACGTCCTGCACTTGATGATGTACTTTCTGCCTTGAATTGTGACCCGTTATTAAATTCCAACGCTGCCCTGTTATCTGTTACAATAGATACCAATTGTTTCATCCACTTTGGCAAATTATGAAACATGCTCTTCGTCTTCTTAACAACGTTAGCTGCTGTTCCCTGTTTTGTTGCAATTGTCAAGATGTTCTTTTCGCGATGGAATAACATTAACCACAAAGCATAAGCTGCAGTGATTGTCGAAATCCCTAACTGCCTTGCCTTTAAGATAATATTAAATCTGTACGTTTGATATGCTTGAATTGTTTCTTCTTGAAATTCATAAAGATGAAGAGGAATCAATCCTCTTGTTGGGTGGGTAGTTTGACAGTAATGATTAATAAAGTATACAGGATCATTCGCACACTTTTGGAGTTCTTCAAGAATCTCCTTCTTTGTCATCTCTCTGTTTTTTTTCTTTGCCATTTATTATAAACCTATCCTATTGTTTTGTAATAAATAGTTGATTGTGTAATGTTTTTATTTTGCTTGATTGTCGGCTTTGGAAATGGATACGTTTTGAGGTTTTTTGTCTGTGCTCTGATCAAGCCAGGATTTGATTGCTTTGTCTAACTTTTCATCCGATGTTTGAACAACTTCGTCTACTGCATCAATGTTTTGAATTGTATACACAACAGTTGCTTGAACCCACGCCCTTACTCTTGATGTGTTTTGAACAATTGCTTCAACCTCTCCATCTTTCTTCAGAGATAAAGTGTTCTTTGTAATCATCTTGTAATACTTCTTTAAGAAAGAAGCTACCTTCTCAATCATCTGTTCAATTTCGTTTTCAAAACGTGGATTATGAACATCCTCTAACATACATTCTGAATGGTATGAAATGGTTAGCTTGTTTGCCATCACCTTCACACCAAATCCATCCATCACTCTTCTGTCTGTAATCTCGATCTCTTCTTCTCGTTTAAGTCCAATAGCGATAGGATCACCTTTGTCATCCAATGCTCCATCGTGACCGTATAACCCAATTACTTGAGAGATACCATTTACTACTTCTTCAATTGTTGCCATTTTGATTTATTCCTTCTTGTTATCGATCACTTCTGCCAATGATCTCTTGTGCCTGATCGAATAGCCATGAAAAGATATCTTGTCGATATGCATACTTATCTTCGTTTGGAATTGGGTTATTCTCAAATAACTTTTGCACAAACAAAGATGCCGCCTCTTCTGCTGCACCATACGCAATATTCCCAGATGTCATTTCGTATGCTGATGCATTCTCTTTGAGGGACTTTTTGTTAATAAAATATACTTCATTCTTCTTCTCAATATACTTTTCAACTTCTTCTAAGATAAGTTCTTCCAGTCTCTTCTTCTTAATCTTAACCTTGTCGTTCATGTTTTACCTTCTCCCTTCTACGTGTAAAAAGTAGCATTCTTGGCAACAATCAAATTTGTTTAAATACAAATCGTCAAGTTTATTCATAGAATAAGTATTACACATTGTACAAACTCTTTGACTGTTGTCTTTCCTACTTGATGTAATTACTTTCTTATCTTCCTTTTCTACCAGTTTTTTCATTTCTGCTAAGTATATTTTTTCTTTTTCATCTGACCAGTCACTTTTTGGATGTTTTACTGCATCGTGACCATACTTTTTCTCGATGGCCTTTTCGAGTTTGTTTATCTTTTCGAAATCGTTCTTGTCAACTTTCATTTATTTCCTTTGATGTTAAGTAGTTCCTCTTTGATCAACCTTTTCATTCTTTGTTCATCAAGACCCATTGCCTTTAGTTGTTGTCTTCTCTTCTCGTCTTCATCTGTTGGTTCCATGTCCAACATGTCAAACCTACTTGATTCCTTTGGTTTTGATGTAGTTAGTTTATCATCGTCCATATCTAACATGTCAAATCTTGTTTGGATTGGATGTTTTGATTGTTTTGTTGATTTCTTTTTTTTCTTCTTTAAGACATCTCGTACATCACTCGCCTTAATGTTGACACGATTACCACTTGGCAGCAATAGAACAATCCTGTCATTATCGATGTTTTGAATTTCACCTTGTACTATTTGTTTGATCCCGCCCTGAGAGGCGTAGGCAGAAATGACATCTCCTCGTTGATATTTTGGGGTAGGTTGATCGTTAATATTGGATGATACTTTTCTTATATCGATGTCATCATTATACCAAAACCCTTCCGAATTATCGTTCAAACCTTTGATTCTGTAGGCCATTGACCCATCATAATTGTCTTCTATTTCTGTAACTTGTCCACGACGAGTTTGTTCATCACTCTCTGGGTGATATTCTACTTCGTCTCCAATTTGAATTTCTTGATCGTCACTGGATGATGTTTGACTTCTTGATAGTTCGTCGGGTGCCGCAAAGTGTGTATCTCGACCATCCGATACTATAAATAGGTTATCTTCGAAACCAGTAATTCGTCCTCTTATAAATCTATTAAACTCATTGTAAAATTGTACACTATCTCCTATTTGAAATCCTTGCATGTATTCGGGTTCTTCTTGTTGGGATTCTCTTGGCGGAATACTTCTTGAGATTTCTCCGCTACGTAATCGTCTAACTATATCATTTACCGTAGTGGTATTGTGATAGTTTTGAATACTAGATAAAATATTCTCATCTGCCGAAGGATGCATTGCGATAGCAATATCAATTGCTTCGTCATCTGGGGATTCTTCCCACAAACTGTTAATAATATCTGCATCTGTATTTGGATTTCGAAGAATTGCATAGAACTCTTCAGGCTCGTTTAATTCACTGCTATAAAGAAGTCCAAGTAGTCTTTCTTTTGACATTGTTTCGAGATCTACAGCGTTTCCATCGTAATCTCTTTCGTTATCTTGTTCGGCAGAAGGACCGACATCATCTCCGGTAATATATAATCTTTGTTCTCTTGACATTATCGTCCCATCGACGTTCGTATCTTCATCAAATTCTGAATCTTCTAAATCGGCGTCAGTTAGGTTTGCATTGCGAAAAGAAGTCCCCATTAAGTTGGCTCCAGACAAATTAACGCCTCTCAAGTTTGCCCCAGAAAAATCAAGATCACTCAAGTCTCGACCACCCAAATCAAGACCACGCATATCAATATTAGAAAAATCCTCAAGACCATCCCTTAGACGACTCTCAAACCCTCTTTGAGTAATCTCGTTAATTAATTTTTTTTTTGAAAATGGTTTGATTTTGTTACCAAGATTGGTTGTTAGAAGTTGAATAACTTCTTCGATTGTGTCTGACATGTTGTCATCTGTGTTATAATCTGAATCGTGAAGTAATGCTAAGTCATTATATTCTTTTTTCTTTTTCTCGTTAAGATCTTCATTCTCCCAAGTATATGGTTTTACTTCAATTCTGGCATGAGAGTATCTTGGAATATCTGCCAACGCTGCTACTGCATCTCTGTTCTTGACAGAATCGTCAAAGAATTCAACATCATCAAATCCCTTCTTTTCAATCAGTGCAGCAATTACGCCAGCTTTATGTTGAGGATCTCCCGAACCCAAAGTTGCAATACGAAGGTTTCTATTCTTCTTTGGATCAATACCGATACTTGTCAAATAATCACGAAGAGGTTTTTGTGCCCCTCTTGCAGTTAAGATCAATACAATCTTATTATGGGTAGTAATTAACAAGTCCTTCTTAAAAGCATTAAAGACTTGCCCAATTTGTCTTGGGTTAATTAAAGGGCCATCAAACTGAGAATAGTTAAATTGATCCCCATGTTGAGGATCATATATTGCATACTCTCCTGGTGTCATTTCTTCTGTTACACCGTTGGCATGATTTACAATTACCATTGCTCCAGTGCGAACCAAAGTGTCATCAAAATCCATGACTCGAAGCTTCTTTGTCATTTATAATATCTCCTCTAAATCTGCCACATTTCCGTTCAAGATCATCTTAAATGGGGAATAGCCATTTGTACTTGAAAACTCTTGTGCAGCTTTGTTTTTAGCACTCAACAATCCACTTTTCAAATCTTTCCAATACCATTTATGAGTACCTTTAATTTCGATTAATTGTGGCTTATCATTCTCATCAAAAATCTTAAAATCTACATAATATCTTCTCTCTTCGTTTCCAAATGTGTAAGAAACATCATCACCATCAACAATTTTGATACCATCTTCTTCGCACTGTTTGATATAGCTCAATTCAAATGTTGACTGATAATGAATTAAATCTCCAAACTTTGTTTTATATTCTAACAATTTATAAGCAGTAGAAGAATTTGTAGAAACCTTTTGTTGAATTTCTGGAATATGCATATGATGACGTACTCCATAATGTTCTAATGTCGTTTCTTCTTTCCTTTTCTTGACCGACTCTAATTGGGATACGTTTTCTACACCGTGCCTTTCCAATACTACATTTTTAATTTTTTCTCTTATCTTGGGAACTTGTGAAATGTTCGTATATTCTTCTCCATATTTATCTTGAATTGCCCTTTTCATTTTGTCCTTATCTGACAAGGGAGTTTTAACTCCATACTTTCTTAGATAAGCTTCTTCTTTTTGCTTCTTGGTTGATTCCAATTGAGAAATGTTTTCTACACCATATCTTTCTAAATATACTTTCTTTTTTCTTTCTTTTGTTCTCTCGAAACTGTGGGAACATTTTGTTGAACAAAACTCTCGATATTTAATGACTTCTCTTCCTTCGAAAGTTGTCTTTTTGCCACAACTTAAACACTTCCCTTCATTTGGATCTGTTTGTACATATTTATTATAATACTCCTCGCTTGAAAGGTTATGAATTCTTTTTATATGAATCGCTAACCCTCTATTCGTATTTATCTCTTTGTCACAAATCTTACAAACTTCCATATTTTTATTTACCTGCTACAGAAATCACAACCCATGTTATAAATGCAGTTACTGTCACTCCACCTATAAACCCTAAACTTCCATAGATTATCTTATCTTCTCCTGCTTCAGATTGCTTAATCATCTCAATTAACTGTTTGTTTTCTTTCTTTGCCTCAACAATCTCTACCTTATAGTCTTCTCGTACCCTTGTCAATTTTGATAGAGCATCTTCATATTTTAAGTCACTCTTTGCCTTTTGTGACCCTAACTTTAACAGACAAGTTTCTTTCATCCTTGAGATTGTCTCTTCCTTTGTTGCAATCATTTCTGATGCTTGTTCTGCTGACAGGCAGAGATCGCAATCTTGTTGTGCAGATGCTGCTGAAGGGTATGATACAAATATCGCTATAACAAAAAGTATCTTTAATAAATTAATCAAGGAGGTTCTCATATCTTCCCTCCTCTGGTAAGTAATTCATTTCTTCTGCGAACATCACTGCGAACTTTTTAGGATCATTTTTATATTCTGCGACCAGTTCTTTAATTCTTTTCTTCTTCTTTCTCGAAATCTCTTTCGTATTAACTTGATAATTCTTTTCAAGTCTTCTCATTGTATTTTCATACTTGATCTTGTTATCAACTTTTTCTTTTTCTTCTTTCTCAAGATTCTTCCTACGTTCTCTTAAGACCTTTTCATTTGCTTCGGTTTTAAAATCAACAATGTCAGCAAGCTTATTTGTTCTTTTATGAGCAAAGATCCAAAGTACAACAAGCAAAATCGTTGCTACAATGTACCAAAACTTATTAAAATAATATTTTAATTTTGCTATAAACATTCTTACTCCATTCTCATAAGTTTAAGTTGTTTAATGACTGACTCTTGTTCTTTTTGAAGTTTGTCAAGAAGGGTGAGTAATTTGAAAAACTCACCACCCTTATTCTTCCTACGACCTTTATAATCTTCCCACGATTGTTTTGGGTCTTCAAGAGGATCGAGATTTAAACTCCTATCTAGCCTATCAAACTCTTCTTTAATAACTTCTCTGATCGTTTCTTTGTCCATGTTTTTATTTCCTTTTGTGTTTTACTTTCTTTTAGCAACGATGTCCATTAGCCCTTGCGTGCCAATGTAGATCATAGAAACAGTAAGCCACTGTTCTCCGGTAATAACCGATCCAAACAATAAGCCCGTAGTCGTTAACCATACCATCAATTTACGAGACATAATCTTCTTTAAAAAAGAATCAACTGCTCCTGCCTTATCTTCTTCCATGATCTGTTCTCCTTATTCAAGAATAAATAGTTACAAAACCCTCTTTTTGTTCAATGTCTAAAGTTACATCAACAGCATCTTTTACAACGTCGAGATGAGAAATAAGAATAATGACATCATAATAGTTCTTTAATACATTTAGATTTTCAATATAACTCTCCAAATGTTCTCCGTCAAGATCGGTCGCGGGCTCATCTAAGATCAAAAGATTGCCCAAAGGCAGATTACTCGCTGCACTTAATGCAACACGAATTGCAAATGATGCCAACGATGTCTCTGCTCCAGAACCCATCTCAATCATTCTTGGCTTTTGACCTTCGTGTTCGATAAAGATGTTGTACTTCTTATCAAAATAAACTTTAAAATCTACAAGATCTTTCAAGATGCTTTCAATAATTCTATTAATGAATGGCAACTTCTCTCCAACAATGCTGCTCGCAATCCCGCTACTATGAGTAGCCTTAATGAACATTTCATAAATCTTGTACTCTTTCTCTAAAACACTTCTTTCTTTTTCTTCTTTGCAAATTTGCTCAATTGATTGTTCGAGATACCCAATCTTCTTATTATACGAACTAATAGTGTCCTGTATTGAAGTTACTGATATTTTAATTTCTTTCAACAATTTCTTTGATATTACTAACTTTTTCTTATTCTCTTCCTTATCTTCTTGCGCCTTCTTGCTCTTATTGTATTCTGCTTCTTTATCTTTCTGCTCTTGAAGATTGTTCTTGTTTCTCTTAAGATCGATTCCTTTTCTTTCCTTCTCAAACGTCATTGATGTAATCTTATCTTTTGCTGTTTGGCAATATTGGATAAGTTTATTGTGTTGTTCAATTTTTCTCTCAACATGTCCTACATCAAACTTGGCATTGGCATCCTCTTCGATCTCTTTCTCTTTGATTAGTGCCTCAATCTCTGCCTCCTTATTAGGGAGACAACTTTTGGCCTCAAATCCATCTTGTAAGAATGGGCAAGTCCCATATTTACTCGCACAAGGTACTTCATCAAGAATATTCGTCTTCTTCTCTTGTTCTTTGAGAACTCTTTCTTCAAACGCGATTGTCTTCTTCAAATCTGTAATCGCTCTCTGTCTTTTATTGTGATATTCTAATTGTTCCTCATAATTCGTATCACTAAATCCATCAAGCATTTTTTGTGCCTGGGTGTTCTTGGAGATCATCTTCCCAAGTTCCTCTTCTAATTTGACAATTTCTTCAACATTATCTTTAATTTTGTAAGATAATCTATCAATTTGAGAAACTACATCTTCAATATTAATATCCTTGATAGGTTTAAGGTTTAATTCTGCAGCAATATTTGCAATTTTTTGCACAACACTATCTTGATTTGAAATTACTTCTGAAAGTTTCTCTTCTTGTTCTGCCCTTTCCTCCAAGATGTCTTCAATATCATCTTCTAAAGTTTCCTTTTCTTCTTCAAAGTCTCTATCAACATTTCTTTTCAGTTGTCCTTTTAGTTCTGCACTATCCTTCTTTGCCAGCTTGTGTTTGACATCAAACGATTCAAGATCAAGAAACTTTGCCAACGTCTTCTTCCTTTCTGTCATACCTTGTTCAAGGAATTGTTCTGCCTTCTTCTGTCCACTCAAAGCTGTCAATAAAAAGTCATCAATCGTACCAAATACTCTTTTGATATTTTTGTCTGTCTCTACTCTTGATGTTCCGTTTAAACTAAAGTGACTACCATCATCCAATAACTTATAGAACTCTAGTGTTGTTTTTGAATCCTCTCCTTTTGCCCTTTCACAAGAACGTTCAATTACATAATCTTCACCACCCGACTCGATAACAACCTTGCCATAGGCGTTGTCTTTATTGTCATTGATAATTCTTGATGTCTTATCCTTCTTAATGGTGGTGTTATACATTGTATACATTAAAGATAAGATTGCAGAAGAGTTATGAGAAACAATCCCATTAGAATAGTATTGCTTAACTTCTTCAACTTGCAGATCGTACAAATCATCTCTATAAGGAAGAGTGACAATAACAGAAACTTTATCTAAACCATTTACAGTTTGAATGTCATCTCCTGGATTCAAAGTCTTTGTCTTAGTGAAGGTTCCGTTTGCTAATTTGATTAAGTGGTCTGGGGATGTTTTTAATTTTAACCCTTCTTTCGTTCTTACTTCCATAACTTGACTATCAAAGGCAGTGATCGCAATTGCTTCAATTTTTCTAAATCCATAAGGAGTGCTCACTTTTACATTGCAATCCCCATATTTATTAAAAAAATCATAATACTTTTCCATTGTAATTTTTTTATTCATTTATTTCCTCTTTTAAATATTCTTTTAATTTTTCCACATCATCCGAAAACACACATTTTATATTGTTGTCTAATAATTCTTTCTTTTTCTTTTCCATCCTTTCCTTATAAGGTCCGTACAAAGAAAGGCCATAATACTCAACATACAAGTCGTATTTTGGCAAATAAAAATCATACAAATACCTTGTTTCTTTTATTGGATATCGTCTCTCGTACAGAAAATAAACTCCTTCTTTGTCCAAAAACTTCGCAATTTCTGCCTCCCCGAGAGAGCGAAACATAATCCCATTATAATAACACTTTTGTCCAAATGACTTACTATTTTTTGGAAGTTCGAAAGAATACTCTTTCATCATCTCTCTGTATATGTGTTCTTCATTTTGTTCTGTAATTTTAAATGCTATTCGAAGCCCTTTTATCTTTAAATATTGTCTTAATTTTTCGTAAGTAACTATGGTTGGCAGCATTTTAATCAAATCTTTAACATCAAAACATTCAAGAAGCAATTTAGGAACAACTCCGTTACCCTTTTTTACTCTCGATGCGTAATCCTCCTTCCAACTGTCCCTTTCCCAAAACTCCTCCTTCCAAGGGTTCTTTCTTTCATTCATATCATCAATAAACTCTTCTGTATTGTTCAATAGAGATTTTTGCCATAACTCTTGTCTCTCTTCCCATCTTTTTCTTCCATTCTTTTCCCCATCTCTTTCAACACACTTCTCCAAAGAAAAGGTGGATTGTCTTTTTGAAACTATCGAGACAGCCTCTTCTTCTGTATATCCTTTTTTAATCCAATACAATTTTGAAGTTGGTGATGTTTCTTTCCTATTATCTTTCATTTCTTGTGTAAAGGGAGATGAAATGGGTGTATTATATTTTTTCTTATACTCCTCCATACTGATTTTGTGTTTAAAGTGAATATGAGACGTTAATAATGTTGCCTCATATCCACAAATTTCGCACCTAACCAAATCTCTGTCATGTTTGTTCTTTTGTTTGTATTTTTTAACATGATTTTTTGCTACAACAATTTTGTAACATTCTTTACAAACAGAACGACGAGAAGAAGCTCCATCACTTTTTCTAACATAGCCATGAAGAGGAAAATCTTCCTTACTCTTTTCCTCTTTACACGTTTTACATATTTTTTTCATATTACTTTCCCCCATTATTAAGTAGTAACTACTCTGGGAAAACTTTATTTAAGAATTAACTCAATTCATCTGGAAGGAATCCTAATTTATTTATAATTTCTTCTTCATCAAATTCTATTTCGATTTCGGTTTTTTTATCCACACACTTTCCACTATAATTGTTCCCCAATATTCCTACAATATTGCCTTGCAATTTCTCGAAGTCGATCTTGTTCCCTTCTCCATAGTTGAATAGATTATCCCACTCTAAAGTCTTCACCTTCCAAGTCGTTCCTCTTGCTGTTTCTTCTTGTTCTAGTAAGGCTGAATATTGTTTGTTTAATTCTAATAGTTCCTTTAACTCTCGTTCATCAAGTGCATCTCCTACAAATTCTTCAAACAATCGTTCCTGCACAGATTGAATACGGACATCCCCAGTTAAACCATCAGATGTTGACATTACATCTTCTGCTAACTTTTTCACCTTCGTATGGAACTTAATACTATAAGGATACTGTTGATTAATTTTAAACTTGATATTTCTTTCTTCTTCCTTGGTCAAGACTTGTTCAGTGATCAATCTTACTCTTGCACTTCTTAAAGAATCAATCTTATCATCAAGTTCTTCTGCCTTAACATTAATAAATGGATGAGGATTATTAAGTTTGACAAATTCAATATTGTATTCATCCTTATCTTCAATATCCCATACAAGAAATCCTTTATCTTCTGTCTCTCCGAAGTTTGTCGCAATTAGAGACCCTGCCATCCAAAAACGATCACTGCCACCTAATGCTTGACGTAGGTGAATATCTCCCAGCAGTCCAAAAGTACTTGAATACAAAATATTGTCATCAATCTGTCCCTTTTCAAATTTATACCCAAACTCTGTCTGACTTCCAGATACAACTCCGTGATAGAGAGAAATGTAGACATTACCATCATCCTTTGGGGAAGGAACCCAATTGTCCTCATCAAAAAGAGAAAGAACATTAAAATAGAAATTATCCTTAATATGGTGAATACTTGAATACTTAAGATATTCAATATTAGGATGTTGTAACGTATCTACAACAGGAGTAATGCTATCAAGACGATCTTTATTACGCACATTCATATCGTGATTACCACATAGAACATATGTCTTCTTAATATCTGCCAATGACTTCAATAACTTAGACACCATGTCGTAAGCTTCTGAAGATGGGGTCTTTGAGTGGAAGATGTCTCCAGTAATAACGATCCCGTCAGGATCTAGTACCTTTACTTTCTTGTAAAGTTCCTCAAAGATTGTCTTGTATTCTTCTTGGTACTTTAGATTTTGTACGTGCAAATCTGATAAATGCAAGATCCGTAACCCTTTGTTTTTATTCATTATCTTCCTCTTCATTTATAAATTCTCCTTCAAATGTCTTTTCATATACCCAAACTGACTCGCCCCTCATTGGACCACTCAACACTTCCAATTCTATTGTTGGGAATGTTGATTTCCAAGGTTTATCTGTAGTAACGACTCTGAAAAATCTCTTTTCACTCTCTTCGTTTGGCCACTTTGTAACTATAATGTCGTTTGCTTTGCATCTTCTTTTCATCTGCTCACCAATTTTGCCTCTTTAAGATAATGATGAGGGAATGTCTGTTCATGCATTTTATACTTTCCTTGAAGTGGGAGAACCCTTGTTAACTTTCCGTACTGATAGTCTTCACATTCTACACTTATAAGAAAAAGATCTCTTCCTTGTGGATAGAGTCTTAATCTTACAATATCTCCTTTTTTAAATTTCATTATACCATACCCATTTGATACCTCATTAAATATTGTTGATTTATATATACTGCTTCTTTCTTTCTCTTCTCGAAGACATCATTTGTCATCATTCCAACATCATCATATCCATCAATTGACACTTTGTAACATTCGACACCGAACTCCAACAACTTCTTGATAATGTTTATTTCTTTCTTTTTGGCTCCAGGATCTAATGCCAAGAAAACACGAGGATCATTTTCAACAAGCTTTCTGAATAATCTTGTTTTCTTTCCCAGTGATGATCCCAAAATGGGAACTGCATTCTCTCCTGCAACAATGGCGTCAAATACACCTTCAACAAGAACTATATCTTCTTTGAAGTTGATATCAATCTCGTTAAAGATAACATCTTGTTTTGGTACGGCAGGATTCCAATACCTTTTCCTCTTTGCACTTTTGAGATAATCCCTTGCAATGAAGAAATTAAGAAGACCATAATTATCAAAAGATGGAATAATAATCCTTGAAGAAAACTCACCACCCCAGTCTGAATATCCTATGCGGTATCTTAATATTTGTCTATTTGTAATGTTTCTGGATTTAAGATATTCTCTTGCTTCCTTTTCATTCTTTGTTCTTCCTGTCAGAGAATGAAAATTAGATGGAAGTTTTAAGTTATTGATGTTCTTTGGTTTTTCTTCTTTCTTCCCAAAGAGATTTGTTAAGTCTGTTCCGTCAAGAACAAATTCGTTTGTTAATTCATACCACTTAGATAGCTGTTCACTAGTGCCAAAGTGCTTGACGAGTCTTGATAACTTCTTAAAAGACTTGTCGCACGTCCAACATTTTGCATATCCCTTCTTAATATTAATAGATAATTTCTTTTTATCTAGATTTGAGCTTTTACAATATGGACAATAAAAAAGACTTTCATCTCCCTGGCGAATGGAAGACCCAAGAACTTGTTTTAAAATCTCCATTTTCTTTTGAGCTTCGTTCATAAAACATCCTTAACTTGTTATAGATATATTATACAACATATTCTATAAATTGTCAAAGAAAATCATGCAAAATCAAATAACCCAAGTTTTGTTTCGAACAATGTTGTTAATGCAAGAAACTGAAACTTTGAATTCTCTTGCTAACGAAACTTGAGTTGGACTATCTTTATTAAATCTCTCTCGAATCTTTTCAACAAGTTCCCATGTCACTTTAACCCTTATAACATTCTTCTCTGGTGGATGATAATTATCATCCACATATCTTTCATTTCTTACAATCGCTCCAATTGTCGAATCACTTACATCATACATGCTGGCAAGTCTAATTAGAGACACATTATCGTTGTATTTTTTTCTAATTTCAACAATTTGAGCATTAGTAAAAACAGCATTTGGAGAATCTACCCCATACTTTCCAAAATTAGAGTTTGCCTCTCCATACTTTCCAAAATTAGGATTTTTATCCCCAATCATTCGGACAGCGGCATTGTTACTTTTCTTTTTGTTTATTTCTTCTTTTGTTGGTGGAATATAATCTTTATCAAAATATGTTTTGTTTCTAATGATTCTCCCAATTGTCATCTCGTCTACTTTGCGTTTTCGGCAAATGTCTCTAATTAACAATTCTGAGTTGTCTTTGTATTCTTTCCTAATTTCGACAATCGCCATTTTGTCAAACCTTGCACAAGGATGATTTTCTCCTTTTCCTACCCCTTCTCCTCCGCAGGATTTGTTATAGCCCTTATCACAATCCAGAAAAGTATCGAGACGAGATATCCAATAAATCTCCCGCTCGTCAAGTCTTTCCTCTTCAACCAACTCGCAAACAGAATACTCATACGACTTTTCACCATAACGATCATATTCCATTTGCAAATGAAGATTTGTATGTCGATTTCTATTCAAAAGTTTTCGATGAACTTCCCACCTTTCTTTAATGCAAGTGGATTGTCCTATATACATCTTCCCATTCTTTATGTTTTTAATTTGATAGATACCACTTGTTTTGTTTGTCATTGTTTGTTCCTCGTTGTGTAGCAAATCAAGTGTGAGTAATTCCTCTTACGAGGAAAGAGAAAAACACTGGCCAGTGCTGTCCTCACCTTTGACCTATACTCTAATTAGTTATCTATTGTGCTTTTTGTTTTCCCAGAGAGCCACAGGGCCGTCATCTTGTGGGACATAAATATCAGCAGTTGGATCGGTCATCCCAATTCGGTTGTCCATCTTGAACTGTTCGAGTGCTGCAACTGCCATCGTCAAGGCATCTTGAATTGTCTGCGTCACAAGCAATAGTCCAAATGACGAAGATGTTTCAAGTGCTTGTTTAAGGTGTGCAATAATCTCCTCAATCGATCCGTCAATCATAGTTGACGATCCCAATGCTGGTGCTGGCTTATTTTGATTCATCCCTAACGCATGGATCTCTTGAAGGATTTGCTCTTTAAGCAGTTTTTCCAATTTCTTCATTTTGTTTTACTCCTCTGTTATCAAGTTCTCTCCGCAAATACCAAAGAGCTTTTTCTAAATCTTGTACATCATTTCCTTTACTATCGGCTCGTAATACATACTTAATTATGTTCCCCAAGCTAAATCCCAAATCAAAATCCTCAATGATGTCAATAACTTCAATGTTATGACCCTTATAGTGATCTGGATGATTTACCATCTCTTTAGGTTCTTTCACTCTCTTCTTCTCCTGTTTTCATTCCTGCCAAATTGACAATCACGGAATCGGCTTTGTCGGCAATTCCGCGTTTCAAATTTCCTTTTGTAGTGTATACAATCTCAAAGTCATCATACATCTCTTTGACATGTCTTGTCAAGTATTTCTTTAACTGAGTTGTTGACAATCCTCGAACATATGGGATACCAACTAACTTTCTGGCAGATCTGGCATTAATGAGGTTTGCTTGTATCTTTGTATTCCTATAGATAGCATAGCAAATCATTCCATTAAATCTTTGAAGAGTACCTATCGTTTGGGCATTGCTGCTGCCTTGTCCGAATGCTTTGGCAGGTTCTTCTACAAATATATCACATGGCTTATACTTTGTCAACATAATTTTTAAATCTTGTTCAAAGAATTGTGCTCTCTGCTCTAGTGTTTCCTTCTTAGGATCGAAAAGTAATGCCTTTGACACAATAATCTTTTTATCCTCATCCATCACAGAAACTCCAATCGCACTTGAACTAACGTCGTACCCAAAGTAATACTTCACATTTCACCTCTATGTTAAGTCTATCTTTAATTTAAAATTGAATGCATCCTGTTCTCTCTTACGTACAGGATTTGCCATCTTTGCAACAGCAATTAAGTTCCTATCTTCATCATAAATATTGACTGATGATAGGTATGTTGTTCTCTCAAATGATGCTGTCGTATCCATCTCTGCTCCATATGGACTTTGTTGAATATTCTTTACTGTTATGTTGTTCTTCTCGAAATAGTTATCATCACCAACAGAGGCTGACAATTCTTGCCCATGAGTAATGAATGTCGGGTTATTGCTGCTATTCAATTCCCCTTTTGGAGCTTTTGCAAACATTGTCATGGTGTTGGTATAACTAGTTCCGTTAAATGTCATATCAAATGAAGATGATGGAATACTTGATTCTGTTGACATGAAGTATCTCCATTGTGGAGTTATTGAGCCAGATCCAAGATAAGGTTCTGTGTGTGCTCCGTCAGATATGTCGTAAGAACTTGTCAGAAGAACGAATCCCTGATCATACAAGACAACTCCTGCTACATTACCGGCATGACTCCCTGTCGTTTCGATTAGTTCTCCGTTCTTGTTTGTGTCTTGTAGTCTTGAGGACAAATTTGCCGACAAATAGAACTTTAAATCTACAGTTCCCTTCTTAATTGTTGACCCATAAAAGATACTTGGAATTGAGATCAATCTCCAATCTTCATCATACAAGTTTCTAATTGACGAAGACACAACATACGATGGAGACAATTTGGCATTATAATTTAGTGTGTTATATAGTGCATCAAGTTTTCTTTCGTCTGTCTCGGCAGTAGAAGGATAAACAAACTCGCTCGTAATGCTTGCAGACATTGGATAAGATCCTGTAATTACGTCTCCATATACAAAGTCTTGATTATATTCGTCAGTACTGATTGTCTTAAATGCAGTTAATCCACTATCTTTTGTTATGTAAGGATATACCAGATCATATCCATTCTCTTCTCTGTGAATATTTAGTTCATACAGATCGATGTACCCGCTCGGGACACTTCCTAATGAGCTACTTTGATTGTCACTGTTATAATATGTCACCCCTTGATACATAAAAAATTGACTATAAGGATACATTTTAATTCTGTTATTGATTACATCATTTCTTTCAAATTCGTATAAATACATTTTAAAATACTTCTTCCATCTTGTCAAATTCAAATTGCATAATTTGAACATTTACCTTTACTTTGTGCCCTTTCATTTTGGGAGACTTTTTTGGGGCAACCATAATGATAACCTCATCTTCCATTGTTTCGTCAAATTCATCATCAAATTCGTCATCATAGAATAAAGTCTCATCGTCATAATCATCTTCTTCTGGGAAAACTTGTACAACTTTCCTATCCAGAATTAATTTATACATCTTCCTTTCAAACTCTGCCTGTTGTGTTGCCAAGTCTGCGACATCATCTTTAATCTTAAAGACTTCTGGCAATAGCAGATTTAGGGCTTTCTCATGTTGAACATCTTTCTTAACAACTTGTTCTTGAAGAGCTTTCCCTTTATCGTCAAAGTCCATCTTGCCAATGAAGGCGGTAGTGATCCCTGTCAAGCTGACAATGATAGATATGATCACAGGAATCCAGATAGAGATGTTCCGTTTCTTTGGCATAACAAGTCGCTCCTTTGTATAATATAATTAGTATTTGGTTTTATTTAATTAAAAGAAATAGGAAGTCGCCTAATAGTCTGCGCGGCACCTAATTGTAAGTGAGTTTTCACTGGACTTTTTCAGGGGAGTTGACAACTTTGCAACTCCCAATAAGGAATTATCTGCACCATACAGTCCAACAGTTGAAACGTAAGCATGTGGAGGTGTCTTGTGTTGTCCATCTTTGACAAGAATTTCTGATCCACTTGTATATGTTGGATTAGAACTCATATTGAACTCGTTCTGATTTAGTCTACAGAAATAGATCGTGCTGTTCAGCTCTGTAGTGTTACTAAATTGAACTGTTTG